ATGTTTTAATACTATCCCCACACACAGATGATGCGGAATTAGGATGTGGAGGAACAATATCAAAGTTGTTAGAACAAGGTAATAATATTTTTGTTGCGATATTTTCACATTGTGATGACTCACTACCAAAAAATTTTATAAAAGGAACACTAAAGGAAGAATGTAAAAACTCACTAATAAGTTTGGGAGTTTTGGAAAATAATATTTTATTTTTTGACTATAAAGTCAGGTACTTCAACTACGAAAGACAAAGTATTTTAGAAGATTTAGTAGTAATCAAAAAAAATATATCACCAGAATTAGTTTTTACACCATCAATTGATGACCATCATCAAGATCACAAAACCATATCAGAGGAGTCTATAAGATGTTTTAAAAATAATTGCTCAATACTTAGTTATGAACTAATATGGAACAACACCGGATTCAAAAATCAAATGTATTTCTCGTTATCCGAAAAAAACATAAATGATAAAATAAATAGCTTAAGTTTCTATAAATCACAATCAAAAAGAAAATACATGAGCTCAGAATTTATAAAATCTCTTGCATTAGTAAGAGGAATTCAAAATGGAGTAAATTTAGCCGAAGCATTTGAAGTAATAAGATATAAGTTTTAAACAAAAATATATCATTATGATATAAATAAAAAATAATTATTTTAAATGAACCAAACTCATTCTTTCACATACGTTATTGGATATAGACACCAAATAGATAGATTAAACAACCTCAGAAGAGTTTTAGATTGGATAAACGGATTTATGGGTGTAGAAGTTTTATTAATTGAACAAGATACACATTCTAAGATATCACATATGGGTCTTAGATGTAAGCACGTTTTCTTAAAATCAAATAAACCGTATAACAAATCGTGGGCATTTAATTACGCCACCAAGATAGCAAAATCAAATATAATTGTTTTTGCTGATTCAGACCTACTGATGGATCCTAATCATTTTATTGAATCTCTTAAACATTTAGAACAATTTGAAATGGTGAATCCTTATAATTCAGTAATTGATCTAGAACCCCAAGAGTCAGCAATGCAGTTTGAAGATGTAATAAAGATTAATAGACCAGGTAGAGGAGAAACCGACCACCAAAAAGTTCCAATTTGTGGAGGAATTTGTATGTTCAGAAAAGACGCAATAAATAAAATCGGCGGATGGAATGAAAATTTTATCGGATGGGGAGGAGAAGATGACTTTGTATCTATCAAAGTTCAACATTTTTTAAATTGGAAACAAATGGAAGCAAAATGTTATCATCTCTTTCATTCAAGACCTCAACCAGATATGAATCTATATCAAAAAAATTTACAACTTCACAACACGTATCTGAATATGACTAAAGAAGAATTCTCAAAACAACTTTATAAAGATATTGCTCGTAATGGTTTAAAAAACAAATATGACACATTTTAAAGAACAATTAAAAACTATCTGTAACTATTCAGATAAGCAAATGAAATTGCCTAATGCTCAATTAATGTATGTTGATATGATTTCTTCAGATGACGAAGAGTATCAGAGAAAAGTTAAACAACAAAATAGAGAATTGGTTGTTGAGGCTATATTAGATGATAAAGTCGAAGAGTTAAACATATTTAGAGAAAATCAAGTAGTTGATGTCTCTAACCAATATAACTCGACATCCACAATGGGCGTTATCGGTCCGAAAATAATGCAAATTAATATGACTGCTCAAAGATTTGAGAGTTATGAAAAGAGTTGGAATGAAGTGATTGATTTCTTAAATAAAAATACACAAAGTCCAAAATCTAAAGCAAATGGACCATACTCATCATTAGATATCACTTTACAAGATGATTTTGATGTAGATTATAGAAAGATAATCTCAAAGATACTAATGTGTTCTAATATAATTGCGATGGATGGTAGAATTGGATCAGGAACATCAGTAATATATGGAAAAAACCTCTTACCATATATGTCTCAGTTTGATAAGGATAATAACGGAAATAACTTAACTACTTATTATAGTAAATTGGTTGATGATGATAAAGTAATTGTTTGTAGAGGAAATAATATAGACCAACCAGGATTACTATTTATCGATAATTCACTAACTGGAAACTACTTCTTTAATCAAACTCCAAACTGGCATAAACAATATTGTTGGTTTAGAATTATTTAGAAGCTACTCTTAATTTGTCATATTTAGATAACAACATAAACATATCTTTCCACTCAATCTCAGGATTTTCAACTTTTTTCTGATACCATTTATTATTATTTAAATACTCAACTATCATTCCGACTTTAAAATCTTCTAATTTATTTGGTTTCCAATATCTTACTTGTTCAACAAAAGAAAAACTTACTCCATTATATAGATAGGACATGTTATCAGCGTCCGTGTTATAAAGTGTAATACCTAAAGGCTTCTCAGATCCGTCTTTAAACAATTTTTTTGCTAAATTTTCTCCGGTATATTTAATTATTCCACAATCTTGATGAAAATGATTTAATAAAAAAATCAAGTCTTTTCTTAACTCATCATTATCGATGTTAGAAAAAGCCATAACTGAATCTTCATACTGACCCTGATAATAACCTTTTATTGGAAGTATTTGATAATTTTTTGCATACAATATCGAAACCATATCATCTAATCTTTCAGACGAAAGGAGTATAAAAGCTAATTTAGGATTAGTTAAATCTATCACAGAATATATATTAATATTAGTTTTTCACTTTAAATCAAATTCTTTTGATAACTCATAATCAAAAATATTTTTGATTTCTTCTTTATATATTTTAGGAAAAACTATACTATCATGAACCGTTATTAATTTTATATCAGGATATAAAATCATAATTTTTTTTATGATTTTATTGTAGATTAATTTTGATTCAGCTCTTTGTAAATCATGAGCCAATACTTTATGATTACCCCATTCTTTTTTATATAACTTTATGAAATTATAAATTGTAGGAAATAATTTATTAAATTCAATGTCCGCTTTTGAGTTGCTTCTGTTTCTTCCAAAAAGAACCTTATATGTCATTTCCTTTACTAAATTTCTATCTTTTTCACCAGTTGATTGCATTAAAAATTGATAAAATTTCCCAGTCATTGTTAGTTGCTTAAAAAATTCAAATTCATCTCGATTGACCCATGCGGTTTGTGAGTCAGAAATCAATTTACATAAGAAAAGAGGCTGACTATTTTTAATATCTAATTCAAAAGTCTCTAGTCCGTCTATTAATAAACAATTTTTACGTATAAATGATTTTAGTATTGTAAAATTTGTATGAAGTCTTCCATAATCATCAAAATGGTAAAATATATGTTTATCATTTATTGATTCAACTGAATAAATATTTCTATTATAAATGTCAATGTCTTCTTTTTTAAGACAGTTCAAATAAAATAGACTTCTTTCAAAATCAATATCAACTGAAAAAAGGTCTGATATTAATTTTTCTCGTATATCTATATTAATAGAAGACTTATCAATATCTACAAATTCAATAGTGTCAAATATTTTCTTTTTATATTTTTTTACCAAAACTTTATCTTGATTATTTGTTCTTTTAATCTGTTCTTTAAATATTGTAGGATTTAAAGAATAGATTCTAGACGTAACACCTTTTTTATAATTACAAATCATCTTTATTATACTTTTATCAACAAGATAATCAATATAATGTTTGTATAAGTATCCATATTTATCTTTTAAAACTTGAGCATTTATCGTAAATTTATTTTCTTTCTTAAAATAATATTTAAGAAGAAGGTTATGAACGATATCAATTAAGTAAGAAGTCTTAATTTTTTCATCTTTGTAAAAGATATGACTTGTCTTGGAAACTAATTCAAGACATTTAGGTAAGAATTGTAAAGATTGATTTTTTTTATTAAGTTTTTTAGTAATATTTGATTTATAAAGAGAAGGTAAATTATTGGATATTTTCATATAGATTATATATGATATTCACATTATGGTTTTTGTTAAGGAAATATATTTTTGATTGAATTTTTTCGTTTTTCAATTCTAAAAATTCTTTCTATTTCTTTCTCTAAGGAAACACCATGATATGAGTTTAAATCCTGCACCATTTCATGTGACCAAGTAGCTCTTAGAGATCTTGTTTCAGATCTAACCTCAACAGAAGTCATATTAAGATTAATTTCCTTCATCATTTAAGAGGTGTTTTAGGCTCGTCTGTTGATTCTGGTGTTATTGGCATTTTTCCACCTTTTCCTTTTTTCTTTTTATCAGAAGGAATTCCTTTCTCAAACTCATCATATACGTCAGGATATACTTGACCCTCAGCATCTGTGTCATATTGAATCTCAAAGAAGTCACCAAAGTCTAAAAGACCAGCTCGTCCTAATTCTATTTCATGCATCTTATTTAGATATTTAGAAATATATACATCAATATCATCTACAAATTTGTTAAATAAACTGACTGTATTTTCCGTAAATACACCAATAGCTTTCTTTCTCTTTTTATTGAATGATCCTAATATCACTTTAAAAATATATTCTAACTTTTTATCTTCTGTTATATAGTCTTTAGTTAATTTATTTTTAATTAACTCGGTATTAATTTTGAACTTCTCTTTGTCGAAAAATTCAGGAACAGTGAAGTCAAAATTTAATAAATCTTCTTTTACTTCACTCATATAGATATTGAATAACTTACAAATAAGATAGATGTAGATTTCATCCTTTTTCTCACCTTTTAAATTTATATCGGTCAAATTTACCGACTGACAAAAATTTAAGAAATTCACAAGTATTAAAGTATAAATTTCAACAAAATCTGTCTGATTAGTATCACTGAATCTTTTATAAAGAGGATTCAATAATTCAAAAGAAATATCTCTACTTTGACTTCTAATAACTAATTTTTCTAAATTCTTTTGAAAGTCTTCATTCATTAAAAAGGAATTATCTAAACTAGGATTTAGTATTTTATAGAAAAAATAAGCAAATGATTTTTCACCAAAAACATATTCTAAATCTTCTTCCGAAGTGTTAATAAAGTATTTTATCGCCTCTTTCATAGTCTCGGTCAATTGACCCTGGTAAATAACGGGTATCAAATCAACTTGAAATAATCTAGCATACTCATCTAACTCATCTATTGAAAAGTCATACTTTTTATTTTTATTAATAGCAGTGATAACTAATTGATTTTGAGGAACTCTATTATACTCAATATTAGCAGGTTGATTATCAGGAAAATATTCAAAACAAAACCACCATTTTCTATTGAGTAAATTCTTCACATTTACGTCTAATTCACTAAAGAACTTAATTACCGGATTATAGTAATTTTGCATAGCCAAATCTATCAAATTTATTGGCTCATTTGAAATAGACTTTGGTCTAATTTCAAATTCATTTCCATTCCAATTGACCCATATTTTTGATCCTTGAATATCTTCCAATACAAGGATTTCATCATTGAACAATTCTGATATAAGTTGCTCATCGTCAATTCCATTTAAGGTTATTAATTTACTCATACGTTGATTTCTGTTTTTATCGTAGGTATATATTATAAATCTAAGCTTCCTGTAAAAAACTCAACATAATATCAATGTTTTCTTTTGAAAATCCGTCTAAAGGAGTACCTCCGGATTTCAGATAGTTATTGTGCAATTCATTATACTCATCTTCAGTATAAAAATTACCATCAATTCCCTCAATTACATTAGTGTGGTGTGAAGATATAGTTTTATTTTGAAGTCTGGTTTCTCCATAAGCAGGACCAACAGGACCAACTAATTCAGTACCAGATATTTCTTCATTAAATTGTTTCCATTTTTTAATCTTCATTAACTGGCTTCAATTTTTTCAAAGTACTCATCATGTTCTTCTAATGAATAATGGTCTTTCTTTAAGTTATATATTAAATTATAAAGAAATTTTTCATGTAAATTATGTTTTATACTACCTTTCATGATAATTACTGATGAATCTTTCTCATAGTCATTTTCAACATCTATTATTTCTAAACCTAACTTACCATCTCTATCTGTTAAATTACAAATTACTTTTTTACCTAGTACTATCATTTCTTTTATTTTAGTAGAAACTACGCTTTTTGAAAGTAACATATAATCTCTGTTATTAGATAATTGAGTTTCATTATAAAGATCTAAAAAATTATGTTCTTTTGATGTTAATTTAGACTTTTGACAAATTTTATTCAAAATTCTTTTAATCTCAATCTCTTTAAGTGATTCTCCAAGTATGTAATGTTGTATCATTTTTCTAATATTCATAAGTTATATATTATAAGAAGTATCTATGTTTTTTATATATACTTTGAAATTGAAAGTTTTTTATGGATAAACAGTTATTAAAAGCTTTAGAGAATGTTGCCTTCGCTTTGGAAGACATGACGGAAGCATTAAAGAATAGAGAAAAAAAAGGTGGAGGCTCTGCTACTGGAGCTGCTCTTACTAAAGGAGATTTTGGTGATCAACTAAAAGAAATTAGTGTTGAGATAAAATCAATCAAAAAAGACACTCAGGAGATACTTCGCCAACAACAAACAATTCTTTCTATGCAAAAGAAAAAGTCTAGTGATAAAAAATCTGGACTTTTTGAGGAAGCAGGTGGTGACAAGAAAAAGGAAAGTAGTCTTAAAAAAGGAGTAGCGACTATCATATTAATAGCGATTGCTGTATTAGCAATAGGAATGGCTTTCAAATTAGTCGGTAAAATAGATTTTCTTTCTGTTATTGGACTTGGATTAGCCATATTGGCAATTTCTTTTGCTTTTGAAAAAGTAGCGAAATTAAAACTCGAAGTAAAAGAAGTATTAGTTGCTTCTTTAGCATTAGTTCTAATGGCGGTTGCAATAACTATGTCTTCATGGATTTTAAAACTAATAACACCAATTGGATTCGCACAAATGGTTACAGCTATTTTAATTGCTGCAATGTTTGCGGTGATGGCATCCAAATTAGAAAAGGTATTTATTGCAGTAGCGGTCTTTCATAGACTAAGAGTTAAAAAAACTGCCTTAGTTTTAGCATTAGTTTCAATAGCAGCAGCAATTACCGCATCATCCTGGATTTTACTACTTGTAACTCCAATTGGATTTCTACAAGCACTCACAGCAATATTAATAGCAGGTGTTTTTGCAGTAATAGCATTCAACTTTGAAAAGATAGCACTGGGAGTAGCTGCCTTTGATAAACTAAATGTTAAAAAATCAGCTTTAATATTGACACTCGTTGGAATTGCTACCGCAATTACTTTATCATCTTGGATTATGGCCTTAATTATACCTATGAGTTTCGGAAAAGCTATAACAGCCATTTTAATATCCGCAATATTTTTAATTATATCATTAAATTTTGAAAAAATTGCACTGGGTATAGCAGCATTTGATAAATTAAAAATTAAGAAAAGTGTTTTATTACTCACTCTTGTTGGAATCGCTACAGCAATAACTCTTTCATCATGGGTGATGGCTTTAATTATACCTACAACACTATCACAATTTTTGACAGCACTTGGAATAGCTCTATTGTTCGCACTTATGTCCTATGTAATGCCAGAACTAGCAGCTGGTTTATATATAATTGATAAAATACTTGGTAAAAAAGGAGTATTCTTATTCCCACTTGTATTTGTAGCAATTTCAGCTGCTATAATGCTCTCTTCTCACATATTAAATATGAGCGCTGACATTGCACTCGGAAAAATTCTACAGATAGCAGTATTTGGAGTAGCACTGGCTATTATTGTATTAGCAATGTTACCTTCCGTATTATTAGTTGGGGCGGTAGCTGCTTCAGGGGTTGGAGCAGGAGCAATAGGATTAGGTGTTTTAATGATACCACTAATAGCAGCTGCTATTATGGCATCTTCTCACATTTTGAATGCCGGAACGTATTCGAAATATCCAAGTTGGAAATGGTCTCTTAGTGTAGGACTATCAATGACTATATTCGGAGCAGCAGTAGTTGCTTTAGGAGCAATAGCATTGACAGGTATCGGAATCGCAGCGGTTGCTGCAGGAATGTTACTAGTTCCATTAGTTGCCCTATCTATAGTTTTAGTTGATAAAGTAATAAGAAAAGGTAAATATGATAAATATCCAAGTTTAAAATGGATACTAAGTGTAGGATCTGTAATGACTGGATTTGCAATTGCTATAGTAGGACTAGGAGCTTTAGCACTGACAGGTATAGGGTTAGTAGCTGTTTTAGCAGGAGTATTAGTTGTCCCAATGATTGCAAAGACAATTGTTAAAGTAGATGGTATAATCAGAAAAGGTAAATATGATAAATATCCAGGTTTAAAATGGATATTAAGTGTTGGAACCGTAATGACTGCTTTTGGAGCAGCAGTTGTAACACTAGGTGTATTAGCAATCACAGGATTTGGATTAGGAGCAGTAGCGTTGGTGGCTGGCTCATTAGCGGTTTTACTGATAGCAGCGACAATTGTAGAAACTGATAAAATAATAGGTAAGGGTAAATATGATAAATATCCAGGTTTAAAATGGATATTAAGTGTTGGAGCAGTAATGACTGGATTTGGAGCAGCGGTTGTAACCTTAGGTATATTAGCTATAACAGGATTTGGCTTAGGAGCAGTAGCGATGATTGCTGGAGCTGGAGCAGTTATACTAATCGCAGCGACAATTTTAGCAACTGATAAAATAATAGGTAAAGGTAAATATGATAAATTCCCAGGAGCCAGATGGATTTTGAGTATAGGAGCTCTGTTAGCAATTTTTGGAGCAGCGGTCGTAACTCTCGGTATATTAGCTATAACAGGATTTGGATTGGGAGCGTTAGCTATTGTAGTAGGAACAAAAATGGTTCCAAAGATAGCAAAGACGATTGTTGCGGTAGATGAGATACTTTCAAAAGGAAAATATAATAAAGGTCCAAATTGGCAATGGGCCTCATCAGTTGGATCTTTAATGTTAGTATTCGGAGGAGCTATTCTTGGAGTAGGATTACTAATAGTATCTAGTTTAGGACTTGGATACGTTGCCATAAAAGCAGGTTCAGCCGCAGTAAAACTAATTGCTCAATCAATTGTAGATGTTGCTGGTATTTTTGCAAAAAGTGGAGCTGTTTGGAAACAAGGTCCAACTAAGAAGTGGGCTGAAGGTGTTTCAATAGCATTAGGCGCATTTTCACCTATTTATAAAATGTTGATGAGCGGTGGAATTATGTCTATATTTGCTGGATCAGGACCAAGTCCTACGAAATTCGCAGCTGCAATAAGGACTATTTCTCAGGGTATTGTTGATGCTGCTAACTTCTTTGGAGCACCGGGCATGAAAGCGGTTTATAAAGGCGGACCTTCTAAAAAATGGGCCGAAGGTGTCGGATTAGCCATTGGAGCATTCGCACCTGTGTATAAAATTTTAGCAGCCGAGAAAGGACTTTTTGGTTCAGGAGTTTCAATCGATAAATTCAAGAAAGCAATTATAACAATATCTAAAGGTATTGTGGAAGCAGCTGGAATATTTGGAAAAAACAAAGCAACTTTTGATAAAGGAAATTATCCTTCTGCAAAATGGGGACAGGGTGTAGGAGCAGCTATCAGAGCTTTTGCTCCGGTATTCAAAGCTCTAAGTGAAGATACTGGATGGTTCTCATCCGGAGATGATGTCATCAAAGGAATGGTAAATGGAATTAAGAGTATCGCAGGAGCTATAGTTGCAGTAGGTCTCAAATTTTCAAATAAAAACATTGACTGGAAATCTTATCCAACAAAAAAATGGTCTTGGGCTTTAAAATTAGCAGTTGGAAGTTTTGTAAGAGTATCACAATCTATAGCAGAATTAGATTTAAGTATTTTAAATAATCCTATTGTTGTAGCAAATAAAATGTCAAACATTGCGAAAATATTTGCTAAAAATAAAAAATTCTTTGATACAAAATTTGACCAAAACTGGGTAAAAAGAATAAGAAAGAGTTTATTAGATTTTAATTCATTAGTTAGAGAACTTCAAAAATCAAAAGGAGGAGGTATTCTTGGATCATTAGCAGACGCTGCTAAAAATTTAACGGGTAACGATCCTATAACTCAGATGGCAAAACAAATGATAACTTTATCAAAAGGATATGATGCATTAGCAAACTCATTAATTAAATTAGGATTCGCAATGAAATTGTTAAATTTAAAAAGTTTTTCACAATTAGCGATGCTTACAAATGCGATTCAGAGTGGGAAACAAATTGATGTTAGAGAATCATCCAACAAAAAAGTTGGAAAAACTGATGGTGAGATGGCTCGTGTAACAGCAAGTGGGAAAAAAGAGGGAGAAGATAGTGGTCCAGCTTTAAAGGGAAATCTTCAACAAAAAAATAACATTTGGTATTTATCAGAACAGGTTGAAAAAACAAATAAAATATTAAAAATGATTGCAAGATCTACTGCTACAATTGATGAATTTATTACATTACAAACCGATGGTAAAATCAAACAAGCTCCTCCGTTAGATAAAATGTAAACAATTTTAAAATAAAAAATATAATGGATATGTTTAAAAAGTTAAAATTATTTCTCACATACAGAAAATTTATTAGCCAGAATAAAACTGAGCTAGAAACTATGTTCAATATAAGAGTTGATAAAGCTCAAAGACTTTATACTGTAATAAATATTCCCGAAGAATTAATAGGAGAAGCATATTCTATAAAAAAATCTGATATTGATAGAATATCAGAAACTTACTTAAGACAATTCTCATCAGAACTATCAAACTATTTAGATAATAAAAATCTAAAAGAACTTTATGATGTTTATGAAATTCAAAAAGTAGACAAATACTCATATCTTTTAGTTTTTGGATTTTCACTTTTCAAAAGTCAAAAATATTATAACACTCTATATTATGGAGTAATACCAGGTATATCAATTTCAATTATCGCATTACTTTTAATCTTATTATAAACTTTATCCCAAAATAACAATATAATAAAAAAATTATATTAACAAAATGGATAGATTTTATGAATTATCTGAGGATACCACTAATGACTTTTTTGAAGTTTTCAACAAAAAGTCATTTCCCGTATCTGTAAAATTCCAATTTATTGGAGACAGCAAACAAAAAAACCTAATTAAGATTGCTAAAGTAGCCGATGATTACGCTTTCATTCTTCAGAAAGAACTCAAAGTTTGCATCAATGAAGACCTAATGAATGTTTATGATGATGAGTCAGTAACTATTTTATTTGAACAAGAAATTGATAAAATAAATATTAACTTAGATTCGGGTAAAATAAAATTAGTAAAAACAGACCTAAATACTTTTTCATCTTTAGTAAATAAATACGGAGTAGAAAAAGTTGCTAGAGCAAATAAAGTAGAAGAGTTATATCAAGAGCAACAAAGTGATGCTAAAGACGAAGAATTTATTATATAATCATGATTAAACCAAATGAAATAGGAAAAAATTATATCTCGGCTCTACGAATTAAATACTTAGCAGAGATGGAAGAAGCTAAAGCAAATTTATCTCTTTACTCATCCAATCTTACAGGAATTGGAGAACACTCTGATCTAATGACTGAATTCAATCTTTGGATTGAAAAATACACAGATGCTAAAGACAAATTATCATCTTTAGATGAATTATTTGATATAACACTAAGTAGTGTTATCAAAGGATAAAAAATAAAATATAAATATAAATTATGGAAAATTTTCAAACAAATGTTGTTAAACCAAAAACTTCTTTTACAGTAAATGAAACTGAATATCTACTTATAGACTCAAATTTTGAAACTGAACTGGATAATTCAATAAAAAGTGTAAATGATTATATAAATAATAATCACGGTAAAGGAAAATCTAATCAAGAACAAGATTCTCTTTATTTAGAGTCACAAAAATTGTGGAAAGAATTTGCAAAAAATCTTAAAGATGCAAAATATAACTTCTATCTTAATCAAGACCAGTTAAACTTTTTAACAGACTTAGTTTTAACAAAACTTGAATATGATGTCAATACCGTATTTTTTGCAATCGAGTTAAAGTCAATGTTTGATGAAATGAAATCCACCAAGCTTAAAAATTCAACCGATATGGCATGTCATAAGTTAAATGCGACAGAAATTACTTATCTTTATCACTTAATTTCTAAACACAATGTAAAAGGACTTAATAAAAGTGCAATTCTTTTCTCTGAAATACTTTTAAAAATTGGAGACATTAGTAAAGTTTTTAATTACTATGACACGACTGGTAAAAATCTTTCAACAGATATTCAAGACTGGGTTGCCACTTTTGAAGAAAGTGTAATAAAAGAAGAAAGAAAACCCAAAACAATCGAGGCTCAAGTTCTTCCAAACAATTAAAATAAATTACTTAATTTTAACCTCTTCAATTTGAAGAGGTTTTTTTATGTATAAACTGGAGTGATAGGCACAAAAGGCCCAATTGGATCAATATACCTATATGGCTCTTGTAAATCTTTTGTTCCTTTAAGATAATAATTCTTTTTATCTCTATACACACTACCATATCCATTATGAGAGCTAACCTCAATAACTAAGAATGGGTCGATATTTGAATCTACAGTAAAGTTATAAGGTGTAAGTTCTTCACCAGGTCTTGTTTCAGTTAAAGTCTGAACTGGTTCTAAATCAATTTGTTTCCATTCTGTAATCTTCAACCAATTTGTTGGATCTAAATTCGGAATAACAGTAGAATTTGGATCACCAAGTCCACTATAAACATAATAATCTCTCTCCCATTCAACCGTAGATGTTGATTCATAAGTTGAGAATTCATCCCAGGTACTAACATTCTCGAATCTTCTAGGATTTTTTATTCTATTGTTATCAATTTGTGATTCATAAATTTTATCAAAATAAGCTACCTTATCACCTTTATTATAGGTAACATATGGAGCCCATTCTTTATATATTTTATAAGTTCTAATTTTAATATCATATAACTCAGGAACAGAAACTTTAGAATTATAATATGGTTTTGGATTTGGTAAAAACTCATTAATCTGATTTGTACCAGGTAATATATTATAGAAATCTAAAACACAATTATAAACAGTAGAACCAGAATTAACCGGATGCAAATAAGCCTCATTCATTTTAAAGGTTACCGGTGACATTTCATCACTAATTTTAATTATTCTCATGTCATAAGTTTGATGAGTTATTTGGTTACCTCCAGTAAAGAAAGCTCTTCCTGTAATATCAAGTATTTTATGAGTTAAAGGAATAATATTTCTTTTTAGCCAATATTTTAAACCTTGTAGTTTTATAATGATTTCATCTAAGCTATAATTGAGAATATAATTTCCCTCTTTATCGGTTATGAAATAAGTTAGATTGAACATGTTTGTCTCTTCATAATTATCACTTGGTAGATATTTTATCAGAAAATCTTGTTCATTCCACCCCTTTATAGTATTATCGAATATATCCGGAATCTCCACTTTAAAGAGTTTTCCAAATTCTTTTGAATTAACATCTTTATTTCGATAATATTCATTCAATTGCAAATCATTATATCCAAAATAATTGATTGCATTAATTAATGACTTATAAGAACCTATGTATGGATAAATTACATTTCTAACCATCAACATCTCTTTTCTCTTCTTATTAAGATACATCCAATCTATACCACCTTCATTAATATCATATTCTTTAAAAATAAAGACTTCATCTGGATTTATGAGTTTTCCTATATTCCCTAATTCGGTTTTAAATCTAATATCTTCTTCTTCAGTTTGACCCCAAGTAATGAATCTTCCTATTTCTCTATCTCTAACTCTAAAATTTGTTTTTAGGTAAGTTGTTTTACCATACTGTGGATAGTTGGTCAAAACTGTATTTTCATTTTCTAAAATATCAACATCGATGTTGAAAAAATCTACAATTAAAATCTTTGTATAAACCTCTCTTATTTTAACTATAATCGCATTATTATCAGAAATATATTGATTTTTAACATTAGAAGTATCTTTGACATAGATTACCAAATGCTGGCCAGGTTTTAATCCTCTACCCGTAAAATTGACAGAAGATGTTTCATTTATAAAAATTCTACCTCTTTTATCAGTTACGTTTTCTATATCTATTGTTTCAAAAGTTATATTTGTAAGTGAATCTGAAATAATATCAAATTCAATTTCTTCTTTTTTATAAAGTTGTAAAACAGAACGTAAAGCTCCTTCATTATCAGCTTTAAATCCTAAAAATAACTCTAAAGCCTGAGGAGCTGAAGATACATCATCTTCATCATCTACGTAACTTAACGTATATTCAACCTTATCAAATATTGTTTGTTGATAAGCAGAATAAGAAACTTTAGTTATATCTTTATTTATATTTCTATTTAAAACTGCATTTTTTAGAGGTTTTTCTCCACTATAAGCATAGACACCAGTAGTAGCTAATTGTTCTCCTGAAAAATCATATATAAAAAACTCAGGAACTTCATCACTTAGCCACTTCCAGTAGTATTTTACAGAAACATCACCTTCAAAATTTTCACGTGGTCTTCTAAAATAATCTCTAGTCTTTAACCAAATACTTTCTCTTGGTTCATAATTTGGATCTAAAGTTCCATAAACATTATCCTCAATATTAGAAAACGTTAGAGGTAATGGATTTATTTGGTTGTTCAACTCAACTGATACTTCTACAACTGAATTTAAAGTAGGTTGAATTGCCCAAACAGTCTTTCTCTCAGGATTATAAATAATTCTTCCCGTACCAGAAGGCAAAGGTTGAGTATTCAATACCTGTTTTGTTTGAGAGTCTAATATAACTATTGTATTAAAAGCTTGAGAGGACATATAAACATCACCATCAAATTGATTAACAACCAAATAACCATAATTACTTAATAAAGTAGAATCAGCAGTTGTATCGGATAGGTCCAAATCATAATAATTAAAACTAGAGTCCGATATATTCATAAGACCCGAGATGTTATTAAAAATAATATCTCTAAATCCATATGTTGAAACATTAGTTATTGATTGAGTAACCCCATTGTCAATTTCCCAAAGTGTTCCTGATCCATAAACATAAACCGCTTCTTGAACTGGTTCGTAAAATATTGAGTTGGTTGCCCCGGGAACTCCATAAGCTGTCGAGAAAGATCGATTGACTCCATTAATTCTTATAACATGACCAGTACCAGCAAATGAAGTTATATACATATCTTGTTCAAAGTCATTAAATACCATAGCACCTCCAGAACAATCAAATCCACCATTTGGAATAACACCAGAAGGATTATTTGTTAAATTATCAGATGTCCAATATCGCGGAGTTCCATTGTTTTTAAATGTTAGATAAACATCTCCATTTACAGGATTTATTTCTATTTCTTGAGCAATATTTGAAAAAGTAATTCCAGTAATTAATAAGTTACTTGTTGGATCTACAACCCATAAATAACTTTCCGATAAGCAATAAAGATAACTATTTATTGGATTGAATTTCATTTCAATACTTTGAGTATTACCAGGTAGCAAAATACTAGTAATGTACTCACCTAAAAAAGCATCAATTACAACAACACCATCACCAAAACAATAAATTGAATTAGATAGTTGTATATACTCAATATCAACAAAGTTTCCTGATCCTGGATTCGAACTAAAGTTAAAAGTATTAACAGAATAAACGTTTGGATAGACTGTAAGTGAAAACATATTTGGATCAAACATAGTAGGATCAAAAGGTCCTCCGGTTCCACCAGTTGGAGGAACAATAATCGTGCAAGCAGTTTGACCAAATCCATTGTTAAATCCAAGTATAGCAAATGCTCCTGTATTACACTCAGGTCCGGTCAATCCCCAGAAAGGACCTTGATAACTTAAATTCATTGATGTTGGTTCAAGATTCTGTATAACGTAATCTTGATTAAGCCAAGGATAAAAAGTATTATTAATCGCAAAAGCCATTCCAGTTGCAAATCCTTCTTGTTCAAAGGATACTGTAGAAGATTGAGGAATAACTACTTCATTTGAAGCGACCAATACACCCTCGTTACCCAAAAGTCTTTTTGTGATTTTATAATCAACAATTCCTGGAATATTCAACTTACCAGTATTTATAGTATAGTCTAATCTAAAATCAGCATCTAATAAATCTAATCTTAATATTGTATTATAAGCCCCAGCTAAAACTCCAAATTCCAAAAGAGTCTCGGCATGTTCCTCAGCCCAGGCTGTTAGAGTAGCCGAGATATTAGGAACGGAATTAGTAGCAAAAATTGTTTGTACTCCATAATCCTCATCATTAATATTAATAGTTAAATAAGGTCCTAAATTTGTAAATAATATTTTTGAATGTTCAATATAATAAAAAGCTGTTGTTCCTACTTCTATTTCCTCGATAGTTATTGGAACATTTGGATATTGAGATTTAATTAGAATTGAGTTGTAAAATATTGACGTAGAGTTTCCAGTATATTGAAGATCCACAATTATACCTAATGAAAGTAGTCTAAAACTCCATCTTCTTAACCAACTTCTCAAAGTTCTATCAATAGTTCTCTCCATATCGATTGTAGAACCCGAAAAAACAAATGCTACTTCTTCATCATAGACCATTCCATTTATCAAAATCTTAATCCCAACCTCATCAATGTCGGTAAAAACAACATTATATCTAAAATTTTGAGAAAAATTGTAATTCAGTTCATAATCTAAAACTTCTTCTACTTCAACTAATCTTTCAATTGTTTGTCTTGTTTGACCGACTGAAAAAGTTGAACCTAACTGAGTGTGGTAAAAATTGACTTGCGTATATAAAGACGCATATTTTAAATCAGCTCTTAATTTATTATTCTCATAAAATAAATCAACATTAAAAAGATCTAAATCTGTTTTAAATTTTTGAGCCGCTGACGCCAATGTGACCTCATTTGAGACAGTAAAACCATAAGTGTAGTAAAATCTATCTGTAGTAAAATACAATTGAGCATCTAGCAAGTTTTCAACAAATGTAGGCTGTTCTACTTTGATATAATCAGGATTGGACCAATAAGTAGTATTTTCCGGATTAACAAAGTTAGTAGCTTCTGATAATCCAAAACTCTGTGTATAAGCTTGAATACACTGATAAATTCTATTGTTATAAATAACCTGAGACTGTAAAGCAAAGTAGGTAGCCTGAGTAATTTTATCAAACTCTGGTATTCCAGCTACAGTATAAAAGTTATTATTATTAAATGATCCAATAATTTTAAACTCTTTACCCGGCTTCATTGATTGTGGATAATTAAAATTGTCTATAATTTTGATTATTCCACCAGATTGTATTTCCATTTCTCCAGAATAAACTAGTGGAACATCGGTCTTTGTTATAACTTCAATTATTAAATCAGAGTTTTGCGGAAAAGCTGACTTATTCAAAATATATTCAAAGTGAGTAGCATCAGTCAAGTTGGGATTTTTTACAACTAAAATTTCATCATTTTTCTCACTACCTACAACATTTAATTTTTTACCAACATAATACTTTTGATGAAAATCTGGCTCATTCCAACTTGCTAATTTATTATTAAAATTAACAGCATAGTCATAAACACCAAAAGCATTAACTCCGGAAATACTATACAATGGAGTTAAATTGGGAGTTTGAGTTGAAAGAAGACCAGTATATATAGATTGATAAGTTGTTTCAAATGTTGCATTGTCCATCTGAGAAAGTATCATAATTGCTCCTGGTTTTGATCCTACAACAGTATAAATCTGATCAGTATTTGTAAATTCCGTAAATGATTCATTAAACCTAATAAAAGTACCAATTGGGAATTTTGCGTCAAAATTATCACCATAAATCCACTTAGTATAAAAAGTCGGATCGTTATTCACAGGCTCTATTGTAGTTATTGATTGAGTAGCCCATTTGGATCCATAAAAATGAAATCCATATTCGTTAAATAATTGAAATTTATTAGTTGTAAGCTGACCAGGCAGCTCAAAATCAAAAGAAGGAATATGCTCTAGAGTATATAAACCGACTGTTTTGTATGTATCGTTTGAGTTTTCGTGAAAAAGTATATCACCCTCAAATCTTTCTTCAACTTCATTATAGTTGAAATTCAGATAATCTCCTTCTTTGTTGAAAAAGTATAAATTTTTATGATTAGACATTAATTCTAATTGAGTTTTAACTATATATTAAAAACCTATTTCTCAATCGTCAAAATTAATATATAAGATATGAGTAAAATTTATAATTATGACGATTTTCTTAATGAAGAGTTTTTTAAAAAACTTTTTGGTAGAAATAAAAAGTCTGAAAAAAAATCCAATACTGATATATGCGTTGAGGAGATAATAAATTTTCTTGCAGAAAACGGAATTTACACATGGGATGATTTTCTTTATTCAAAAAAGACCGATAAGTATATTATAAACAAAATAATTGATGGTTCTGCTCAAAATATGAAGGACGTTGAGGAAATAAGATTCAGACTAAGAATCGAGTTATCAAGCAGACAACAACTAAAAGAATGGATGAAAGAATTAGAAGCTCAAGAAGAGTATGAGAAATGTGCTAAAATTTTAAAAGCAATAAATAATAAATAAAAATAAATCACAGATATGAAAATTAAAAAACTCTCTGAAAAGGATAAAAATAAAGACCAAGAGGCTTTATTCAACGTAAAGTCTTTAGAAAAAGATAAAGAAAACAGACCTTCTTTCAAAACTTCAGTTGAAGACCAAGAAAAAATTGAAAAAGAATTCAAAAAGAATTCTGATAAAGTTGAAAAGTTTGAATCTTTCATTGATATTCATATAGATAATATTGAAAATTTAGAAATTAAACACGATGAAGATAACTTTGATGCAGACTACGAAGAAAGTGAAACATCTGGTTGTGGATGTTGTAGTGACTGCACGGGAGAGGAAGGTTGTTATTGTGGATGTGATGACTGCAAATGTGATACTGATGAAAATGTTAAAAAAGCATCTGAATTTGTAAATGTTCTGTTTTCAGAGAGTTTAAAGTATCATTTAGAAAATAATAAACCAATAACTGAAAATATTTTCAGACCAGGCTCAGAAGCTTTCTATCAAGTTATTAAAGAGGCTCGCCAATTATTTGATGAAGGAAAAGTCAAATTATGTGAAATAGATAAAGAAATTTATGAATCAACAGAAATTGGTAAATTTGGTTACTTTAACGGAGAATTAGTTCCTTTGGATTTACCTATGGAAAATATAGAATTTGTTTCTGAAGCAGAATATAAAGGAAAAGAAGTGAAATTAAATCACCCAATGAGAAATAGCGGCGGTGGAAAAAAATACTATGTTTATGTTAAAAATCCAAAAACAGGAAATGTTAAAAAGATTTCTTTCGGTGATGTTCACGGTGGCTTAACAGCTAAAGTTAGTAATCCAGACGCTAGAAAGTCATTTGCGGCTCGTCATAAATGTTCAACTAAGAAAGATAAGACTAAAGCTGGATACTGGGCGTGTCGTCTGACGAAATACGGACATTTGTGGGGTGGTAAAACTTATCCTGGATTCTGGTAATTGATTTATGGAACTACCTTTCAAAGAAAATAAAATATCAGATAATACATTTATCAGAGTATTCAGTCAAAACACTGATTCTGGAGAGTTTATGTGGCACAGAGATTACGAAGATCGTATAATAGAGTCAATTGAAGATACAGATTGGAAAATACAAATAGATAACGAACTACCTAAATTAATAGAGGGAAAAGTATTTATACCAATGGGAGCTTATCATAGATTGATAAAAGGAACAGGTGATTTAAAGATTAAATTAGATAAACTCTACTAACTCTTTTGAGCAACTAATACATAATAATTTTCCTGATGATTAAATCGCTGTCTAATATATTTAGACAAGTCAGAGCATTTTTCATACTCTTCTAATTCCGCAAGTTTTGTAATAACTTTTTGTAGATATTTTTCTGAATAAATTTTAAAATCTACAGTGTAAGGTTTATTAGAAAGACATCTATCATAAACTTCGTATGGATCCATTTTAGTCGTTTTTTGAATTAAAATTTTCTTTGTAAATCTTTATAACTTCGTTATACTCGTTCAAAATTCCTTGTTTAAACTTTTCATTATCATATTTTTGTTTTAAAATATACTCTTTTACATAATCTTCATAATCCAATGCTATTGATATCTCAAAAGTCTCTTCATCAACTTCGATTGCCTCATTTAACTCATCATCATCTTCTAGATTTTTAGTAATGTCATCTATATATTCTACAGAAGCAAAGTTACTTTTTTCTAAAATAACTTCCAATTTTCTTCTTAGTTTTCTATTTGAAATTAAAAGATTGTTAGAAATAGCAATATCAATATAATCTTTAGAATCTTTAAGACTTTCTAATAATTGAACATCATCTTCACCAACAACTCTGACTTTTTTAAATACAGGTGATACTTTATTTGGAATAAATTCCTCTGTGTTATCTTCAGTATCAATTACAAAAATTCCTTTTTGGTCACCGTAGTCATTTCTATCCATTTGGAAAATCGAACCCACAAATGTAAAGTTTTTATTACGCTGGACAAGGTGTATATGCCCAGAATATACTCCTTTAAAAGCCGAAAAGTTTTCAATATCAATTTTATCAGAGTTTTTGTGAGCAACCGATGTTAAGTGCATTTTACAACCATTTAAATCAGAGTGACAAAAAAGATACTCACAATCTCTATTTTCATCTATGTATTTGGCCTGTTCTAATCTTTTCTCAATATAGGGCATCATAAGTATTTTTCTACCATTATATTCAATCTTAGTAACTTTATCGTAAATTGTTACATCAGGAATATATCTAAATGGTCTGATTGAGTTTATTTCAGAAGCAGATTTTGACCAAAGGTCATGATTTCCTATTATAATATGGGTAGGTGCGATTTTACATAGCTCCTCAACCACATCCATTCCATAGTTTAATAAATTGATTGGAATAACATTTCTATTATCAAATAAGTCACCTAAATGAACAATAATATCACCTGGTTGAACTCTTTTTTTAAGAGTTGGAATTAGAAATTCTGTAAAATACTCCTGATGAACTTTATACCACTTATCGACAGAATTTGGATATCCAAGTCCAATATGTGAATCACCTATAAGGTAAATTTTAGACATAAATTAAAACATTTTTTGTTACTATATATAGTCTAAAATCAAAAATAGTTGTATTATTTACTCTATGAATCTTTTCTTCTGGCTTCTCTAGCACATTTCTCACATCCTCTACCAGAATAAAGGTGAGCATCCGGAGTCTGCTCAAATACTCCATGAACTGGACATATTATCTTTACTTTAGTTCTGCAATTCTCATATAGAACTAAATCATATACATACTTATTATTGTGTTTGATTATGGACTTTAAAATAAATTGCCTACTTTTTAAACTTTTTCTATTTAACACCTTCAACTCTTTTGATATAGCCATTTCTTTTGATTTGCAATTTTTATTACAGAATCTTCTATCAGGTCTTCCGTATTTTATTGGTCTTCCGCAATATCTATAGTTACAGTTCATAATTATATCTATTAAATCTAAAAAGTGGAAAAGGCAATTTTTACAACATATTTGTTTCAAAAAGACTTAGAGACAAAAACGAGAAAAATATATAATATACAAAAAAATAATAAAAAACATGGGATTACCACATTTTACTCAAGTAATTAACACAGGAACACCAGGGGGACCTGGAACATTACCTGATGAGGTTGTATACTTAAACCTGTTTGAGATAAACTTTATCTTACCAGTTATACTTCAAGCTCAAGGTAGAGATCCACTTTTATTGCTTCAAAACGCAACTAAAATAGACTTAAACTTAACTGAATTTGGAGTTACAGCAAAACCACAAAGATTCAAGTATTCAACTAGAATGTTTATGACTCCTCCGGATAAAACAGACATTGCTTTTTCAATTCCATTCCAAGTGAATGTGAATCAAGCAGGTTCTATGGAAACTTGGAATACTTTAAAAGCTTGGTACGATTTAGTGTTCAACTCTCAAAACGGAGCTCTTCACTATAAATCTGATATCATCGGAACAATTATTGTAAATCAACACGATAAGAAAGGTGTTGTATTAAGAAGAGTAACTTTTCAAAACGTTCAATTAACCAAAATAAGTGGATTTTCACTTGACTGGGGTTCTAACAACATTCAAGAAAACGTTTCAGCTGATTTCGTAGCTGATTACTTCATCGATGAGTACATTGATGCTCAGTTTCAGATTAATCCACCAATCGTTAGTGGTTATTAATATTAAACTACTTAAAACAAAAAAACCCACCAAATTTTGGTGGGTTTTTTATTTCTACAGTTTTAGAACTTTGGCATACTGAAATTTGGCGCACTAAAGTTTCCAGCTCCCTTCATCATTGAAGATGTGTCAGGCATTGACTTTGAATGATCATCTTCTTGTTTCTTCTTCTCTTTTTCTTCCTCTTCAATTAATTCATTAACGAGTTTGATGTTTTCTTCAAACATCCAGAATGGCCAACCATCAATTGCCCATTCTTGAAGATGAAAATGTTTTTGAAGCTGTAATTTATTCTTTAATATATGCTTCAAAGGCATCTGAAACAACGAAAATGCCTGAGGCTCCGTTGGGAAATTGCATATCAGTGCGGACCTCCGCACCGCACTCACAAGTTTTTTTCAAATCTTTGATACCAAAAGTCATCTTTGTAACAGCAGCATTCAAAAATTGGAAAGAGATATCATCCATTTCTTCAAACTCTTTTAATTTAGCTTTGATACCGTCGTATGTTATTGCAGTTCTACCTGGTAACATAAATGGAATAATCTTTAAGAAAGAAAGATTTGGTGTTCTTTTTTCATTATTTTCTTTGACAATATAGTCGGTAAATGCTTTTTGTAATCCAATATTTGGAGGAGTTAATTCAAAGTTTTTACCATTGACCGTTTTGAAATTAAAAGTTCTTGAAGACAAACTAAAATATTTTTGTAACTTCTCATCGATATCATAATAGTCAAAGTGATTTCTGTTTAATTCTATTTTTTGCTCAGCACCACAAGCACCACAATTTAGCGTAACAGCTAAAGAGTTTCCTTGTTGAAAAGTAAGCTCTCTAATTAAAAATATTAAATATAACCTGTCCTGGTCTTTAACCTCAAGAAATGATCCAACTTTACCATCAGGGTATTTAATCCTAACACACGCTTGAAGCATATCATTCATTTTTTCAACTATATCGTAGAAGTTTTCATCATCAACCATAGAATAAGCTTGTATTTCTTTCACTTGAGCTGGTCTTACCATAAAGAGTGTTCCGGTTGGATAAAATTGACCACAAGGTAGTTGATTTACATCCATATTAAAGAATTGTAAATCTGTAGTTCTTGAAGCATCTACTTGTTGAATAAATGGAATCTCCCCATCAGCAATTTTTTTACCAGTTTCTAACTCACTTAAATGTTTTTTTAAGTAGTCTTCTTCTGACATTTCTTGTTTTTTATTATCTGACATATTATTAAATATTTTTTTTTATATATTCGAGAGTTTATCTCCTCTATTATAATTAATAATTTCAAATAAGTTTATATTATAAATAAAAAAACCTCCAATTATAATTGGAGGTTTTAGATTGTTTAATTATTCTTATCTTAAGAGTTGATGAAACCACCAGCACTGATAGCACCTGTTCTAAGAATCGTAATGTTATTAACAATAACACCCATTCCTTTGATTGGTTCAACATAAGTATCAAGAACACCGATTTGATTATCAATGATTTCTGGAGTGTTATTTTCATCATCCATTTTATTGAAATAGTTATATAAACCATTTTTACCAACATATGTTTCACAAATAACGTCAGCTCTTAACTTAATTTCAGCTCTGATATCTGGTGTATTAAATTTCCACTGGAAGTCCAATAACATTCTCGATAACTCTCTCTCAAGTTCAATCAATACCTCTCTTACGTGAATGTAAGAAAGAGCTGACTTATAAAGAGTCTGAGCCGTATTTTCAGTCTCAATTACAAAACCTCTATTTCTTTTGAATACCAAAGGATTCATTTGAGCTATGTTAAGGTTTTCAATATCACTTGGAGTTAAATCTTGTTCCAAACTATTGATGTTTGTAATTCTACCATTAGTAACACCCGCAGCTATCGTCCAAGGAGTAACATTTCCTACATTAGAGATATGTTTTCTCATATATGTAGTTGCTACGAATGGAGCTGGTGGATGATCTAAAGGTCTTCCATTATCATTTATATTTACATAAGGGAAGAAGTATCCTACACAAGTTGTTCCTCCTCCTTCACCAAATGAGTAAAGGAATGCTGGATTACTCTCAGGATCACCTCCTGAAGCAATAAACGCAGTTTGTAAAACTCCTTCATTATTAACAAAAGAAGGCGAAGATGAATTTTTGAAAGATCTAGCAGACGGCATGTTAATGAAACCGAATGAGTCTAATCTATCTCCACAAATATCCATCAATTGTTGCTTACTTCTTTCAGTAAGACCCAATCCAAATGAGTCAATTAAATATCTAAAGTCAATTGCTTCTTTATTAGTTGTTGCTTTAAATAAAGGTGTTCCTTTAGCAACTAAGTTTAAGATAGCATTTTGCTTAGATTCTGTACCATCAGGAAGTGAAGCATTTCTGATTCTAAATCCTTTAAGAGAGATTGCCTTATATGTAGTAGCATATTGATCGATTGTTACAAATCTTGTAGTTTGTAAGTCACCACCAAAGTTTCTTATAGCAATTCTTGAGTCACAAGTAACCTCAACAAGTGATGGATCTCCACTATATTGTCTTTTAGAAAGAACTCTAGTTATTTTTCTTGGATATTCACCAACTTGTAAAAGTGATGTATCATAGAAAGCCTCTAAGAAATCACCAACTTTAATTTCTGTATATCTAGCACCATCAATTAAAATCTTATTAGGTGTTTGAACATAACCAGATGGAACCTCAAGTTCAATAGTCTGAGTAAAGTTTGACTTATCAGATTGAACATAGAAAGTATTATTTGCTTCAGGATCAACATCAATATCACTATCAAGTAAAGAGTCTTTAAACTCAACCGAAAGTACTCCATTTCCATCTAAGAACATTCTTAAATAATGTCTTCCTAAATAGTCATAAATAAGACTAACATCAAATAGTTCTTCATATTCAACTTCTTCATTAACTTGATAAGCGAAGAAGTTAGAAGCTGTATAACCAAGAGCCGCTGCTAACTGAGCTGGAGTTTGACCAGCATTTACAGAGTTTGATACTATTGTAAATGATCCTTTATTTTTAGAAGCTGAAGGGAACATTAGTTGTTCAAAAGTTGCTAAGTTAGTCTCAGTTTCAAAGCTAGGAGCATTGAAGATAATATAATCATAACCAGCGTATGAAGACGTAGGTGATCCAAGAGGAGCAGATTCTCCATCCACAAATACCACATCAACTGTTCCACCTGTAGAAGCATACGCGTTAGCAAATCCACCATCCATAGCCGAAGCATCAAGATATAGTCTGTTAGCGTAGAAGAAGTCTTTTGTATTGATTTGACCATCAAAATATCTTTGATAGAATTTAGAGTATTTTGCAACAACTCCCAATTCATTTAAGCTTGTTCCAGCAACTTCATCCTTAGTGATTACGCCATCAAATCCAAGTAAGAATTCGTTATCTTCAGTATAAAGAATAAACATACCACCTAATACATTAGAAAGTTCGGCTTGTGAAAGACCAGTTGTTAAAATAAACGACTTATTTTGAGTTGTTGAATTAACAATATTTGAAATAGTCACATTCGACATACTATATTTCACATCAGTATCAGTTGGTCCAAGTAAAAGAGTCATTTTATCTTTTCCTGGGCTATCAATAATATTTGTTAATCTGTTAAATAGTTTAAATCTTCTGTATTGATCGTAGTTAGATGGACTAGCGATTGCCGCTGTATCATTAAATGTAATTTTAATTTTACCAGTAGTTGGGTCTTCTAATGAGATATAATAGTCGTCACCAGATTGAGTACCAAATTGATAATCAATAAATCCTTGTGTTCCAACATTAACATTTATAAAGTTAGATACAAGTGAACCTAAATTGACAAATTGATTAGCATTTACATCAACATCAATATATCCTAATACGATATCTGTTGTAGCGACACTTGGATTAACACCTTCTGTCAAGCTATTAATAACTGAGATTTCACCAGTATTATCAATAACAAATACTGAACGGTATGTCGCAGTAGTTGTAGAGTAAGGATAATCAGAAGCACTTATATTAAGTGTAACTGAACCAGATGATGTTCCTTGAACAGGAATATAAGTCTCTCCAATAACAACATAAGAATCAGATATCAAATCATAATCAACACTAATAGATTGAGTTGAAGATGTGATAGGAGAAGTCGGTCTTGTAACACCATACACCGAATATTCAGCAAACCAAGCAGTTCTCTCATCAGCATTTACCACAACACCCGAAGGCTTAACACCACCAGAAACGTTTCCACCAAATGCATGAGGATCTTGATTAATATATCCATATCCGGACCAAGTACCACCCAACATAGCAGTTACGTTACCAGGTAAGTCTAATGGAGTATTAGTAATCATCACAGATTCAGTGATGGTTTCTTTATAAGAAAGGAAATTAACATCCATATCTTCAGCTCCAACTAAAGTATTACCTAATAAGTCAAGTAATCCTGTGTAATAGTCTTTTTCAACTAAATCATTGTTAAATGCACAGAACACACCAGTTCTATCAGTATCTCTGTTAATTGTAGTTTCAATAAATATATTTCTTCCGTTTAAATCTCTAAAATATGGTATTAATGACAATCCTTCATAATAAGCAAGTGTAGTGATATTTCTATCATTGGCGAAGTTTCTAACTTCACTCTTTCTCAAACCAGAAGCATTAAAGTAAGCACTCCATCTGTTATCAACAGCAAGTTCTTGATAATTTGACCAATCACCAGCTACAATAACAACATCCACTAAGTAATCAGACGCATAATCATTAGGATTGACATAAGCTGGCATTCTTTCAATTGATCCGTACCACTCTAACATAGTTCTATCAAAACCAGTTAATGTAGATTTGAAAGTAAATATAGTTACATATCTATCTGATAAGTTAGTTAGACTTAATGCTCTCTCTGAGTAACCTAAGTTATTTTTTGTAAGATTAATAAATGACTCAGTGTCTCTTTTCCAGAAACCAGTAGTATCAAAAAATCTTCTATATGGACCTTCTCTTTCAATGTCGTTGTTATATCCAGAAGAAGATGATAATGATTGATATTCAATCACATCTAAAGTATCGTCTGTTAATAACAAGTTCATTGCAAAAACAGGAGCTGTTTCAAGCATTTTTGCAACTGTTCTGTGAAAGAATGATCCTTTTCTCTCAAGAGATCTATCTAATTGACCAAAAATAGACTCAAAATCACCAGTAGTAGTGACTCTGATTGGAGTATTAACTGGTCCTTTTTTAGAAACCCCAATAATTAAATTTGTGATTCCTTCTACCACAGGACTAGTTATGACTGATTTGTCAAATTCCTCGATGAAGATTCCTGGTCTCTTGTATTTTCCAATTTGAATTGCCATATTGTTATTTTAATTTTTTATAATTTTTATAGTATATATAAAGTTGAAAAAATGATATTTTTTCTATTTTTGGTCTTCTTGTTTAATATTCTGTGTATTTTTAGTAATTTCTTTCTTTAAATCTTCCATTTTTTTAGTATGTTTAGTTTTAAAGTCTTGTAACTCTTTCATCTTATTGGCTATTTTAGCATCGTAACTACCCATTCTCGACTTAATATCATTCAATTTAAATGATATACGTTGTTTAATATCAGACCCCTGCGCTAAAGACATTTCACTATTAAAATCATCTAATTTAATTTTATCATCTGTTTTATTTTTTTGAATATCAAATATTTCTTTTTGAAGTCTTAATAATTTTGTAAGTTCCGATAAAAACGGATTTTTATCCTTTTCTTCACCTAATATCTTTTTTAAACCTTCTTCAATTTCTAAATTATTAGAAGTGCTACTATAGAGAGATTCAATTTTAGACTTTTTTTGATTATATTCTAATAAATTTTGTGACACATCATTTGTCTGTTCCTTTGCAAGTTTAACATCAGGTTTATCAGTGTCTTTAATTTCAATATCTTCAAAGTATTTTAAGTATTTCATTTTGATTTTGAAATATTTTCATCAGATTTTAGACTTTCTAAAATATTTTTAAAACCAGAGGTTTGGTCAATGGCAACTCTCAATTTAGCCATATCCGTATTTTTGTAAAGAGTATATGTTTCTTTATCTTTCTCTCCACTCTGTTTAGATAAAAAGTGAATATCTTTAACTGAAATTGTTTTTCCTTTTTCATCATTTTTTCCCTTTGAATCAATAGCGTTAATTTCAAATTTTTCTTTTCTTTTAAGTATAAAATCTATTAAATCTTGTTTTTTAATTTTTGTCCCAAATATTCCAAAGGATTCTTTTTCTAATTTGACCTGGGCTCCATTTTTAATGGAATCTTCTCTACTCACAGTAGGTGATCCTCCCTTAATTTGAGACTTTAAATAAGCATTGTGATAGTAAAAAGTTCTTGAATAAGTCAGATAATAGAAATCTTTTTGAAAATCTTGAATATTAAAATAAAATCTAACATCTTCTCCCTTTTCGTTGGTTGCCTTTATCTGAAAAGACATTCCATCAAATTTACCAGAATTCAATTCATCTTTGACTTCCTCTCTTCTAACAAAAACATACTTCAATTCTTCAATAGCATCAGCAATAGGACCAATATCTTCAGTATCTGGATTTCCAGTTCTTGGATCTTTATCACTAACACTCTCATCTTTGATATCAACGTCATCAGTCACTTCACCAAAATATTTGTTAAGGTATTTCTTTTGAGTTCCCGCAGTACTACCGGAATCACTAGATTTATATAATTCTTCACCATCTAATAAGTCTAAAATCATCTGTCTAAGAATAGCACCAGCGTTATCTTTAACTCTATCACCATTTCTTATTGATGTGCCTTTATCAAATACCTCTTCATATTCTTTGAAAACATCAAATACATAATTTTCCCACTTATTAAATAGTCTATTATTTCTATAAGGACCATCTCCTTTTCCCGACATTTCACCAGATGTGTTACCAAAGGCGGTCCATTGATTCATAGTAATGGCATTTAATTTACCATCTGTTCTTCCTGAAAAAGGTATAGCATTTTTAGTATGTATTTTATAAGCTCTATTAAATATTCTAAAGATTTCAATAATAGGTCCGATTCCTTGAATAACTATTCGACCTTCATTATCTTTTTTATACTCTTTAACTTTCTCTTCAACTTCATCTACATCATCTTGTGAAATTGCCCAATATTTTAAGTCAAAGTTCTTATTGTAATATTCTCTAATTTGGTCAGATACAGACTTTTTAGTTTCACCTTCACCCTCACCTTCTTCAGCTTCATTTATTTTACGAATAAATGAATCATATTTTAGAAGAACTTTTTCATTTTTCTTTACTTCTTCACCTTCTTCTTTCTTAGGCTCTATTTTCTTAATTTGAGATTTTGTAAGAACTTTCATCGCCTCAACATATTCCTTAAGTGGTTTTCCTAAATCACCTAAACCACCGTAAAGATTTTCACCATCAAATTGCATCGCTCTTTTAGTAAAGATTGCAATTTTTTGAGACACGTTTATAGTAGTTCCAGTATTATCTAAAACTTCTAGACTCTCTTTATACAGTGGATCTTGAGCCGCATTTAATGTATTCTTTTTATCACCAACTAAAAATCGATTAACTTCAAAGAAAAGACTATAAATAACTCTTTTTGCACGAGCTGTAACTTTTTTATCTTTAACAACAGCTTGTGATGTAACCGCATTTAAGAAATCAGTTGTCACCGAAATGTCTTTATCTTTAGACTCTAAAAATTCACAAGACTTTTTAAGTTTAGCAAAGGCCTGAGTTAGAAAATCTTCACCGGTTTTGATATTGGCTCTTTCCTGACCACCACCAGCGCCTATTGGCGTTTTACTACCTTCTTTATTACTACCACCTAAAGCATCTTCGAATAAGAACATAAAGTCCTCCATTACAAGTACTATTTCAGCTGGTAGCGTTTGAGTATTTTTGTCTTTTCCTGGCTCAAAAAACTCAGCGAATTTCTTTTTTTCACCTTTATGTGTTACAATTTGATTCTTTGCCAAGATATCTTTTTCTTTTAACTTGAATTTATTTGTTTGTAAATCTGTTGCTATTTTAGTCAATGTATCACCTTGTTTTGTAACATATGTATGTTTTTTCGAATCAGCTTGAGGTTTTGCATTTATTGTAACTTTTTTATAATAAGCCAAAATAAGAGCAAGTGACTTTAATGATTTAATCATTGTTGTGTAAATAGGTTTTCCATCAGAACCGGTCTGACCATCAGCTGACTGAGAATCTTCTCCTTGACCATCACCTTCTCCTTCTTCACCCTCACTGAGTTCTTCTTCTCTTGATCTCCCACCTTCATCATCTTTGAATTGGTCAAGCCATTTTCTAAATTCTTCTAATTTATCCAACAACTCTTCTTTTACATCTTGACTTTCTTCATCAACCTGAATTGCATCTATCTCGAAAATTGTTTCATCACAGATATTTTTAATATCACCAACTCTAAGACCATCTTCGACTGCTTGAGTCAAAGCTCTCAGAAGAGTTGCTATTTTCATTCTAGATATTCTAGAACCTGTTTCAGAATCTTCATTTGAAATTTCTTCAATAGATGTTTGCATTATATAATTGAAATGATTCTTCAATCTTCTACCTTGAATATCTATTCTAAGAGCGTTTGCATTTTCTTGAACTTTTCTTAATGTGGAGTTTATAAGTCTTCCCAATAAAGAGTCTCCCCAGTTAATCTCGTTACCTAATGGCCCAGTATTTGGACTACTTTCATAAACTTTCTGCAAATTTTTATAAAAGAGTTCTTCTTGTTGTTTTTCTCTAATCTGAGACCTTTTTTGTAAGTAATTATCTTTGTGATTTAAATACTTCATGTTAAAGTAAAATATATTTTTTCTATATATTAAGATTAAATTGCTCAATTTTTACTTTATTTAATAAATAAATTTGTCACTTCTAATTTTTTTATTATATTTGTATAAATAATCACTACAAAAAACAAAAAAATGAAAAACATCATCTGCGTTGATTTAACTAAATACAATCAGTCACAATTGTCAAAAATATCAGACATTATCGGTATAGTAGATGGGTCTCTTCAATCTTCAAAAAAAGAAGGTGTTAAGAAAGTTTTTTTCGATAAAGAAAAAAACTTATTCATCGGTGAAATAATTAAAGAAACATCTAATTACCTATATTCTTACAAAGGTCTTATACTCACAACAGAATATTCTTATCTTTCAAAAAAAGAAAAAGAAAATCTTATCAAAATGTCAGGAACTAATTTTGATAGTAAAAACTCAGTTGTCAAAGTTCAAAACACTAAATCCGAATCAACGATTTCTGTAAAACTTGAGGTAGATGCTATTTTAGAAAAAATATTCAATTTTGGAATTAATTCTTTGACAAAATCTGAAAAAGAGTTTTTGGACAAAGAGTCTCAGAAATAATGTAAAAAACCGACAAAATTTGTCGGTTTTATTTTTTTAAAATTATTTTTTTTGAAATTTTATTAAATTTTTTAAAAAATCCGCCTTTTCAAATATTAATGAAAAAAAGTTCTAATATATAACCATGTAAATTGAACTTTTTTAAAGATGGAAATTTTAGAACTTAAGTATAATGATAGAATTTATACTAACAAACGTGACATAATCAATACACTTAAATCAAATGAATTTTATTGGTTAATTGACTCAGAGATTGCAGATGCTGTCATTGAGATAAAAAATAATACACTTATATGGCATGATGGTATATTTATGACTGGAGACTGGCACTATGGAATATTCAAAAATGGTGAATTTTACGGTAACTGGGAAAACGGAATATGGGAAAGCGGTTTATTTAAAGGCAATTGGAAAAGCGGATTAAAATAAAAAATAATCACACTACTATGAAAAAGAGAAAACTTTTAATTGATTCAGAAATATCTGAATCTATTTTTAAAGATGAAAAAACAAAAATAAATAAAATAGACGGAGAGTGGTATTTTGAAATTGGAAGAGAAGTTACATCAGACTTAGCAGAAGCAGTAACTTTAATGATGAGACTTTATGATTCTAAAGATGAAATTTGGAATTTGGAAATTAAAACAAAGTCAGAATCTATTACACCAGAAAAATGTTTATTCTGGCTTACTGGTGGTAAAAATGAATGGTCGTCTTGTGAAAATTACATCATTAATTGGTCAAAGTGTCATTTAGATTTTCAGGAAGAATTTGGAATATTGATTATAAATATTGTAAAAAGGTCAAAAAATTTAGGTGATATTAGAAAACATTTTTTAAAATATTTGAACTTAGCCATTCTATACGATTTTGCATTAAGTAAAGGATTTATCAACTAACTTTTAAAACCCATCAATTTGATGGGTTTTGTTTTTTATATATAGTCTATGGAAGAATTTGAAAAAATTTGTAAGAATCCCTGGTGTAAAGGATTGTTTAGATACAATGAAACTCATTTTATAAAAAAAGAAGACGGTACCTTAGAACATCCAAAAACTTGTCATAAATGTAATAGCTTTTCAAATGATTTAAGTGGTGGTGTTGAATGGAACGACAAAACTTATGAAGAAAGAGAAGACGAATGTTTTTATCCAGGATCTTCAATTTATTCATATAAATATAAAATTACTCAATATAGACAATGACAGCTCATTTTTTTGATATCAATTCAGTTATTCAATCACATGCTGAGGTTTGGATTGTTTCGAAATCCGAGCCTAATAAACCAATACTTAAAGTTTCTCAGTCAGATTTTAATTTGATTAAGAAAGGAATATTCAAAAAACACGAACAACAAATAAAAATAAATGGTCAAAGTTATTGGATAGACGAACAAACTATGAATAAATTAAAAATTAGATGTAAAAATCTAAAAGTTAATATAAATAACCTTCACTTTTCAATGCAAGAATTTATGAATCCAGAATTAATCAGTAACATTAACTTTAAAATCTGGAATGAACACTTTATTCATTTAAGAAACTCACAAGATGATATTTATATAATCTGCTCTAAAAACAACAAAAGAAACTATGAGTCACTAATTGACAAATTAGAGGAAGATATGAGAAATATCGGAATACAAATAAAAGACTATTATTTTATTTCAGAGACTTTTTATAATAGAGATCAGGACGATATATCTCATAAAAAATGTAGGCTTATATTACAACACATCGTTGGATTGAAAACAGATATCGATAAATTTACAGAAGAAGAAATTACCAAATACGATAAAATAATATTTTATGATGACGAAATTGAGTCAATTGATTTAATCAATAACTCAAATACTTTATTAAAATTTCTTTATGGTAATTCAGAAAAAAATGTTCAAAGTAATATCAAAGAAATTCTAAAATCTTATCCAGTAGTTGAGACAAATCTTGTTACATTCAATAAAGTAAATATATTTGTAAAAAAGGAAATAAAAATTGAATTAGATAAAATTTTTAAGACTTTTGAAAGTTTTAGTCTTTTTTACCAGAATCTTTATTTAACATCGCGGTCTTAATAAGTTCATTTAGTTTTCTATTATCCATAATCTCACCATCAGTATTTGTACTCTCAGACAACTCTTCGTTGTTTTTTATATCTGGATTTTCAATTTCATTGAATCCCATATCCTTTCTCAATGTTTTCCAAAACTTTTCAAAATCAGTTCTTTGACCCATTAAAAATTTAGAGTTCTCTCTTATTTGACCAATAGTCTGATTAACTACTTCATGCATTCTAGCAGAATTATCACCATTATCAACTTGTCTTAATTGAGAAAGGAAGTTTTTTCTAGTCATTTTTTGTAGAAAAAGACCTTCAGCATAAACCATAGCATCCTCTTTCATTTTGTTTTTGATGTAAGGGTGTTCTTTTAATTGAGGAATATCACTTAAATAAAGATCAACTAAAGACTCTAATACATCCATAGATTGTTGTGATGAAACTGTTAAGTCTGAATCATAGTCATATATTTCAATTTCACCTAAATCAGGTAAATCTTCTGGCTTAGCTAAGTGTTTTGATATATCAAAATCACCACCCTCTGACTGAATCTGTTCAAATTCATCTTTCAATCTATTTCTTTCGTTTTCTGATTTCGACATAGAAGCGGTTTTTTACGATATATATAATAAAACGGTCTTTCCGTATGACTAATATTAGAGAAGAAAAAGAAAAACAGATGATATTTACTACCAAATTGGTAGATGAATCAACTGATAAGATAAATGACGGTGTTGTTTTAAAACGATATCAAAATCCATGGCTAAAAAGTGAAGTAGGTCTAAGAAGATCGGGAGTAACTTTCAGAATGACTCCCGATGAACAACAAGAGTATGTAAGATGTGCAATAGATGTTCATTACTTTGTTGAAAAATATTGTAAAGTTAAAAGAGAAGATGGTTCAATTGGAAATATTTTCCTAAGAGATTATCAGAAAGATATATTAGATAACTTTGTAAATAGTAGATTTAATATACTTATGGCCTCTCGACAAGTAGGAAAAACAGTCTCTTCTTCAATTTTTATGTTACATAAAATTCTTTTTGATAATGATAAAAACATAATGATTGTTGCAAACAAAGGAGATACAGCTGTAGAAATCGTCGATAAAATAAAATCAATTTATACATTGCTTCCATTCTTCTTAAAACCAGGTATAAAAACTTGGAATCAAAAGTCACTAACATTTGAGAATGGATGTAGAATAAAAACATCAGCTAGAACAAAAACTCCAGCAATCGGTTTCACCATTGACGTTCTTTATTTAGATGAGTTTGCTCATATTCCTTCGAATATCATCGAACCATATTATACCGCTGCTTTCCCAACTACAGCTGCTGTACAAAACTCAAAAATTATAATTACTTCCACTCCTAATGGTATGAATCTATTTCATAAACTTTTAACAGACGCTGAAAGACCAGAGGGAGATCCATTAAGGAATAACTATAAAGCAATGAGAGTCTATTGGTATCAAGTACCTGGTAGATTTGTAACATATTTAAGACTAAACTCACATAAGCTATATGAACATGGATTAACAAAAGAGGAGATTTTTGAAATTTGCAGAGAAAGATGGGAAAATAAAACAAAAATTGAAATAGGATATAACTCTGACTTACAAAAAGATGTAATTCATATCTATAATAATGAAAATTGCTCTGATGAAGATGTCAAATCAATGACATTTATAGATAACAAAGGATTTGAAGTTCCTATTAGATTTTTAGCGGAAGTGACCACTTGGAAAGAAGAAGCAATAAAAGACATTGGAGGAGAAGACGCATTTAATCAAGAATACGGTCTAAGGTTTATAAATGCTTCAAAATCACTATTAAATGAAGGAATAATAGATGAGCTACTTAGAAACAAAAAGAACTATGAATTTGAAGAAATTTACGAATTTGATAAAAAAATAAAATTTAGTTATAGAGATTTGAAATGGGTAGATGATGATAATATATTCTTACCAGTAAGAAGAAAAGAATATAAAATAGTTATATCAGTGGATATATCCGAAGGTTTAGGTCAAGACTACTCAGTGATAAATATTTTTAAAATAAGCGAAAAGACTAAAGAAACAATAGAATCTCAAAAAGATTCTTATAAATCCATAGTTGATTTCTTTAGACTTGAACAAGTAGGAATTTTCAGAAGCAATCTAGTATCAGTAAAACAATTATCCGAGTTCTTATACATTTTGGCATTTGAATATCTAAATCCTGAAAATGTAAAAATAGTTCTTGAATTAAATAACTATGGAAACACCCTTTTAGCTGAAATGCCTCACGTTTTTGATGGAAATAATAACTACGGATCATCTATCTTTGTAAGATATAAACATAGAGCGGATTCGACAGAAGAAAAAATTGGACTCAAAGTTGGTGAAAATAAGAATCTTTTGGTGAAAGATTACCAAGATTTAATGTATGCTAAATCATTTGCTATCAATAACGAGGATACTATAAGAGAAATTACAACATTTGTTAAACACATAACAACAGCTGGTAACGTGAGATACGCAGCAGACGTTGGACATGATGATACAGTAATGACTATAGTAAATGCTACTACAGTTTTTCAAAAAAATGAGTTTAAGGAAATGGTTGAAGAATATTCTAACAAACAATTAGATAAAGAAATGCTATCATATATTAAAGAATGTATGAATAGACTTGACTATGTTGAGGGTGTTGATTACGGACAAGTATTGAGAATTAGAAGACAAAATCAAAATCAAAGAAATATGAACAAAAACTCAGGAATTAACTGGTTTGGTAAAAATTAACCATTTTCTTCCATTGTTACAGACAATCCAGAATTTTGTAATTTTTCTTTCATAGAAGAAATTGTATCAAAATCTCCGTATTTTACATCACATTTTCCTTTAAAATGGACAATATGAGCACATTGATTTGCTTGCTCAAATTCGTGACCACAGTATTTCATAAGACAATTGATTACATGATCAAACGTATTATGATCATCATTATGAAGGTCTAATCGATAAGGTTTAGAAAGTAATTCTTTTACTTTACTTTGTGTTTTCTTTTTTGTAATTGTTGCCATATAAGTAATATTATTTTATGAGTTAAAAGTTTTAGCTGTTTTATTTACAACATCTACTATTGTAACCACACACATCTGTGTTTTAGCCCATTCTTCAAAATGAGGTAGATGTTCCAATCTATCATCATACATAACAAAATGACGACAACCTGTTTTTGATATCATTTTTTCAAAAAGAGTAGTTTTAAATTTAAAAGTATCACCTCCCCAATTAAGATATAATTCATCAAATTGAAAATTGTAGTATTCTAATATTTTAGAAACAGCGTCTCTCATTCCCGTAACCGTATCCAATCTACCGGTTGCTAATATTAAGTAACCACTTGGATCATTTTTTGCATCTACATATTTTTTATAAACCCATTCGTTTTTTGGTGTATCAAAAATAGAAATATCTAAAGTTTCTACTTTAGACCACCATCCTCTATGAGGCCAGACACTGCCAGTTTTTTCTTGCCATATTTGCTTCCCCGGTTCAGGTAACATAGTATGTATTAATGTTTCATCAAAGTCGAATGAGTATAAAGTATTATACATAAAATTTATTTATTTTTTCACAAATATATATAAATTATTTAAAAGTAGAAACAGAAGAATAAAAAATTATATATAATTTAATTATGAAAATACAACTTGACTTTAAATCGATTTTAATTTTGGTGTTTTTAGGAATATCAATTTTGTTTTTCTCAATGTGGTTTCTAAAAGGAACTGGTTATAAAAAAGAATTTAAGAAACTAGAATTAGAATTTCAAAAATTACAAAAAACAAGAGATTCATTAGAAGCAGTCAATATAAAATTAAAAATTGACTTTGAAAAAATTCAACAGAAAATTGATGAAAGAAATTTAGAAATTAAAAAGGTAGAATATGAATTAGTAAAAGTTAAAAAAGATCTTAATTCATCCAATAATCAATTACAAAAAAATAAAAAAGATTTAGAAGAGACTAGAAAAAAAATAGAAAAACTTAAAAAAGATCCAATAAAGAGAGAAGGCGAAGACCTTATAAATTCTCTTAAAGAAAAATTAAAATAAAAATGAAAAATATATTAATAACTTCAATATTCTTAATTTTATCAACTATTTGTTTCTCTCAAGACTATCCTAGAATTGAAACTGATTCAAACGGAATAAAATTGGTAGTAATGACTTATGAACAAGCTCAAAAAATTGATAACGCATTTGAATTAGTCACTCTATTAGAAAAGGCAGGAGCTGAATGTGATAGTCTTACTCTATCTTATGTAAAAGTTATAGACGGTCTAAAAAGACAAGTTTCTCTTTTAGAATTAGATTTAAGTTTATATAAAGGACAAGTAATAGACAAAGATAGACAATTATCAAATATTCAAAAACAATTAAATAATTGCGAAACTAATAAAGCAGCATGTGATTCTCAAATTTCTATAAGAGATAGTCAAATTAATTTACTCAATGATGAAATTAAGACTTTGAAAACAAAGAGAAATATTGCATATGGTGTAGGGATTGGAGGAGTTATCGGAGGCATTCTACTTGTTTTATTTATTCATTAAAATTGAAAAAAAATTGGTTTTTTTAATTAATATATACATTATAAAAAATATAGCTATAAAATGAAGCACATTAGAACATTTGAAAGTTATCGTATAAGAAAAAACAGAGAAGAGATTATTAAAGAATCTGTTCTTCAAGTAAACGATATCTATAAAGTTAAGACTATGATTGATATTCCACAATCATTAATCAATGCTTATGTTAAAAAAGTAAAAGATACTACAGGTAAAAACTTGAGACAATTTTTTGGAGATGTTGATATCGCTGAAGAAATTGTTAAGTATATAAACTTGAATAATCTTGATGTTGAAAAACTACCAGGAAATGCTCTCATGGGTGGGGCTCAAGGACAAACTCAAGGACAAAATCAGACACAAGTTCAAGTAGAAGGTGGTCAAGAACAAGCTCAAACACAAGAACAAGCTCAAACACAAGGACAAGCTCAAACACAAGGACAAGCTCAAACACAAGGACAAGCTCAAACACAAGGACAAGCTCAAACACAAGGACAAGCTCAAGGTCAAGGACAAGCTCAAGGTCAAGCTCAAGGTCAAGGACAAGCTCAGGGTCAAGGACAAGCTCAAGGACAAGCTCAAGGTCAAGGACAAGCTCAAGGTCAAGGACAAGCTCAGGGTCAAGGACAAGCTCAAGAAGGAGAATTTGAAGAACCACAAGCTCAAGGACAAGCTCAAGGACAAGCTCAGGGTCAAGGACAAGGTCAGGGTCAAGGACAAGCTCAAGGACAAGCTCAAGGACAAGCTCAAGGACAAGCTCAAGAAGAGGAAGAAGAGGGAGAAGAGGAATTACCAGCTTAATCTAAAATAAAATATTAAAGAAACCCATCAGAAATGATGGGTTTTTTATTTAATATATAGTTTATGAAGTTTATTAAAACATTTGAAAGCTACAATGAAGATACTTTAATCATAGTGGATGTTCAGAAATCATTTAGAAAGTATTTTTCCGAAATGTATCTAAACGAACTTAAAAAATACTGTAAAAATTTTAATAATGTTTATCAGATTTGGGATAATCATCCGGATGGTAAAAATGTGGATAAAGATTATCTATATGATGAGACTCCTGAAATTCCTATCCATAAAGACATTTATCACTTTCCAAATCAAAAAGAATTAATTGAAAAAAGATATAATTACGACGTTGATGCCGATTTTTACAAGAAAATACTAGATAAAGAAGTTTATGATAAAATTAGTAAAAAAGAAGAGGAAAAAACATTAAAAAAAGGAGATATCTTTGAGACAAAGGAGGGAACTATAATCACATTTATAAACAACAATCATGTTTGGTTTCACTGTCCTAAAAAACTATATGATCTTTTAATAGACTTAAAGGGAAGAGAAGTTACTATTGTTGGTGGAGCTGACGGCGAGTGTCTAGAGGATGTAGTAACAACAGCTGAAAGTTTAGGTGTCAAAATAAAAAGAGATTATAAATACATCTGGACCGCTACAAGTTGTCCAATAAAGTAGAAAACAAATGAAATATTTAAAATTTTTTGAAAACTTCGAATATGAAGAAATAGAATTACCAGAAGAAGAGTATCTTTACATCCAACCCTCACAAATTAAAAATGCAGGTAATGGTCTTTTTACCTCTATAGATATAGAATGTGGTGAAATCATTTCTAAATTTAAAGGGGAAGTAATATCAGATGAAGAAGCAAAAAGAAGAGCCTATCTAGGAGATGATGATTACTTTATGAATTTACCATCAGGAGAAACTTTAGACTGTAAAAGAACAGATTGTTTTGCTAAATTTGCAAATGATGCTGAAGGAATTCCTTCAAATTTTGAAAATAACTCAATTATAACAATGGACGATGATAACAATGTTGTTTTATTATCAGATAGAGATATCAAATCAGGTGAAGAAATATTTGTTGGATACGGAAAAAGTTACTGGAAAATAAATAAATATCGAGTTAATTAAGAAACAGAAGCATAAACTTCATAACCCGCTACCTCAAAGTTTATTTCCATATATTCTTGAAATCTCTCTGGATCTTCAAAAAATTCAACTAATAAAGAATATTCAATTTCTTTTAATTCAGGAATATATTCATTTATTTGTGATTTAATTTCATTTTCTATACTTTCAGCTGATAATCTTGTCTCATGTAATAGTTGATATAAATCTCCTCCGAAATTAGGATCACCAAAAAAATCACCTTTATTAGTGAATAAAATCATTTCATATTTTTGTATTATAACTCTTACAACATCATCCTCAATAATATCCGGAGTTTTAAATCTGGGATGACCAGGGTACCCTATATAAAAATCTACAAAATTAAAATTACTCATAAAATTATATATTAAAAATTAGAATCTCAATTCAATATATCTCTTATTTTTCCAATAATAGTCATCGCTAGTATTATTGGGTCGGTATTGGTTTCTAATTTAGAACCATAGTCAGCGATAATATAATTACATTCAAATAATTTTTCTATACTTTTTCCCTCAGATATAGACCAATCAATAAAAGGTTTTCCTAGAAGTTTTATCATTGTGTCAATTCTATCAGCTGTAAATGTATTCATTAGAAAATGATAAATTTTCTCATAATCTAAAGATTTATCATAGATAATATTATATAAATCTAATTTTATTTTATTTGAAACGTTTATCGATGAGGTATTTGTGACACCGGATTCTAAGAAACTTTGAACTTCCACAATTATACTTCTAAAGTCTGGAAATTTCTTTTGAATTATCGAAACCAACTCTTCTTTTTTGATTTCTTTTTGCTCTGTTGGTAGAATTGTTGTTGTTAATCTTTTAAATATTTCCTGCTTTAAAAACTTTTCTTCTTCCATATTTTGACAATCAAAGCATATTTGAGGTATTCTAGATTTTATCCCATCCGAAATTTTGTTTATATGATTAGTTGTTATTATAAACCTTACATTCTTATTATACTTCTCAATAAATGCTTTAAATGCATCTTGAAATTGAGATGATACTCTTTCAAACTCATCTAAAAATATATATTTGATATCAGAATCAGAATCAGATAACATTAATGGAGTAAATTTACAGAAGTCTTCAATTTGATTTCTCAAAACATCAATTGATGTAAAAAGTGAGGAGTTTAGTTCAAGAAAAGGTTTATCTTTTGTGTATTTACCAATTAATATTCTAGCTAAGCTAGTCTTTCCGGTACCAAAGTGTCCGTAAAAAATGTAATTACCATTTATTCCATTTTCGAATTGTTTTTTTATTCTTGGAAGTAATATAATATCTTCTAATTTTTTAGGACGCCATTTTTCCCATAACAATAATTGATTAACTGAACTCATAAATTTTATATGATTTTACTATGTGAAAGTTATAGATAAATGCAGGGACTAAGTTTTTTATATATAACGAATATGATTGGAGAAAAATTTAATTTTGAAGATGTATTTTTTAGAGACTTAACGGTTTGTGTCTTAGACACACTAGAAGGCCAAGTCAATTGGATTAATAGATTCTCATCAGGGGATATTCCGGTTAGCGTACCATTTTACTACTCACTGAGTGGCGATGAAAGATTTTTACTTGATTCTTTTCAAGATGATATAGTATCAGAAAACAGATTTGTTGAACTAAATACCGATATCATACCAAGAGGACATCTTACACTAACAGGATTTAATATTAAGTCAGATGAATTTGCCAATCCAAATGTTTGGCTTAGAATGGTTGTTGAAAATGAAATAGAAATTAGAAAAGTTTTAGCAAAAGTGAGAGCAATTCCGATTACTGTAAATTATGACTTAACTATTCTTCTCTCAAATGAAATAGACACATTTAAGTGTAGTCAAGCTATTATGGACACACTTTGGATTTATAAATTTATGTATTTTGAATACAACTTTATGAATATTGACGCGGTGATATTAATGCCAGATTCTAATCAAATTGAATTATCTAGAGAAAAAAACCTCACCAGTGATAACAACATCACATTAAAAGTGTCTTTTACGGTAGAAACTTATTATCCAGCATTTAGAAGAGATAGAGTAAATATTGAAGGATATCCTAAATATTATGGAGGATCAATGACAGATCTTAACAATTACACAATAACAGGAGGTGTTTCTGAGTACTTTGCAGGTCCTGGTTTTACAGGATCAAGCAGCAGAAATCCTACATTTACTTCCGTAACAAACACAACAAATGAGGCAAGTGGATTTCCAGGATGGCCAAGACCACCATATATTGGTCCTCCATTTTTAACACCTCCATTTTCAACCATCGGAGGTACTGAAACAGGAGTAACAGGAGTTCCGGGTCAAGATGGAAATACTGGATTCTTTGGACAAACTGGTGGATTCAATGAATTAAGTAATCCATTTGGATCTAACTTATCACAAGTAATTGGTCCTAACGGAACTCTTACAAATGACCCTGACTACTTTATGGTTTCACCAAAAAGAACAAAATGGTTTAACAATATACTAAAAGCGAGACAGAGGTCTGCTGCTCAAAGTCCTAATCCAAACTCAGGACCACCAACAAATGCTAATGATGGAGCATCAAATCCACCAACAAATCCTAATCCTTTGTAAAATTATAAAATGACAAAAAGTGACTTTTTTGTGTTAATATATAGTAATAAAGAAAAAATAATATTTTAAAATATGAAGAATCTTAAACTCGAGTTGTTTAACTTCAAAAAGAATCTTTCCCTTGATCAAGAAGAGATTTCTGTTATAGTAGAAGGACATATGAATGCTTGCATAGAGCACTCAGAAAAAACAATAATCAAATCATTAAATGAGAGATTAAAAGCTTATACTTATGATAAGAGTGTTAAGTCTCTTTTAGAGGGCCTAAACGATGACATGGCTAATTATGAATTGTTATATGAATTAAAGAATTTATATAATGTTTTAAATTCAAAAAATCAAGGAGAGCTTTATAGACAACCAATTAATGTTTTATTACAAACTATTAATCTTGAATCAGATCAAGATAGAATGTCTAAAATTCTTAATGAATTAGCTGTTTATGATTGGGTACCTGAAGTTAAATTATTTGTTCACAATTTAACTACTTCTCCTGAGAAGAGAAGCAACTTGTTAAGTGGGGGTAAAGGGGAATCAGTTTATTCAATTGTAGAACAAGTAGAAAATGGTCACATCGCACTTATCAAAGATTCTTGGTTTATTTTAACAGAAAACACAATCGAAAAAACTTTACTTGAATCAAATATTAAAGAAGAAGGAGAACTTAGAACTCTAAGAACTTTAGAAACTGCTATGAAATATGCTACAGTTAATGAGGATAGAATTAATTTCAGAATTTCTGAATATCTTACATTAGGTCTTTCCGTTTCTAAAAAAGGAGGAATCTACATAAATGACGACGAATTAAACTCAGACACTACACTTGAGTCTTTATTTAATTCTCCGATTGTTCCAATCGTAAATAAGAACTTCTATCCAATTTTATTAGAAGTATCTGAAAATTTAGACAAATTTGTAGAATTAGACGTAGTTAAGAAAATTGAAAACCTCATAAATCCTCACTTAGAGTGCTACGCATTTAACTACAAAAACAACACTTATCTTTACAGATGTGATGAAAGATATGGAAATTCTTTCTTTAAATACGAATCGGCTTTAGAATTAGTAAATGAAGTAAGAAATGAGTTAAACTATGATTTAACTTACTTTTATGAAAATAAATTATCTAAAGAAACTGTTGTTAAAAGAAAACTTGAAGATAAAGAAAGAGAAATCAGTTTAAAGCTAGAAGATGTTCAATTCAACATTGAAAAAGTCAGAGGATCAATTCAAATGATAGGCGAATCAGAAGTTTTAACTACCGCTCTTAAAAACTTAGAAAAAAGAGAAGTAGTTCTTAAAGCTGAACTTGGTGGTGTTAAAGAACTTCAATATAAAGAAAGAATTAAACTTTAATTTTTTTAAAATATAAAAATTAAATCCTCAAAGAAATTTGAGGATTTTTTTGTTTTATAAACTTTTTAAATAAATTAATATATAACATGAAGTAAAAAGCTTCAAAGAAATAATCAGATTATTTCTTAAAAATAAAGCTTAATGAATGTATTTAAATAATAAAGATCTATACGTAGAAATTATCGTATCAAAAGCACAAGGCAAACTTACCAGAAACGCCGAAAAAATGTTAGAACTCCTAGCCAAAAAAACAATAAAAAAAATGAGATACTGGTCAAATGATGACAAATTAGACTGTTATCAATCTGGACTTTTAGATATGTTCCAAAACTGGTACAATTTTAATGAAGACAAATCAGTTAACGCATTTGCTTACTTCACCGAAGTATTTAAAAGAGGAATAGCCAAAGGATTTAATGAAATCTATAAAAAGAAAGGTGATAACGAAAATCAGATTAAATTAATATCAATTGAAGGAAGTAACGATGGACAAGGTCTTCACTCAATCTAAATAGAATATAAGTCATTAAAAAACCCACTTAAAAGTGGGTTTTTGTTTTTTACGAATAAACTGTTTCTAACATTTTAGCAGATACCAAATAAGGATCACAATTTGAAGATGGTCTTCTATCTTCAAAATATCCTCGTCCATCCACAAGTGATTGAGCCGGAATTCTAATAGATGTATCTCTAGTGCTATACCCATAGCTAAATTCATGAATTCCCGATGTCTCATGCTCACCGGTCAATCTTTGTTCGTTATGCAAACCATAAACTTCAATATGTTCCATATGAGATGATTCAAGTTTTGGCATTGTTTCTTTAATCAATTCAATACCACCATCTTCTCTCATTTCTTTAGAAGAGAAATTAACGTGACACCCTGTTCCATTCCAGTCACCTTTGATAGGCTTTGGATGCAAAGAAACATTAACACTATGTTTTTCAGCAACTCTTTCTAAGATATATCTTGATATCCAAAGTTGATCAGAACCGTTGAGAGCCGTAACAGGACCAATTTGATATTCCCATTGTCCAAGTAGAACTTCGGCATTGATTCCCGAGATATCTAAACCAATCTCTAAACACATATCCATATGCTCCTCAACAATTTGACGACCAATTACTGTATCAGCCCCAATTCCACAATAGTAGTCACCTTGTGCTCTTGGAGTTTTACCAACTTCAAATCCCAAAGGCAAACCAACACCCTCTCCAAAAGGCATACCCGGCTTATGAGTCAAAGTGTATTCTTGTTCCCAACCAAACCAAGGAGCATCATTCTTAATTAAAGAATTAAGATTTAAACCATCTACAATAGAAGCTAATTTTCTTCTATTGTTTGTTGGATGATTAGTTCCATCTGGACTCAAAACCTCACAAAATACTAATTTATTAGGATATTCTCTAAATGGATCTTTACAAACAAATACTGGTTTTAACAAACAATCTGTGTTTTTACCTTTACCTGCCTCTGCTTGAAGAGTTGAACTACCATCAAAAGACCACATTGAGTAGTCCTCGGGATTCATAGTTTCTGCTTTATCAACTATTTTTGTTTTACTTCTGAGTTGCTGGGGCTCGGAACCATCTAACCAAATATACTCTAATTTAATTTTCATAAAAGTGTTTTTTTTTATTTTATTAAATTTTAAAACAAAGTTTAGATAAATAAATATACTTTTGTAATATGAGATTAGCTATTATACAAATTTGGGAAGAGTCGTTTAGTGATAACTCAATATCACCCGATGGATGCACTTTACATATTGATAAAGAATATAGAAATAGATATGTTGAAAATTTTTATAACAACAGAACAGAAGAAGTACCAGATACTTACGAAAGGATAGTAGGTAGAGAATCATTTGTTAAAATATCAGAAGAATTATGGGATATACTCTCAATAAACAAAAATATAAGAATAACAGAAGTTGAATTCAATAACCTAATTGGTTTTAAAAAAATAAAACAAGCATGATATCTTACTTATCACTTATTCCTCTCTTTATTTGGATGAATCTTTTTTATCTTTCCAATATTACTAAAATTGATATTAGGTTTCATCAAATAGATTTGTCAAAAAGTAATAAGACTTTAATTTTATTTTATATTACTAAAATTTTATACTGGATGTGGATAATTTTTGGAATTTATTTGAAATTATACACCCCAGTGTTGATACTTATCTCACTGACTATAGTAAAGTTTTTGTCATATCGTTTTTCAACTAAATTATACAAAATATCTAACTTAATAACACCTATAATCTCAATAGTGTTAATGACTTTGATAGTTTTAACTTATTTTTTAAACATTAAACTTTTTTAAGTGATCTTCAGTTATTATAATAAATTCATATCCCTTCTTATTACAATATGATATCATAGTTTCCCACTTATTCTTATTCTTATAAGCCATTTTTAAATCGTATTCAAAGTTTTTTAACTTTTTTGCACCAGACTGAGGAACAACTAACCGACCTTCATTTAAGTCTTGAACCATTTTATACTCTTTCATTGGCTTAACTTCAACCACTACTTGTTTTAAAGATCCATCTTCCAGTCTCATTTCATAGTAAAAATCAGGATAGTAACAATGCTCTTTAATTTTTGTATCTCCGTTTTCAAAATGGGTCATTTGATAAGGTATTCTCATACATTCAGCCCCCCACTTTGTAATTTTAGTATTGTGGTCTAACCAAGTCATTATCTTCTTTTCCCAAGAACTTCTAAAATAGACACCACCATAAGTATTTAACTTTATGACTTTATCTTTAAACTTAGGTATATAATTACCCTGATTATAGTTCTTATTACTTGGTTTAGAATTTAACATAAATAAAGGATTCTATTTATTTTATATATAAAATAAACTTTAAACCCTATGGGAGAACTATATGAAAGACTAAAACTAAATAAGTTTGTAAAAAGCAATGACGTTCCAAGTTTTTTTAAGCAAAATTCTCTCGACTTCTATCAAAGATATTTAAAGTCAGATGATTATGTCAAATCAACTCCTGTCACAAATATTATAAAAGGTCAATTTTATTTTTTTCACTATAAAGATGACTCTAACTGGGTCAAATGGTCTCCTGTTTTTGTAGTTGATGTAAAAGTTTATAGTAATAAAATTATTTTACTATGTGTAAATTTTAATTTTCTACCTTTAGAGGTAAGAGTGGCTATTTTTGATAAGTATCTTACAGAAGCTGATTTTGAAAAGTGTGAAAGACTAAAAGGCAGACACTTTATAAAAGTTAAATTTGAGCCAATGTATAATGAGTTAAAAAGATTGAAACTAGAGTATTGTTTAATGGAATATAATGCTATTCAAATTGCTCAAGCACACAGAATTCATTTTACATTACTACCCGAATTTCTTTATTCTCAACATCCAAAGAATAAATATGACCCTAAAAAACTTATTCAAATTTGGAAAAAGAAAGCAGAAACTTCTGTAGAAAGAGACTCTGAAATGTCACAACTAGCTATTGATGATCTATATAACTTTGATAAGGATTTTACAACAAAATTTAAAGTTTTAGAAGGACACATCAAAAGGATTAGAGCAAGTGCTCAAAAATATGGAAAAGGCTAATCTAATAGATTGTCAATATTAAAGTCTCTATAAACTTGTTTTGTTATATCACCTAAACCAGTATCAAGTAATTTATCAAAATTTGAATCTGTTGAGTCAATCTCATAATCTTTAAGTGTTTCTAAATTTTTATTATACCACATATAAAAGAAATCACATGCAGTCTCAACTATATCTTCATAAGAAGGTTCCGAAACTGAATCATAAGCACAAAATAAAATTCTAACATCTAATGGCTGTTCAGTGTCATAGATAATATCAATTGATTTATTCCAATTTAAGTTTATAGTAAATCCTAATTTTTCAATTCTATCTAAATGATCAAACATTTTTTAATATTTTACTAAGTTTATTCTCTCTTTTATCTTCTATTTCAATTGGTTCTACTATTATCTCACCGTTTGATATTCTAATTTCCCATTTGTTACCAGTGACATCATCAAGTAGAGCTAATTTTTTTATAACACAATAACCATCTGGTTCTATTCTAAGAACAGAATCACCAGTTGAACTATTCACATTAAATATATTAGGTTGAAGTTTAACAGTCATTATAGTTTAATACCGGTTTTGGGATCGTAATTCATAATTAACAACTCAATACCTTTAGCTTGTTCGGATTTTAAATCAGAGTTGTTTCCACCTTGAGCCGAACTTCTAAATACTTCTTTCTCTGTCCAAACGTATTTATCTTTAGGTAATAACTCTTCTAAAAGAGGAAAATAATAATAAGAAAGTGACCAACGACACTTAGTCTTTTTGATTAACTCCAATAGTCTTCTATGAGAAGCTGGTCCAAACATTCCTTCTTTGTCAGCACCATACCAAAACAATCTTTTAGCGTCATCTTCACCATTTTCATCTGGTCTGAAGTATGGTGGATCCAAATAAAGATAAGTATCTTCTGAATCATATTTTGTAATAAGTTCTTCAAAATCAATATTTAAGAAATCAGTAATTGATTGTAATTTAGGAGTATATTTATTTTTTTTCAATTTATCAATAAGAACTTCTAATTTCAAACGGTCTTTATCTTTTTTATAACCATTGAAACCAGCACCTCGAGGATAAACAGAGTTATGAGCAGAAGTGATAAGAAAAGCATAAATAGCGGCTTTCTCAAAATCACCAATTTCAAAATTCATATCATCTAAGAAATCATTTTTTTGATATTCTTTATAAATCTTTTTATAGAAATCCCATTTCTTTAATGGATCTGTTTCTTCTGTGAAAAGAAGAGTATTTTTTAAATTCTCTAAATAAGGTAGGAACTCCTCAGGTTGTGATGAACACTTGTATAAGTTCACCTGATGACGATTTTTATCATTATAGACAACTACATCGAATTTAAGTTGATCGTCATCCATATACGTTCCCATTGAACCAGAAAAAGGTTCTAAATACGTTTTAATTCCAGTTTTTGGGATTTTTGTATTGATTAATTCTTGAAATGCTGAGGAACTCTTACCTCCGAAATAACTTATTACCGCCATTTTATTTATTTTGATTTTTAATTTGTTCTTCTAGTGAAGGTCTTTCATTTTGTTGTCTTAATTCTTCTCTAATCTTCATTAAAATTTTACCTAAATGATTTTCACCAATACTATTACATTTTGGACAAGAACACTGACCCCAAAAGACATCGTGCCAAAAGTTACCCTCTATAAGTTCTAATTTACCAGTATCCAATAACATCTCGCATAATTTAGGATCTTTGAATTTTTCACGAATTCCCCAATTCATAAAGTCTAATTTTTTTTCTTCCCAATCTTGTCTAACTTTTACTCGACTTCCTAATTTTTTTACATCACCAGCATCTGGTATTCTAGCAATTAACTCTCTAAAATCAGGAGCAGTATAATAAACACCATCAATGAATTGCATTTGAGTAACTTTTAGAGCAACATAATAGTGTTCTACAGAAGGATATGTAATTCCTTTATGTTCAATTTTACAGGGATAAAAGTTTGAAAGGAAATAATAACGACCTCTAAAAGAATTGATATAACTCATAATTCTTATATGTTATAAATTAAAAAAGTCCACCTTAGGCGGACTTAATTTTAGTGGAGATGACCGGCTCTGCCTCCGGTGTCTTCCCTAGCTAACAATAATTATTCATTTACAGGCTTAGTGAAATTTTTCTAAACTCACAAAATATTTAGTTGAACTAACCCATCACTCTAACAATTCTGGTTTCACATTTTAAACTGTGTGATTCAGCTGGAGAATTTTTGCGATTAGCTTAAAAGCTTAAACTACTGCTAGCTCTTCTGCCTTAAGCATGTTGTTTTGTAACGCCGCTACTAAATCTTCACGGGATGCTACTTCATTTGTTTTGCCATTTACGACTTTTGTTACCTAATTTATTAGTCGGTCATTTAACCACCCGACACCTGCATAACTACCACTACTCTATGAATCTATTCTATGACATCCCCATAGTCATTGTAATTATTTTACAAATGTATATATAATATTTGAAAATAAGAAAAAGTTTAATTAAAATGGCATATTATCATCTTCTAAACCTTCATCTAATGTAAAACCAAACGAAAGTATTCCACCACCGGATTTCGATTGCCAAATGTCAAATTCAGCATCATATTGAGCTAATATATCTCTTTTAAGTTTGTTAGCTACTTCAAAAACTTTAATAATACTTCTAAGTGTCTCTTTTTTTGCCATATTAACTTCAATGACAATATCCTCATTTCTTTTTGCCGTAATCTGAACATTATCAACACCCGAGTTTCTAAACATTTGACGAAGCAAATAAGTTAAATGTTGCACGTCATCATCATCATCATCATCATCTGATTCATATCCATAGTCATCATCTTCATCATCGAATTTAGGATTTGATGATTTTCTCGAGTTATCACGCGTACTTTCATCGTCATACCAATCATCATAATCTCCATAATCTTTAGTAGAATCATCATCATATCCATAATCATCTTCTGGCCAACGAGCTTCATTTTTCTTATTAGCAGAAAGTTCGTTATTAAGATGACTAAATTCGTCTTCTCTGATATTTTCTAAATATTTTATAAATGTTTTTATTTTCATATTACTTTAGCTCTATTTTAAAATATGTTTCATCAAAGATTCCTAAATCCTCTATTTTGTACTTGTTAAGTATTGTCTGTATTCTTATAAGTGAATCATAAATTTCACCCATATCAGTCTCTTCTAAATCTAAACTAACAAATATTCTATCATCTTTACCAATGACCTTTACATCAATCCCAAATACATTCTTTTTAATCTCGTTTATAAGATTCTTATGTTTTGCAAATAATTCTTCATTATAACCAACCTTTCTTTTAATCGGAAGTTTATTCCAATCAACTTTAACAGAAGCCTCTGCTAACTTAATGAGGTAAGTCATATTTTGCATTTCTGTTCCTCTGTGTTCGTTATAATAACCAACAGATATATTAGTACATTCAGCAATATCCTCCATTAGAGAAGCCGAATCAGTATAAACACCAGTTGTATCTAATGAAAGATTTAAACCGCTTTTGTTATATTCGTCACAAAGTGCTTGTCCAAACTCATTTGAACAACATTGTCTTCCCAACTGATGAGTAATCACAGATGTAGTTCTTCTTCTATCAAATGATACACAAGCTTTAACATCAGTAAGATATTCACATCTATCATATATTGAAGAGAGTGCATTTGAACCAATTCCACCTCTTTCCTCACCAATAAAGAAATAGTAAATTCCCGGCACATTGTTAGTCATCATATATAACATAACAGCAGTTCCTGCTTTATCATCGGCTCCTAAAATTGAAGATCCATCAGTGTAGATATGCTCATCACCAGATCCAGTTTTAATTAGTCTAAAAGAATATCCCTCTTCCGATACTCTACCATTTGCTTGAAAAAGTTTAGTAGTTTTTTGCTCTCTATCGGCGGTATCTAAGTGACAAGTAAACATTATTGTTGGTTTATCACTTCCTATTATTTTATAATAATTACCAACTTCGTCTCTTTTTAAGTCTTTTGGTAAAAACTGTAATACTTCTTTTTCATGTCTACAATCATCAAAATGAGGATAAGTTTTAGTAGTCAAAGACAGAAAAGTTGCCTTAACATCCTTTGGATTATAAGTAAAAGAAGGCACTTGTATTCTTTGAGCGGAAGTCGTAGATTCATCTCCGATATTATCAGAAACCATATCATTGTATTGATAAATAAAAGACTTTATTTCATCTTCAGTAAGAAGACCAGGCCAATAATATCTAAAGAACTTACCAATCTTCATATCAAATTTTTTACCACCAATAGTTACCTCAAAACAATAAGCCTTATTTGAAATTGTAACATCTGTAATTCCTAAACCATTTTGATACTTAGATCCAGGCTCACCCAACCAAAGCATTTCAAATGCAAGATAACTATCATTATCTTCCATTTTCTTAAGAACTTTTTCTAATTCACTAGAAATTTTAATTCTAGCACTCCTATCTACGTCTTTTGGTGCTTCTTTTTTGAAAACATCTTCTTTAGATTTATATGCACCAGTTGGTATATTTCTATTTGGATCAGTTATAGACTGTGTTCCAGCCTCAAATATTTGATTAAATTTAAATAAATTCATATCAGTATATATTAAATTTAAATAGTGATTTCTTCCGCATTTATATAATCAACTTTAACTTGACCATCATTCATACCAGGTTCTTTTTTGACAAACTTTCTTTGACAATAAACCACTTTGACAGAAGGTTCTTTAGCTGCTTTTGAATTCTTTTTAGCAATTTCAGCGGCATATTTTAATATTTCAGGTGTAGGTAAGTTTTCTCTAACTCTTATAACAACATGAGAACCAGGAACACCTTTAACGTGCATCCAAATATCTTCATCCTCAGCAACATTAAAAGTTAAATAGTCATTTGATTTAGCATCTCTTCCATATTGTAGAAAAAAACCATCAACTTCAATCTTTTTGATATCTGGGAATTTAGGCTTTTTACTTTCAAAATATTTCAAATATTTCATTACATATATATTATTTATATAAAACAAAAAAGACCTCATTTAGAGGTCTTTTTTGAATATTTGGTAACTTAATATTAGTTAAGGAAACCAGCTGCATCTACAACTTTGATAGTCATAAATTGCTTTTGTGGGAACCAACCAACTTCAGCAACTGCATATCTACTTCTTAGTAACATTCTTGGAGCGAATGTAGCTTCAGAAATGATAGAGATTGACTGAGCCATTAAGTAAGGTACGAAAATGATACCTGGTTGGTCAGGATTGTTCTTTCTACCAAGAACGATTCTGTTGTCGTTATATTTCATATATGGATCAACATAGATTGAAATATCACCAATTGAACCTACAGGGTAAAGTTGTCCAGAAGCATTCATTTTAGACTTCAACGGGTTAATTGTATAACCAGCGATATCAGATAGAGCTGCAGCAAGACCTCCGTTTGTAATAACGTACTGAGCAGGACCTACACGACCTTCAGTTGCGATATAGTTAGAAGCGTGAGCAATCTTAGTGACAAGCTTTCTTTGAACAGCGTGAGTAGTTTCACCACCAGGACCACCTGTACCAACATAAGCTGTGTTTAAGTCGAAGATAGTCTTACCAGCTGGGTCACCAGTTAATGCTGCACCTGCTGCTGGAGCTGAAGTTCTGTTAAGATCACCTAATTCAAAAATCTTAGCAACGATTTGCTTAGAGATTGTTTGAGATAATTCATTAACAAGAATAGATTCCATTTTTTGAACGATATCCATACCTGTGTTAGCTTTGATATCTTCAATTTCAGTTCTTCTAAGAGCTGAAGATACTTCGATAGTACCAACTGCGATAGTTTTAGAAGAGATTTTTGGACCGATAACACCTGAGTAAGTATCATCATCATCCTGACGAGACATTGGGTAGTTTCCAGTAAATCCAGAAGCTCCTGATGTCCAGTTTGAAGAGAATCCAGGGATATGATCTTCAAGAGCTGATACTAATTCAACTGTTAAGTTAGCAGCACCTGGAGTAACAGATACAGTACCTACTGTAGCGATTTGATCAACCATTGACATAGTTGCATTGAAAGTGTTTCTTGTTTCATCAAATGACCAAAGAGCACCAGCACCACTATTAACAGCTGTATGAGATGTATTAAATTGTCTGAAAGCTCTAAACATTGGATAACCATCAATACGAGAGAATCCTAAGAATTCAACAACACCCGCTCTAGAACCACCTGGATCAGCAGCAGCATTTACAGTTGAACCGTAGATGTTTGTGAACCATCTTCCTTGAAGACCACCTTGTGTTTGAGCACCAGCGTTAGCTGTCAAAGTAGCATTTACAGCAGCTTTCTGAGCAGCATCATCAACGTTTAATTTGAAAACTTGTGGTCTTTCATCTTGTTGTCCCAATCTTGTATCATCATATTGGAAGTCAATGTAAAGTAAGTCGATTTTTGGACCTGGAGAAGGTTTAACAGCAACAAGGTCAAGACCGATTGTTTGAGCTGCGATTTTCATAGCTACAGGTAATAGGTTTTGACCAACATCACCAGAACCAGGAGTTCCTGTGTAGTTAGCACCTACTGTTGTTCCAGCAGGACCACCAATTACTGGGTTCAATACTGCACCCATACCAGCTACGTTAGAAGCGTTTACATACGCGTTCTCATTAATTGAGTGATACTCAGCATATTCTGACATCCAATCAAGTCTGTCTTCACCTGCTACACCCATGTTCTCAAGAACTGGAGACCACTTCTTAAGAGCTTTTGATTTGTCTATTCTAATGTGTGACATAGTTTAAATTTATTTTTTTTTGTTATCTATATATAACCCTTTATTTCCCTAATTTTTGAAGGTGTGGATTTTTTATAGATTAAATCTTTTTGAATCTTTCTAAAATAGCTTGAGCTTCATTATCAGAAAGTTTATCTTCTTGTATCAAAGTCTCGTGAGCAACTAATTTTTTAGTTACAGATTCATTCTTTTTGAGGTTTCTAGTTAACCAGAAATGCTCAACTTGTGATTCAGTCATTAAAACTTCAGATGGATAAAGTCTAGCTTGTGATAAGATAGATTTTTTAGCTGATTCGTTCATTTGACTCCAGATTGCCTTAGTGTTTTCAGGCATTAATCTGATTACTCTTTCTTCTAGAGTTTCATTCTTTGTAGATAGAGCTTCAGCGATTAATGATAGAACTTCCTTCTGTGTAAAATAACTACTTTCGTTTATGTGTAGTTTAACAGTTTCTTGTTCTTCATCAGAAAGTGCATAAAAGCTGTCAACTTGTGACTTGTTTAAGAATTTTAAGAAATTCAAGTCAGTTGTTTCAGAAACTTTACGTTTTTTAGCTTCTTCAATAAGTTTATTAATTGACTCAGACAATTCAGAATCTTCGTGACCACTTACTTCATAAGAATTTGGACCACATTCTTCATCATCTTCGTTTTCATCTTCATTTTCATAAGAATAGGATTCTTCCTCTTCATGAGAAGGAACACCTTTATAATCATAATTGTTTTCATTCTCATCCTCGTCTTCTACTGCTTCAAAACCTGCAGCTGAAAGTGAAGGAAAATTCTCTTCTTCATTATTTTCAAATAATTTACCACCTTTAGAGTTTAATTTCTCAACAATCATTCCTTGATAAGAAATTGATTTATCTAAATTTTCTGCGATATATTCTGAATAAGCGATATTATCATCTAAATGCTCAGCAATGTACTCAGAGTAAGCGATGTTACCTTCAACATGTTCTGCTAAATACTCAGAGTAAGCAATTGAATTATCAACATGTTCTGCGATATATTCAGAGTAAGCAATGTTTTTGTCTAAGTTTTCTGCGATGTATTCAGAGTAAGCAATGTTTTTGTCTAAGTTTTCTGCGATGTATTCAGAGTAAGCAATGTTTTTATCTAAGTTTTCTGCTAAATACTCAGAATAAGAAATATTCTTATCAAGATTCTCAGCGATATACTCAGAATAAGAAATGTTTTTATCTAAGTTTTCTGCTACATACTCAGAATACTCAATGTTTTTATCAAGATTCTCAGCTACATACTCAGTGTAATTAATAGCCTTTTCAAGATTTTCAGCTAAATAGTCATTGTGTTTAGCTAATTTCTCAGTTGTAGATTTAAGAGATTTGTTCTCATTAACCACTACCTGAATTTTCTCTGCTAAGTAATCTAAATACTTAACTACTTTCTCATTAGTTGTGTTTAATTCTTCATAGTATTCAAGCAATTGCTCTAATTTCTTAGGAGCCATATCACCTTTAGAAATAGCAGATTTAACTTCTTTTTTAGTAGAAGCAATCTCATTTACTAGATACTTTGAATAATCAGTCAACTGTTTTTTTGTAACAAATTCGTTCTTGTTCATGTTGAATAATTCATTTATTTTTGACTCGTCGGACATTTCATATATCCTAAAGTTAGATTTTGGGTTAGTATAACCTAAAGATTCATTTAGTACCTTTACAGACATTTTAGCCGAAGCAAATCCTGGATCAGCAACGATGTCATATGTAAATAACTTCTTCAAAGAAACAGAACCATCCGATTCAGTGATACCAGCCGCTCTAGAAGAAACGAAAACTGGACAACCATCATCTACTAATGCTTTTGCCTCTTTACCCCAATAAGTACTTAGAAGTCTAATTTCACCTGATACAATATTTTGTTCTTTAACATATTGTGCCTTGGTGATTACGTGTGATGCTCTTGCTAACGAAGTGTCAAAAACATCTGGGTGATCAAATTCACCGTAAACAGCACCTAAACTGCTCATTCTTTCATTTAACTCATCTAACGCTGGTAAGAATCTGTCTGCCGTGTAAATACGTTCATTACGGTTCTTCACACCAAATTCTGTGAAGGTTCCACCTAAAACGTAATCTTTTTTACCGGAAGCATTTTCTCGTATCAACGAACTAGTAGAGTTTTCTACGATTAATACTGGTTTCATTCAAAAATAATTATTTTTTACCCTTTTAAAGTTGTTGTATATATTCCTAATAAAAAACCACCTATTTTAAAAGGTGGATTTTTTATAGTCCTCGAGAACTACTGAAAATAAAAAGACATGTAAAACATTAGTAGGAAGAAGAAACTATTTAATAAATAACTTTAAATTTTAAACGGTTTTTTATGATTCTTACCAGAGAAATAAAGATTAAGATTACTGAATCCAATTATCAATACTATGAGGATCTTGGTTACGAAGTATTAATTGGAGAAAATCTTTTAATACCCGTTGAACTAATGTCTAAAGGATCTCATTACAAGATTAAATGCAAATGTGATATGTGTGGTTTAGAAAAAGAAGTTATTTTTAAAAACTACGTCAAATATGATAACAACTGGGGAGAATATAATTGTAGAAAATGCTCAGAAAAGAAAAGAAAAGAGACTTTACAAAAAAACTACGGAGTGGATTACCCTATACAGAATAAAAAATTAATGGGAAAAATGAAAAAAACTCTCCTAAAAAAATACGGAGTAGAAAACATTTCAAAGAAAGAAACTAAACAAAAAGATTCTGAATAATACAACTTCTATGATAAACATAATAGAAGGTGATCGATATGAAGGTCAAATAGAGTTCTCAAATAGTGGAAATGCAAACATAACAATTGGAGAAAAGTCAATTTTTATACACAGAAAAAATACTCATAACTCACTACACTTAGATAAAGTAAAAGTAGAAATATTTAAAGGTGAAAAGAAATTAGAGGGGAAAGTAATTGAAACAGTTTCAAGATTTAGAACAGATTTTGTTGGTAGAGTTCAAATAGGAAAAAAGTCGACATTTGTAATACCAGACAGTGATAAATTATCAGTAGATTTTTATATCAAAGGTGGATTAGTTGCAAAAGACGGACAAAAAGTTATTGTAGAACTAACAAAATGGGAAGATTCTAAGTCACCACAGGGTAAAATAACTAAAATACTCGGAGACGCAGGTGATAACAACGCGGAAATGAACTCAATAATGTATGAGTATAATCTACCGGTTGATTTTCCACAAGAAGTTTTAAATGAGTCAGAATTAGTACCTGAAGTAATATTTGAAAATGAAATACTAAAAAGAAAAGATTTAAGAAGTGTAACAACACTAACAATAGATCCGGTCGATGCTAGAGATTTTGATGACGCTCTTTCAATACAAATAATCAACGAAAATAATATTGAAGTAGGAGTTCATATAGCAGACGTTGGTCACTATGTAAAACCAGGAACTAAACTAGATGAAGAAGCTTACAAAAGAGCAACATCGGTATATTTAGTTGATAGATGCGTTCCGATGTTACCTGAGAGACTAAGTAACGGAATTTGCTCACTAAAGCCACATGAAGATCGTTTGGCCTTTTCTGTAATATTCAATATAGATAAAGATGGGAAAATTATTAAAGAGTGGCACGGAAAAACGGTTATACACTCAGATAGAAGATTTACTTACGAAGAAGCTCAAGAAATAATCGAAGGATCTGACGGAGACTTTCACAATGAAATAAGAGTTCTTAATACATTAGCTCAGAAAATTAGAAAGAAAAGAATAAAAGATGGTTCAATCGAAATGGGAGGAATTGAAGTTCGTTTTAAATTAGCAGAAGATAATAAAAAACCTATTGGAGTTTATTTCAAAGAACAAAAAGAAGCTAACAAACTTATTGAAGAATTTATGTTACTAGCTAACAAATCAGTTGCTAAAATACTTTCAGAAAATCAATGGTTTAATGTTTATAGAATACACGATACACCAAATATGGAAAAATTACAACAACTAGTAGGAGTTTGTGAGAATTTTGGACACAATGTTAAAATAGAAGGAGAAGGAGATGATTTAAAAAAATCAATTAATCAACTACTAAAAGAAATAAAAGGAACTCCTGAAGAAAACATGATAGAGACTTTAGTTACCAGATGTATGTCTAAGGCTAAATATACTATCAAGAACATTGGTCACTATGGATTAGGTTTCAGTCACTATTCTCACTTTACATCTCCAATTAGAAGATATCCGGATTTAATCACACATAGAATTTTATTTGATTTTTTAAATAAAGGAAAACAAGGAAATCCTGCTAAAATTGAAGAAAATGCTAGTTGGTGTTCTAGTAGAGAATTAATAGCAGCAAAAGCACAAAGAGACTCTATAAAATACAAACAAGCTGAGTTTTTACAAGATAAAATTGGTCAAGTTTTTGACGGAATTGTATCAGGTGTAACAGATTGGGGAATTTATGTAGAATTAACCGAATCCAAATGCGAGGGAATGATAAGATATAATACAATAGGTAAAGTAAAAGTAGATTTAGAACATTATACTATTTCAGATGAAATGGGTAATAAAATTAGACTAGGGGATCCTTTAAAAGTTATAGTATCAACAGTTGATTTAGAAAAAAAGCAAATTGACTTTAAATTATTCTAATGAAAAGGACATTTGAAATAGAATTAAATAATTCCAAAATAGAGGATTATGAAGACATTCTATCACGATTTAGTAATTGGAAAAAATACAAAAGAGAAATAAACCTAAATATTTTATTAGAAGAAGGTAAAAAAATTCAATTTGATGTTGAAATACCAAATAATCAAAGTGTCTTTTATGTTAGTGTTTCGGATGATTTTAAATACACAACCGCTTTGGTAAATGTTTGTTCTGTTATAAATAAATTTGTTTTTATTATCCTAAACAACCAAATCATTAACTTAAAAATTGATGTTACCTTTTTAGACACGAACTGGGGTAAAAAAGTTAAAAATATACTTGAATCCGACATAGATTTAAAACTATTTCAACATATAAATATAGAAGGTCAAATAGATAATTTTTATTTTGAATTACCAAAAATGGCGGCATGAAATTTTATAAAGTTGTAACTCAACACACTCAGTATGAGTTGGATAAATTATTGAAAAAAATGAGCTCTACAGAGGTAGAGTATATTCAAAGTCTATACAGTAAAATATCTATAGTAGAATATACAGACGAGAATAACTTTGAATGTATGTTTGCAATTCTAAATGATTATTTGCTAAAAAAGCTAGATATCCTCTACAATAGTTATAATTTAAAATTTAAATTGATTGATTTAACAAGACAAATAATCAATGACGATTTTATAAAAACAAAATACTACAACAATTATCAAAGGAATGTCGAGGAAGAAATTTTATATTTGATAAAAAAATATAAAAAAGAATGGATTTCAAAAGATGATATCTTAGATAAAATTTTAGATAAAGGAATTGATTCTCTTACCGACTTTGACTTAGACATTCTTAACTCTTAAAACTCAAATTCTCCTCCTTCAGCGGGCGCTTCTCCTCCTCCTTCAGCAGGTGCCTCTGGAGCATCTTGAGCTCCTGCTTGAGCTTCACCACCACCCTCAACAGGAGCTTCTCCACCTTCAGCCGGCATTTCTCCTTCAACTGGAGCACCACCTTCAGCACCAGGAGCAGCACCAGCCGCACCAGCAGCCGCTTTATTAGCGGCATCTTTAGCCCAATATCTTTGGTTTTCAGTTTTTTCTTCAGGTGTTAATTTAAAGACATTATCCATAATCCACTCAATGTGAAAATATGGTTGTTCTCCATTCATAATTCCGGTTAATGTAGTAACAGCCTCAGCTCTTTTAGCTAAATTATTTATTTTTTTCCATTCTTCAAAAATCTGATTAGTATAGAAAATGATATCAACGCTATTAACAAAAACTTCATCATCCTTTAACTCAGGAAACTCGATTAGCATTTGTAATTTAAGAGGCTTAACAATAATCTCTTTAAAATTTGCTCTCAATCTACTAATAAAATTATGAAACTTAATTTCATCTCTTGTCATCTCAGCGGCATCTGTTATTAAGTTACCACCACCCGAGTCACCCTCAAAACGAGTAAGTGGAATTTTTGAAGCTCTTTTAAGTCCTTGGTGAAACCACTTTAACATTGTTTCATCATTTAAGTCATGTCCCTCTTGTTTAACGATTTCAAATCCCGGTGTTCCGGCATCTCCTTCTGGAAACCAGATTTGTTTGTTATAGTGTAAGTGCTTAGACCCATTTATTGATAAAGTTCCTAAGGTATCATCCCATTCAACTTCCTCCGAATAGTCATGAATTAATTGACCTATCTGTTCTTCTGCTCTTTGACGAGATAAACCTTTAATTGGAATTGTAAATTTTTGCCAAATCATTGCATTTGTTACGTTCCACATAATTCTTGTTTGTTCAAGAATTTTTAATTGGTTATAAGGCTTGATTAATCCTTCCACATAAGAAGTTTCCGAATAATCATTTTGAGTGGAATATGATATATAAATAATCTGAGAATCTAAGAAAATTCTCCTAAGTTGAGGATCTTCTGGAAACTGAATCCAAAGGTGGCCAACATTTGGCTCATAAGCCGGAACTAATGTCTCGGGTCTCAATCTGTTGAATCCGATAACATTTTTCTTTTTATCATCATAAATTATTTCAATTGCAATATATCCATCAATTAAGAAATCTCTCAACATATTCCAAGCGGTGATATTATCCGAGAATCCAAATTTTGTGTATAATCTCTCAAAAAATTCTTGATACTTATCTGTTATTTCTTGTGAATAATCAGTAGGCAGCGGTCTTGGTGAACAAAAGTCTTTATCCTCGTTATAAACTACTGTCTCATCTGATATAGCAGAAACAAAATCTCTAATTTCATCTTTAATTGAATACTCTCTTAAAATTCTTCTTTTATCAGCATATGACTTATCTAAATAAGGAATTGATTTTCTATTTAAAACTGAAGCAACAGCTCTTTGTGAAAAGAAATCATACATAGAATTACCCTTTGCTGAGTAAGGATCTTCATTGATTCCAATACCGACTTGATTTTTTATAATCATGTCATCATAGTTCATACCATAATTAGAAAGTGTTCTTAAGATTCTACTAAATAATCCTTTATTTTCTATTGCTGAGTTATTTCCTATGAAATTCTGACCAAATCCTGATGTATTAAAATTGTTATAAGTAGCCATTTAAAAATGCTAAAATTTTGTGATATATATTAAATTTTTGATATTCCTCCAGAAATTACTTTTTAATAGTTATTGTAATCTCTGCCTGTTTATCACCGTATCGGTCCTCTGTTATATTTTTCTCAACATCGAAATCAGAGAAATCTATTCCCCTAAAAAGACCATTCCACTTTCTATCAGTATAACTACCAGGTCCAAAACCATTACAATTTACAGTAATTTTAAATTCTTCTTTATTTAATCTTTTCACAATACCATTTACAAAATCACTTTTTGCAGCACTTGTCCTTTTGGACATTTCATTGTACAATTTTTGAACTTTGAATAAATCGCCTTCTACTTTTGCATTTTGAATAAAACAAACGACAATACCCCATTTCCAACTAGTATTAATTGACACCTGGACACTTTCTAAACGATTTTTAAAAGATATAAGTTCATCTAAAAACTCCCAAAACTTATCATCAATTATCATTTCGGTGTAACCACCCATAGGTCCAGTTTTAAATGAATTTCTGAATATGATATTCATTGAAGTATATCCCTCATATTCACCTTCTGTGATTGTTCTTGGTGGCTGAAAAGAATATTCAATATCCAAATCCTTTATAGGAAGTAACATCTCATCTAACTCTTCTTTAGAAAGATCTGTTATATCCTGAGATTCATTTAAATGTTGTAAAAACTTATGTAAATATTTCATTATTTATTTTTAAGTTTTTTATCTAATATTTTAGCGACATGGTCACCAATAAAGAAGTGCAGGTTTTTAAGAGTGTCTGTTTCAAACGTCTCTATCTCATCCATAAAACGAAATTGGTATTTATATATGTCTATTTCATCCTCACTTGTTTTATCAACCTTAGAAATTGACAACTCCATATTATAGTTATTATTTATGTTGATTTTAAAGTCAAATGTGGTTTCATCACAAGGAGTTGTTTTAAACTTTGGTTGATACTCAACATCAAAGACCGAATAGTCAGTGATTTTTGCTCTACGCATGTAGTAATTTAAAAACATAGCGGGTGCTTCAATAAAGTCTGAAAGAATTTGTAAATCTTGACCAAAATCATTTGAGTCTATGATATCTTCAATTTTCTTCTTAACATCTAATACATTTTCAAACTCAATTTTGTGATAAACACAATTTATATCATATAAGTAAATAAAAGAATTCTCAATTAGATTTTTTTTATTTAAATCAACTTTGAATATGTACTTTGTATGTATAATAGAAACATCTTCAGTTTCTAAACCCTGAATAGATATCACCATCTTATAAAACTTTTCATCTGGTGACATCTCATAAACTATCTCTACGGAAGAAGCAATTCCCTCTTCTTCCTCGAATATCTCTTTAAATAGTTCTTGTATTTCTGAAATTTTAATATCCATATTATTTAAATTGTTTGTCGTATAATTTTCTTTTCATTTCCATGATTTTTCCGATATATCCATTTCTTCTTAGTAACTTAAATACTAAGTTACCCAATGAAAATTCACCACTTTCGGAATCTAATCCACTTTGTCGATAACTTTTTATCTTTTTCCAAACCTTTTTTATCTTTGGTTCTAGTTCATCAAAGTCCTTTTCTTTAGAATCGGATTCAATATCATCTATAGACATTATAATAGTCTTAGATTTTTCTTTAATCATTCTCTCATTTGGTTTAAAATCAACTTTTTCTGGTTTTTTAACCCATTTATCATTCATCAATGAGTAGACTCCTCCCATTTTTCCGGTTTTTAACTCATCACGCATAATTGCATCATCCTGAATACAAACCTCAACCTCATAACCCTTTATTTTAATATCATGTTGTTGGTTCCAAATTTTCTTAGCATAATCACATAGTTTTTCAACTAAATCATAGTCTTCATCAACATTTTTATAATCTATAGTTATATGTAAATCATAGTCTGAATATTTTTCAGACCAATTATAATTACACAGAGATCCACATAAAACTATATCAACAACATCCGTTTTTATTTCAGTTCCTTCAAAGAAATCCTGAGCAATTTGTAATAACTGTTTTTTAATATCACCGTCCAATTCAAAATTATCCCACAACTTTGAAGGTAATTCATTTTGAATCCTAAATGACTTAATTGGAGTAAAAGCTCCTCTTTTAAACTCAAAGAATTTTGTCAATTTCATAGAGTATATATTAAAAAAGAAACTTTTATTTTATTGACAATATAATTTATTGATGAAACAGAGACTTTTAATAATTTCTTCTCACTTTTCAACAGGAGGAGCTCCACAATTCACTCTAAATAAAATACAAATTTTAAAAGACACCTATGATATTTGGTGTATAGAATATGATTTTTTATCATCAGATTTTGTTGTTCAAAGAAATGCTGTTATCGAAATACTTGGCGATAACTTTATTCCACTTTATGAAAATAAAGAAAAAATAATTTCAATTATTGATGAATTATCACCAGAATTAATTTTAATTGAAGAGATATCCGAAACATTCATTAAAGAAGAGATACTTAAAAAGATTTATTGCAGTGAAAGAAATTGGAAAATAATAGAGACAACTCATAGTTCTCATAACAATTCCGGACTTAAAAGATATCTTCCAGATAAATTTACATTTGTATCTCAGTGGTCATTAGAAATGTACAAACATTTAGGAGTGGATTCGACGGTCATCGAATATCCAATTGATAAAAAAAGTCGAAACAAATATAAATCTCAAGTCGAATTAGGACTTGACCCTAATAAAATACACGTCTTAAATGTTGGGTTATTTACTTCCGGAAAAAATCAAGGATACGCATTTGAAATTGCTAAACATTTTTTAGACAAAAATTACGAATTTCATTTTGTAGGTAACTTAGCGGGTAATTTTCAAGATTATTGGGGTCCAGTAATTGAAAATAAACCAGATAATTGTAGAATTTGGGGAGAAAGATCAGATGTCAAAAACTTTATTGAAGCATGTGATGTGTTTCTTTTTACTTCACGATTTGAATTAAATCCACTCGTCATAAAAGAAACTCTCTGTTATGATATACCGATACTAATGTTCAACTTACAGACATATTGTGGAATCTATAATAATGAACAAAATTGCCATTTCTTGAAAGGGGATACTAATAAAGACTCAAAATTATTAGAAAATATAATAAAGGAAAATTCTAAACATAAATTTGGATATGTTCTTTATTCAAATGAAAAATACTTTGAAATATCGAAATTATGTGCTGAATCAATAAGAAAATCAAGTAATCACCCAATTTATGTCTATCTGATGAATTCAGATAGAGTTTTAGATATAGAAAACTGCCATACAATAAATTGGATATGTGATTTAGAAGTGGATTCCGAAATGTATAACACTATTGGTGATAACTTTTACATAAATAGAGGAAACTCTAACATTTATAAAATGTTAATACAAAGACCAAAAGTAGTCAAAGATGTTTTAGAAAAATATGTAGAAACAGTCGCATATGTAGATAGCGATTCAATTGCTACTAAATATGTTGATAACATCTTTTCAATGTATCCTAAATATTTAGAATATCCATACTTTGTAGAAGGAGTATATGACTATCTTTTTTACAACGGGAGAGGAGGAGCTGAAACTAAAGAAGACTTAACAAATACACTAGAGCATCCAGTTTGTGAATTGTATGATATAGATCAGAAAATTAGAGAAAGATATAGACAAACAGGTTATTTTATCGCTGGTAAAAATACTTTAGATTTTTTACAAGAGTGGTCCGATATGTGTGAAAATCCAATAATATTAGAAAATAACGAATGGTTTGCTCCTTATAACGAAGAAACTATTTTAAATTGTCTTTTATATAAAAAGAAAATATTAGACGGATTACCTTGTATTTATGTAAATGGAACTTTAGATACGATTGATAGAGTATATTCAGAAATTGGTTTTTCTGACAAAGATGTAATAGTAGATTCATGGTTACGAATTCCATCAAAAAAAGAAAACTTACTATTCATACACGGCGAAAAAAACTTACCAATACTAAATAAAATGATAAAAAAATTAGAAGAAATATGAATTCAAAAGAAACTAAACAAAGATATATTGATGAGTTTAACTCAACTGAGTTAATAAAAAAACAAACAATTGAAGACAACGTTTCATTTAATCTACACTTTGTTCAAAAGGCATTCTTTGAAGTTGTTGGTAATTCAAAGAAAAAGTATCCAGTCTTTTTCTTTGATGGAGAAAATAATTTAGTTTATAAAACTGATTTAAGTTCAGGAATGTGGGCATCTCCAAGTAAAACCTATTTTGAGAAATGGAGAATTGTCGTTGATGACTCAGGTAAGTTAATAGAATTTAATTATGACTGCACAGGAAAAAGAGTCTATATAAGCATGGATTCATCTTCATTAGGAGACACTATCGCTTGGATGCCTTATATTGATGAATTTAGAAAAAAATGGAATTGTCATGTAATCACATCAACATTTTGGAATAAATTATTTAGGAATTCTTATCCTGAAATAGAGTTTATAGATCCAGGAGTTGTAGTTCATAACCTTTATGCTATGTATGTTTTAGGATGGTTCTGGAATAAAGACAAAGAGCCGGAAGAACCAAATACAATACCTTTACAAAAAGCGGCCTCTAATATATTAGGATTAGAATTTAAAGAAATTAAACCTGAAATTGACTTCGTGCCTGGTCAAAATCCATATAAAGAAAAATATGTAGTTATTGCACCACACTCAACATCTGGTCTTAAATACTGGAATAATCTAACTGGATGGCAAGAAGTTATAAACTATCTAAACGGATCTGGATACAAAGTCGTAAATATATCAAAAGATTCGGTAGAATACTACGGAGTTGAAAATTTATTAGATACTAGCATAGAATATACAATGAATGTGATTCACCACAGTGAGTTTATGATTGGTTTATCGAGTGGACTTTCATGGTTGTCATGGGCATTAGGAAAACATGTTGTCATGATTTCTAATTTTACAACATCAGACCACGAATTTCAATCAAACTGTAGTAGAATTATTGATAGAAGTGTTTGTTCTGGATGTTGGAATAAAAGTGAGTTTAGATTTGATAAAGGCGACTGGAATTGGTGTCCTGTCCATAAAGGAACCGACAGACAATTTGAATGTCACAAAAAGATTACCGGTCAAATGGTAATCAATAGAATCAAAAGTATTGATAAATTAAATAACTTCGAATGGGGATGGATGAAAGATAATTTGAATCAAAAAGAAATACTTATCAAAGAAATATTTGAAGACAAAATTTATGAAAGATTTTTTCAAATTGAAAAAGGTGATGTTGTTATGGATATTGGAAGTTCAGTAGGTCCATTTCCTTACTCAGCTGGTGAAAAAATTAAACACGTGTATTGTTTAGAACCAAGCGATGTGGAATTTGATACTTTATTGGAAAATATGAAAGATATTTCATCCACCTGTTTGAAGCTGGGAATATCCGATGAAACAGGAATAACCGATGGTGATTATATTTACGGAGGACAACAAAAAATGGAATGTATTTCATTCAGTGACCTGATTGAAAAATATAATATTAATAAAATTGACTTCTTAAAAACGGACTGCGAAGGTGGTGAATATGACATCTTTAATTCAAAAAATATTGAATGGATTAAAAGTAATGTGAGTAAGATTTCTGGAGAATGGCACTTGGGAAATAATTTAAAGGAAAAATTTAGAAAGTTTAGAGATGAAATATTAGTTCAATTTCCAAACTACGAGGTTTATTCTTTAGATGGATACAATGTAAAATGGGACTTATTCAATGATCACTTTTTAGAATACTTTACAGAAGTAATTATACACATAAAAAATTATTAATAAAAATGGAAATAGAAGTTTCAATTGGTGAAATAGTTGATAAACTATCAATATTAGATATAAAAATGAAAAATATCACAAATAATGAAAAATTGAAAAATATTGAAAAAGAATTTATTTATCTGAATAATATAGTTTTTAATCAATTAAAAATCGAAGAAATTGACTATCAAAAATTAGTTTCTATAAATAAAAAACTTTGGATAATAGAAGATGATATCAGAGATAAGGAAAGAAATAAAGAATTTGACGAAAATTTTATAGAACTCGCAAGATTAGTTTATTTCACAAATGATCAAAGAGCTGAAATTAAAAAAGAAATTAATATAAAATATGGATCTTTATTTGTAGAAGAGAAGTCTTATCAAAAATATTAACGAGGAGGAGCTGGTACAGTAAAGTTACCTGTGGTCAAATTACTTATCTTTATCCACTCACACCTTAACCTATCATTAGAGTTTTCCACACCCCCAGCAGCAATAATAAAACCACCGTTAAGAGCTATTTGATTATAGTGTGTCCAATCTATAGATCCGAGAGACTCTTGTGTTCCAATAATTTGATACTGATCATCAACAGTACCTGAAACTCTGTCTCTAAAAAATAAATCAGTACCTCTACTAAAAGTAGAAGAATTAAAAGTATTGTATGGATCAAAAGATCTCGTAGAATTAGTTAAACTAACAATTTGAACTCTTCTAAATATATTACTATATGTAAATGAAGCAGGAGCATAATCACCGTCATAAGTAGGATTTAATGTACCATGGCAAATTAAACGAGCATTTGTTAGTGTAGCTGATGTATTCCAATATAGTTCAGTGAAATATTTACCACTACTACCCTGTTTTGAAAAACATGCTTCTATTTGCACAATATCTCCTACACCGAAGTTATTTGGTGGAACTTCAATTGACTTTATCAATGCAGGACCAGAAGCTGTTATGCCAGTAACCGCCGCGCAATTGCTAATTACATTCCAAGCTTTTCCTAAACTATATGTATTCGTTTCCGCCATAATTTTATTATTTTATTATTCCAAAATATCTTTTTGTCATTGTATCCACTCTATCAGTCGCTAGTATTAAATAACCATCTGTGTTCCAATTTATAGTTGTTATTGTAGTCATATCAATGTTGGTCTCTTCACCACCAGTATCACCCAAATCAGTTGCAGTTGTTTGACTAGTACTCCAAACTAAAGTTGTGGTGGAATCCACTATTGCCATTGTTCTATATATCGGACAATAGTCATCATTCACACTATTTGTAAGAGATCGAGCCAATAAAATAGGAGTTGTTAAATCATTAGTTTCATTCCAATATACATAACAAGAATACTGAGAATCACTTGTTGATGCCCTCTGAACCACTCCTTGTATATTAATAACATCATTTGATTTCAAAGTACCAGCTGGTATAAAAAATGACTCTATAAGAGCTATTTGTCCATCAGTTGTTGAATCAGTTACAGTAACACCATCAACAAATCCAACAGCACCAGCTACCTCAAAAGTATTAATTTTACCCATTTTAATTATTTATTTTAAAATATCTAACCTGTAAAACATCAGAAGCATTATCAACATCTCCACTTACAAGAATCCAAACATCATTTTGCCAATTAACAGATACCAAATCAATACCACCTGGTGATTCACCATTCCTACCATTTAATTCACTGCCTCCAAAAGCTAAATCAGTTGTTGCACTTCTAGTGGTATCAAAAGCTATTGTACTGTTAGTTGCTGATCTTATACCCAATCTTCTATGAAGAGGAAGAGACCGAGAAGTTGAAGTATATAAACACTGAGCTAACTGAGTCGCTCCTGATAAAGAAGCAGTGGTACCATACCAAAATCTAAGAGTGCAAGTATTATTAGTAGCGGATTTTGTACCTAAAGTTCTAATATCCAATACCTCATTTGCTATATAAGTTCCTGCCGGAACAAGAGTACTATAAAGTAAAACATCAGTCAATGAGCTTGTTGTTATTCCAGTAACTGTGCTACTTATAACTTTTCTAACATCTGGATCACCAGCATCAGCCGTAATATCAACTGGGCCTAATGGAAGTGTATATGTATTGTATCTACTCATACTCTATATATAAATAATTTATATTTCTATCCAAGTATTATCAGGACAGAAAAATATTACAGTTCTACTAATAGCAAATCCAACAATTCTAATTACATCATTTGCAGCAGTCGGAGCTGTGTTTGAAAGAGCTCCAGCCGTAGAATTTAGATAGACAGCAGAAGCCGTAGCAAAGGTCCAAGAGTCGTTTCTAACATATCCTCTTAGTAACATACCAGACGCTACCGTATTACCCAAAGCTATAGCTAACATACCAGTCGAAGTTGCAACTCCGTTAGAATCACTTAGAGACCAAGCACTACCAGAAGTAAAATAATAACAACTAAATGTAACACCACCTCCTGAACCAAACGTGACCACGTCTCCGTAACCACCTGAAGTAGATAATTCAGTAGTTGGATTATGTGTAAAGTCATAAGAACCGATAACATTCAAGTCTCCACTAACATTTAGCAAAGAACCATCAAAAGTTAAATTAGATTCAACAGTAGCATTCGATCCACTTCCATCATAAGTTATGACACCATTCGTGGTGGCTCCTGTGAGACTTAAGGTTCCATTTGCCCCAGAAGAACCGGATGTACCAGATGTTCCTCTGGTCCCAGAAGAACCGGATGTACCAGATGTTCCGTTAGCACCATTTGCACCAGAAGAGCCGGATGTACCAGATGTTCCGTTAGCACCATTTGCACCAGAAGAGCCGGATGTACCAGATGTTCCGTTAGCACCATTTGCACCAGAAGATCCGGATGTACCAGATGTTCCGTTAGCACCATTTGCACCAGAAGATCCGGATGTACCAGATGTTCCGTTAGCACCATTTGCACCAGAAGAGCCGGATGTACCAGATGTTCCGTTAGCACCGGAAGTTCCACTAGTTCCTCTTGTACCGGATGTACCACTTGTTCCTGTAGTTCCGCTTGTTCCAGATGTTCCATTAGCACCGGAAGTTCCACTAGTTCCTCTTGTACCGGATGTACCACTTGTTCCTGTAGTTCCGCTTGTTCCAGATGTTCCATCACCTTTATCACCAGTTCTATAGAAAGTTATAGAACATTGTTCAGTGTCAGTAGGAGTACTTCCGGATAAGTAAGTAACTGATAGAATATTCCAACCTAAATTATCAGTAAGAGCAGTAAGTTGGAAATTACAAATAGTGGTATCTGAATTGGAGTTTGATTTTATTTCAATTACTCCCTTCACATTACTAGTGCTATTATCCCATGAAGTTATATAACTTGCAAAACTTACCGAATTAACATCCAAATCGTCAATGTAAATCTCAGTAGTACCACTAGCAGCGGCATTATTAAATTTAAACAAACCTGTTCCTGGATCAGAAGAAGCTGTGCTAATAGCATCAAAGTTATATCTTATACCAGCTGACTCACCTTGTTGTCCTGATGTACCTGATGTACCTGATGTACCACGAGTTCCTGATGTACCACTTGTTCCAGAAGTCGCGGATGTACCACTTGTTCCAGAAGTCGCGGATGTACCAGATGTACCGGACGTACCATTAGCCCCGGATGTACCAGAAGTAGCAGACGTACCAGACGTTCCTGATGTGCCGTTTTGACCAGATGATCCTGATGTTCCAGAAGTAGCGGATGTACCACTTGTTCCAGATGTACCATTGACTCCGGATGTACCAGAAGTAGCAGACGTACCAGATGTACCGGAAGTACCATTAACTCCGGACGTACCAGAAGTAGCAGAAGTACCGGATGTACCAGATGTACCGTTTTGACCAGACGAACCACTTGTTCCAGATGTCGCGGATGTACCACTTGTTCCAGATGTCGCGGATGTACCACTTGTTCCGGAAGTCGCGGATGTACCACTTGTTCCAGATGTCGCGGATGTACCACTTGTTCCAGATGTACCCGCTACACTAACAGAAGAAGTCCAGGATGCTAATCCATTAGCATCGGAAACTAAAAGGTAACCGGATGCGGCTCCGTTTGAAATTTGAATCTGAGAAGTTGTAAGTCCAGAAAGTCTTAGATTAGAATAATTTACTATACCTATATTACCAATAACCGTATGATCATCATTTGTTCCTATTAAAGCAAAGGTATCATCTGACTCATCCCAGATAAATGCCTGTGTTAGACCAGTACCTCTAACAAACATAATACCTTCGTCTAAAACCGGTGATCCAGATTGACTATGACCTAAAGCAATTATTGTATCAGATACCACTAATGAACTAGTGTTTATTGAAGAAAATGAACCAGAAACAGAAAATGTTCCATTTACAAATAGGTTTCCTTGTATATTTAATGTAGAACCGTCAAATGTTAAATTTGTTTCAGCTACTGCAGAATTTGAAGAACCATCCGAAGTAAGTATTCTATTATTTGACGGGTTACTAATTGTAGTAAATCCTGCACCACTTGTTCCTGAAGTACCTGAGGACCCATTCAATCCGGATGTTCCAGATGTAGCAGACGAACCAGATGTACCGGATGTTGCGGATGTACCAGATGTACCGGATGTACCACTAGTCCCCGAAACCCCAGTACCACCAGATGTACCACTTGAACCATTATTACCAGAAGTTCCAGAAGTTCCAGATGTACCATTCAATCCAGATGTACCACTCGTAGCGGATGTTCCAGAAGTACCACTACTACCAGTATTACCAGAGGTACCACTTGTAGCAGAAGTTCCGGATGTTCCGGATGTTCCTGATGACCCGTTATTTCCAGATGAACCGGATGTACCAGATGTACCAGATGTACCACTAGATCCATTTTGACCTGATGTACCAGATGTTGCGGATGTGCCACTAGTTCCAGAAGTAGCAGATGTACCGGAGGTAGCAGATGTACCGGAAGTACCGGATGTACCACTTGTACCAGTATCACCAGATGTTCCCGAAGTAGCAGATGTTCCAGACGTACCGGAAGTACCGGAAGTACCGGATGTGCCAGTACTTCCAGAAGTACCTGCAGTACCAGAAGTTCCAGCAGTTATAGTATCAACAGAAATTAACCAATTGGAACCATTACTTTGAACAGTGATTGATTGATTCTGTGTTAAATTTTTTGTAGAACTACCATCTATGGTCTGAGAGGAAGTTGTATCAACAGTTATTGTACCAGAACCACTGTTTTTAACAACATATATTTTTCCGGCCACACCAACAGCTGTTGGTAAAGTAACATTAAAGGTTCCTGAACAATCTACAAAGTAATCACTATCTAAGATAGTATAAGTTGTATTGTTAGAAACATATGGGAAAGTTACACCTCCCAGTGATATTATTCCTCTACGGGTTATAAATTCATTAGCCATTTAAATAGTTCTTTTTTCACTTTCCAAAAGAAGTCAAAGTATATATTAAAAACTTTAACTCAAAAATTAAAAAATAAATTTAAATAGCTCTAATTAATGTTTTAACTCCCCAAGTTGATGTTGAAGATAAAGCTTGCAGAACAGCATAAGTACCAGATATAACAAAAGAAAAAGTAAATCCAGTCGTTGTTCCTAAATCCACTGTTGAAACATCAGTGTAAGTTATAGAGTTACCTTGCCAAACAGCCGTCAAACTACCAGCTCTTAAATTTGATCCACTACTAACATTATAGTCAATATGTGCACTTGTATAAGAAGCTGTCGCAAACGAATATATCGAAACAGTATTTGAGACAGTAGCTGTTGTAAGTTTAGATGTATATAAAGCCTGTACTCCTGATTCACCAATTAAAGCTGAATTATTAATTGAAAGTGATAAACCATCAAATGTCATATTTGACTCAACAATAGCATTCGGAACCGAACCATTAAGTGTAATGATACCATTATTGGTTGTTCCTGTAAGCGAAAGAAGACCAGATGTCCCACTAGTTCCAGAAGTACCGGACGTGCCATCAGTTCCAGAAGTACCGGACGTGCCATCAGTTCCAGAGGTCCCGGACGTGCCATCAGTTCCAGAGGTTCCGGACGTGCCATCAGTTCCGGAAGTACCAGATGTGCCGTCAGTTCCAGAAGTACCGGACGTACCATCAGTTCCAGAGGTTCCGGACGTACCATCAGTTCCAGAAGTACCGGACGTGCCATCAGTTCCAGAAGTACCGGATGTTCCCGATACCCCATCAAGACCATTTAATAAAATCCAATCATTAAGTGAAGATGGAACATTATTATTATTATTTGCAGTGGATTGATAAGAAAACAAACCATCAATACAGTTCCAGAAGTACCAGAAGTACCGGACGTACCATCAGTTCCAGAAGTACCGGACGTGCCATCAGTTCCAGAAGTACCAGAAGTACCGGACGTGCCATCAGTTCCAGAAGTACCAGAAGTACCAGATGTGCCGTCAGTTCCGGAAGTACCAGATGTACCGTCAGTTCCATTATTTCCTGTCGATCCAGTAGGACCAACAAGAGAACTAACTTCCCATCTACTATTTAAATCATTCCATGCTAAAACTTGACCATTCGAAGGAGTTCCGGATATATAAACATCATGTATTTCATTCAATTCATAACCATTTTGAGGTTTTACAAATAATTCTCCGTTTCCATTATTTGCTCTCAAAACAACACCAACAAATACCAAGTGTTGAGGAGCCTGAGCTTTATATGTTGTGAAAGTTCCTGCAGTTGCGCCCAACCAAACAACATCACCAGTGGAATAAGAACCTAAATTCAAATTAGTTAAAACTCCTTGTGTAATACAATATCCAATTTGACTTGACAAAATATTCTCAGCCACAATACCTAACGTCTTAGCTGATGTAGCATCACTTAGATTGAAAGCTCTTTTGACTTTTATTTTATCACCTTGCGCCCCCGAAATATAAACAACTTCACCTTTTACCAAAGTGTCTACTTCACCGTTAAAAACTTGAGCATATTGAGCTTGACCAACAGGAACATTTACATTACCTCCTGTAAGACCTACATTAAGAGTTCCATAGTCACTATTCCAACTTATTCTACCCGGTAGTTGCACTACAGCATCTTGTCTAAAATCAATATAATCAACATATCCACCTGAAAAAGTAGCAAATGTTAGATTAGCGTATGTAAAATTTCCCTGCGATGCAGTAATTCTATTTAATCTTAAATCAGAATATCCTGATATGTTAACATTACCAGTAACAGTTGAAGGATCATTAGTAGATATAAGAGCAAATTCGTCACTAGACTCATCCCAAATAAAAGACTGTGTTTGACTTGAACCTCTGTTTATAAATAAACCAGAATCCAAAGTAGGTGTTCCTGTTTGTGTTCCAGCTAAAAGTATAATAGGGTCCTGAACAAATAAGTTTTGAGTATTTATAACAGATGACGTTCCTGATACAGTAAAACTTCCAGTAACAACTAAGTCACCATATACAGATAAAGTATCACCATCAAATGTTAAATTAGATTCAACAGTCGCATTTGGAGCAGAACCATTTAAAGTAATAACACCATTATCTGTAGAACCAGTCAAAGAAAGTAATCCGGATGTTCCGGAAGTACCAGAGGTTCCATCAGTACCGGAAGTACCAGAGGTTCCATCAGTACCGGAAGTACCAGAGGTTCCATCAGTACCGGAAGTACCAGAGGTTCCATCAGTACCGGAAGTACCAGAGGTTCCAGTACCGGAAGTACCAGAGGTTCCATCAGTACCAGAGGTTCCAGAAGTACCTGAAACACCACTACCAGATGCGCTAATTAAAACGTCAATTCTTGAATTTAAACTAGAATCAGTTACCGTTACAGTTGATCCACTTCCTGATATAAAATTTATTACGCTTCTACTACCAACTAAAACACCATTTGATTGAACAGAAATACTCGTATTAGCAACCGGAGTACCAATACCACCAACCAAATACACTTCGTCCAACAATGCTTCAACATAGTTAGCTGAAGGATTTCCTGAAAATCCTATCAATATATTATTGACATTATTTGAACCACCATTTGACGTTAAAGCATTTACCGCGGAACCAAAATAACTTAAAGGCAAAACACATAGTTGCCAAGTTCCTGTAGTTGTTCTAGAAACACCACCATTAGTGAACGGATAAGCATAGGATCCAACATTTGTATTTCCATTTCTCCATATCACTCTCATAGTCTTTGTATTAAGAACCGCGGAAGGAAAATAAACTCTAAAGACTAAATAGGAATAATCTTTTAATAAAATAGATGAGTTGTTGGTCCACTTAACAGATGTTGTTTTATTCAATATCACTCTTGTTGAATAGGTACCTTGAAAAGGTACAATTCCCGTATATTGAAAATCGACAGAACTTGTACCTAAAGAAGTACTGAATGTTCCACCAGTCCAATAATCATCGTCTTGATAAATATACTCTGAAGATGTAACACCAGAAACAGGAACTGTTGAATTTTCAGAGATACTAACATATTGTACTAATAGTTGTTCATCAGGTATTGAAGGAGTAACTGGATCAGGCGTAGCATCTCCTTGTAAAACACTAATCAATCCTTCCTCATCAACAACAATCGCGTCAAATCTTGAATAAGTCGGGTCTCCGTCACTAAGAGACACTGAAGTAGGACCAGCTGTTAAAATTGGCCCTGTAAAAGTATACTGTAAAGTACTAACTGAAAAAGTTAAACCAACTCCACTCCATATCGCACCTCCTGATAATAACTGTTTCGTAAAGGGAATTTGAGTTTGTTGCCAAGTTGCATTTCCAAAAGAATCTGATGTTAAAACATAACCAGGTAATTGATTACCGTCAATAAATTGAAGAGAACCATCTACTATTAGTTTATTAGAACTATGTTCCCAACGTAAATTGTCAAAGTTTTCACTAACAACACTGTTAGTGCCCAGAAAAAGTATAGAACCTTGAGAAGCTCCTCTTATTTGTTTAGTTTTTATTTGAGCCATTAATGACTAAATTTTTTTTATCTTTCTTATATATTAAATTGAAATTGCCTATTTTGAAAAACCGACTTAAACCAAACAAAAAAAGACCTTAAAGTAAGGTCTTTTTTTTGTTTGAATTTTATAATTAAACCTCATAAACTATTTCAATAATATCGGTGGATGATAAATCAAATCCAGCCACTGTTCCATTCCAATAAAGTTGATCTCCAGATATCAAATTATTAAGAGCAATCGGTGTTGATGGAGCAGTTCCAAAATAACAGTCTTTTGTTGCAACATTATCTCCTAATCTTTGTTTCTGACCATTAACATAGACTTCAATTCTAGAATAATCATTTGGTGTTGAACTTAAAGTAACTCCTGTTACAATTGCATCATCACCAGTAGTTAATACAGCAACAAACTCGTTATATACAGGCTGTGATGAACCAGAGACTACCGACAATACTCCAGCAGAGAAAGTCAGACCCGTACCAGCAATTGTTGGAGAAACATCTAAAGTAATAAATCCTGAGGTACCTCCTCCTGATAATCCATTACCTGCAGTCACACCAGTGATAAAATCAGCGTTTATCACAGCAACCGCATCATCTACATACTTTTTTGTAATTAAAGAGTTATTTACAAATGTAGATGAGTAATCAGATGTATAAACCAAACCTTGAAGACTTGATGTTGTAATAGAACCGGTTGCAGTAGATACTGTAAATTCATTCGTTGAAATGATATCCACACTTCCGGTAGCAAATAATGTCACATCACCACCATAAAGATCAATAGTTCCTCCGTTACCAGCATCTACTAAGAATAATCCATTATCCAATTGAATATCAATAACCGAACCAGTAAGAGTTAATATGTCAAAGTCTTGAATAGTTAAATCATAATTAGATCCACTAATTGTAGTGTTTTGTGAAAAAGTTCCACCCAATCCAATTACACCTGGACTTAATTCTTGTATTCCGTTATCCGTGCCAACATTGGATGTCACACTATCAACATATTGTTTTGTAACAAGTGAATTATCCGTAAAACTACCAGTATAATCACCTGCATAAACCGCTCCTTTTCCTAGTGTGTCTGTAATTACTATTCTATTATCGGTAGATCCGTCACTAACACTAATAGTTGATGTATTTATTTCAATCTGAAACTGAGAACCAACATTTGGATCAGTAGAAAGAAGTTTAATTTGTCCTTGATTCACAGCAACGAATGAATACGTACCACCAGCATACGTAGATGATAATTCAACACCGTAACCTGATTGTGCATTAAGATCTAAAGTTGTGGTGTAATCTCCATTAAAATTATCTAAATGTAAAGTACCAACTCCAGTAACTCCTAAGTTAATATTATTTGCATCTGATAAACTAAAATCATTTCCATTTGCTTCTATTGTAGTATTCTGTGAGAGTGTTCCTCCCAATTGAACTGTGTCAGAAATAATTTCTAATCCATTACCAATATTAACAGAAAGCGTTCCACCATTTTCTGATAAACCATCACCAGCTAGTGATGTTGCAAATCCAGTATCAATACTTATCTGTGTTCCATTTTGTGTAAGTCCTGTTCCTGTAATTGTAACATAATCTAAAGAAACCGTTGCGCCGTCTTTAACAAGTCCTGTTCCTGTATTCAACAGAATTGACACCTCAGAACCAGAAATACCAGCTGACCACAAATCGGTCGATTCGTTCCAGATTAAAGAAGCAGATGGCTCACTTCCTCTTATAACATCAATACCAGAATTTAGTATCGGAGAACCGGACCAAGTTGCGTTTAGTGTAATAATATTATCTTCAACTAGTACAGTTTGAGTTTGTATATATGATACTGTTCCATTTACATAAAAGTCACCATTTACAGTAACTGTATCTTGGAAAGTTCTGTTACCCACAATCGTATCTTTTAATCTCAGAACATCACCTACTATCTCTAAAGAGTCAGCATTCACATTCACATCCAAAGTTGAACCATTAGCAGTAAGTCCATTTCCAGCTATAGAAGAATCTAAAATAATATCATCTCCTGAAAAAGTTAATCCACTATTAACACCTAAATTAACATCTAAAGTGATGTAAGCAGAAGTTCCACCTCCCGATAGACCATTTCCAGCGGTAACTCCAGCTATCGAACCGGAACCTAATAATGAAACAGCATCATCTACATATTTTTTATTAGCAACATCCTCATCCGTGTTGATATTTACAGATGCTTGAGTGATCGACGATCCAGTTGCAAAACTCATAGTCGCGGAAGCTGTAAATGTCACTAAACCACTATATCCCTTAAGCTTATCTAATGAGACTGATTGAATTTTTAATTGTTTTCCATCTAATTGAGCCATATTTTAGTTTCTTTTTTTTATTTTATTATATATTAATTTTAAATTTAAATTCTTTCATAAATCATATCGATTGAGTCTAATGATATTAGATCGAATCCAGAGTTGAATCCATTCCAATAGAGCTCATCACCTAAATCAACAGAGAATATTGTTTTTGCGGTTAATCCCCCATCATTCGAAAAATAACAATCAACATTAGAAGCTGTGGAATTTTGACCATCACCTAAATTTTGTAATTGACCATTAACATAAATGGATAATCTTGAATAATCATTTGGACTATAGTTTATTGTCAAACCAGTAGGTTGAAAATTCTGACCAATCAATGTACCTAATGGAGATAAATTAATTTGAGAATACTCAGGTTGTGCTAATGCTGAGCTTGGTACCCATTGAAAATAACCCATTGAATCCACTGATAAAAAATAACCAGCGGTCGCTCCCCCATTACTACCTGAATCCAATTTAAACGTGTTAATTGATGAGTTCTTAACTTCAGCTGAAACCGAAGGACCAAAGATTGTATTAGATTGTGAAAAGGAAATAGTATTAGTGTCATTAAATGATGTGGTCATTCCACTACCTGAAAAATTAATTAAAGATAATTGTCCATAATTTGAAAATGTACCACCACTCAAAATCATTGATCCATTTGCTATAACAACTTGACCATAATTAACAAGTGTTCCTTGTATAGTTAAGTCAGAATAAACCCAATATTGATAGTATGGCGGTACTACGATATAATCGTTTGGTTCCACTAAATACTTTACACTAAAAATATCATCATTTGTGTAAGGTCTTGATAATTGAAAATAAGTACCATCAAAACAAACATTATAAATTAATGTTGTATCAATTTCATTAGGATTAAAATTGGATAGTCCGCTAGCAGATGGCCTTTTTACCAGTACCTCACCCAATCCGTTTATATTTAGCGAAACAGTCAATCCAATATTCGAGGTAGCAAACTGTGTCAAAAATAACACATCAGGATAATACTGATCTATAGAAGGTGTCATAGTAACAGAATAGGATAAACCATTCGCAGTTGTAGCTACTATTGATCTAATTTGATTTAATTTTTCTTTAACCCAAGCACCTGTTGGGAAAACACCTTCATATCTATAAATTGAATTATCTTCATCATCGACTCTTACCGACATCCCATCCGTAGGAGTTGTCTGAATCCATTGATTAGTGACTGAATTCCATTCAACAACTTTATCAGGTTGAAAAGAAGACCAATTAATTCCAGAAGGAGCATTTCCTAATAAGTATCTATCCCCTGAAGAAGGAGTAGGTTCTATATTTGAAATAGAAAGTACAGAGTCAATCCATTCATTTCCACCACCTCCAGAAACACCTCCAGAAAATTCTTTCCAATTTGAATCATCTAAAATGTTAGTAGAAACATAATTATATGTTAATTGATAAGTTTTATTATTAGACGGAGTTGGATCACTATAAACAGTAACCATCATACCCCATTCTCTTCTTTCAAATATAATAGAATTTCTCTCTGCGATTGTAGCATAAGAATGAAGACCCCCTTTAATCTCTGAAGCATAAGCAGTAGCAATAGTATCCAGACTATCTACTGGTCTTATTGCTGCTGAAATTAATGTTCCTGTATTTAATGCCATCTAATTTTTATTTATATTTTTATGTTATTACTATATTTACTGGTGAATTATATCTAGTATTACTAACCCAAACCTCATAGTTAGTTATAAACCCAAAAGTGTTAGCTAACGGAGATGCGGTCCTTACATTAGTAAATGCTGTATTAATCATACCATTTACTGTAAAAACCGGGGTAGTTGATTGTGATACAGTACTAGGCCAAGCAAATACTAAGTAATTACCACCACCATTAATATTATTATATGTTCTACTTTTATTTGTACTTAATATATTTCCAAAGGCTTGTCCATTTGCACCAGCACCGGTTAAATTTCTAATAGTAGAATCAATACAAACTGCGGTTACTAATGAAGAGGAACCTGGATTTGTGGTTAAATTGGGCTGCGAAGGAACTACAATATCTCCCCAATAAATTCGATTCATAAATGTCAATGACTGAGTAGAACTAGCACTTGATATTGCATCCGAGGCGGTCATAGAAAAATACTTTACCTCAGAAGGACCTACAGGTGACATACTATGAGTAGTAAAAATACCTGTAGCGACTCCAGATTGACTTAAACCAGTTGGAACAACCGGAGAACCATTAATTAGTATAGAAGTAATGTTGTTAGATCCACGCACCACATTCCAATTCAAAGAAACATTCATCGAAGACCCAAACTCCCTATCATTTAAAAGACCTATACCCGTAGAAGGTGAAACATAAGGATACAACATAGTATCAATAACATCCTGAACTGAACCAGAGAAAGTAGCTCCCGGTAAAATACCCCCAATTGGAGAAGTTATAGTGGAGGGCGTTAATCCAATATAAGCAGAAGAAACAGTAAGACCACTGACAGACGAAGAAAACCCATCTAATCTAGCCCACAATGAATAAATCGCATCACGGACATCACCCGCTCCAATTTCACCACCAGTATTATTCGGAATTTGAAGTAGCAATTCATCAACAGTAGAATATTGATAACTAAGAGTTATCGAAGCACTAGGACCCGGAACAGAATAAGTACCAACAAAAGCCATTTACAAAATATAGTTTTCTTTATATATTAAAAAAGAAAAATCTAATTATTCAAAAGCATTAAAAATAAAATTTATAGTAAGAGTATCATGATGTTTCATGATTTAAGATAACCAGATGTAGTGACCTCTATTGAATCCATCATGTTGCCACTCATCCCCTAAACAAACACTTATTAAATCACATAACTTATCTTTATTTAAAATTTCTGACAATTTTTCCTCTAATAAATCCTTTTTTACCAAATCATTAAATTTTATTTTGAGGTCATCAATTATGTCTATCTCTCTTTCAGACATTTCATCAACAATATGTTCTATTATATTATGTTTAATAACTTCAAATTCTTCTTCTGAGTAAATAATTATATTCCAATCGTCATTCTTCCAATCTTCAATCTTAAATTTGTGTTTATCCGAATCTATAACATCAATTGCGCTTAAATTAGTATCAAAATAATCAGCTAAAATTTTCTCCATTTCTATTCCAGCTTTATCTATACCCTTATAGAGACACTGCTTTAAATCTGATATTTTCCATTCGGTAGATTCTAATAAATTAAATGATTCAAATGTAATTACACCATCTGATTCCATATGTTTTCTATCTTCTATAATATCTTTAAGAATTCTATCAGAACCAGAAATATCTTTTAATTTATTTCTTTCTAAAAATTTATTAAATCTTTGACCACCTGGCTTAAGATAAGCACTTAATCTAGAAGGTCTAATTTTATGATTATCAATATAATCATCCACCAAACCATTAATTAATTGATAGTATTTATTTGCGTCTTCTCTATTATTAATTGACATTTCCTTTATTTAATTTATATAAATCTATAAAGTCATCTTCATCTTTAGCTCTCTCGGATTCTAAATCCTGAAAATCATCTTCTTCTAGTCTATCACCAACAGTTTCATACCACTCGTCTTTACTTAACTCCTCAATTTCGTTAGATTGGCAAAATTTACAATCATTGGATTCTTGATTAAGTTGTTTCCAAAGAGCATTACACTCATCACAATGATAATAAAGTGTTAAGTCAGCCTTTGATGCGACTGGTAGCGTTTGACTAAAATCAAAAGTTTCAAATTTCCTGATATACTTCATACTATCTATATATAAATTTTATTTTTATTATTTTTTCATATTGAATTTAGAGAATGATATATTAATATATAATTACATGAACTTAAAGCAATTAAAAGACTTTTATAATAAAAAACCTGTAGAATTTGTAATTAAAGAACATTATGATTTGATAGAGAATCAAGAGTTTATTCCAAGATTTTCCTTAAAGAATGTAAAGGATATCAATAATATTCCAATTAATAAACCTATTAAATATTCAGATGATTTAATGTCAAAGGCGATAAAGTATGGAATGATCTTTTTAATTAACTATAAGGGAGAAGAAGACAAACATTTTGCAGGTCACGAAAGAGTAATTTATCCAATGGTTTTAGGACGCTCATCAAAAGGCAAAACGTTACTAAGAGGATGGCATTTAAATGGATGGTCAGTATCTCAAAGAAGACATATAAATAAAATTTGGAGACTTTTTAGAACAGATAGAATACTTTCTATGACCTTTACAGGTTCTTTTTATAGATTACCTCCTTCTGGATATAATATGAATGATAAGGGAATGCGTGGTGGAATCATAACACGAGCTGACTTTAATGAGATTAGAAGAAACCAACAAAACTTAGTGAATCAAAATAAAATTCAAAATAGAGAAGAAGTGGAAATGGGAGCAGAGGAAAGAAAATTTGCTTCAATTGTTGTTAAAGAAACCGGAACTCAATTAGATTTGAAAAATGCCTTAGAAAACTCCTATATTAATAACTTAAAAGATACAGAAGGACTGAGATTATCTTTTCTTAAAAGTGTATATGGAACTAAATATGTAGCGATTTTAGGAGCTCTCGGCCAACCAGGAAACACCGTAAAAGTTACTACAGATAAGAATCAAAATCTAGGAGTATTCAAAGTATTAGACTCAATAACAGGAAAAGTACTGAAAAGTATTAAAAATGTGAAGGGTAATTCAGTATATGATCTTTACCTTTTTGATAAGAAAGTATAAATTCATTTATAATTTTAATATATAAATCATGTTAAAAAGATTTTCAAACTTTATAAGAGAAGAATTATGGATTGAAGACATGGATAAACCTTCAGTAGATACTCTAAAAAGAAATTTACTTTTTAGATTAAATGAGTATCGAACATTTATTCTATCAAACATCAATTATAATTTAACAACGAATAAAGTAGAGTATAAAGAATTCGAAACAATCGATATTAAAGTAATGATAAGAGAACTAACTAATGAATTTACAGAAGAAGTTGTTCAAGAATTAAACTTAGAAGCATTTTTAAGAAAATTAAATCAAATATTAGAACTTAAAAAAAGAAATACTAAAAGAAAAGTTAGAGAATCCTTTGATGACTACTACAAGTCAATAGAAGTAAGAATTGACCAATTACATCAGACAGGAAAAACTGAAGATCATTTTGACCAATTTGAAGGAGAAGGTTCAATTTTAGGAAGAAGACAATATGAATCTGAAAAATATCAATTACAGGTTGAACTATTAAAACTTCAAGAATGGGTTAAGGCAAACGGAAAAAAAGTAGCAATTGTATTTGAAGGTAGAGATGCCGCAGGTAAAGGATCAACTATTAAAAGATTTGTTGAATATTTGGATCCAAAAGGATTTAAAGTTGTAGCACTAGGTGTTCCAACTGATGAGGAAAAAAACAATTGGTTCCAAAGATATGAGACACACTTGCCTAATTCAGGAGAAATAGTTTTCTTTGATAGAAGTTGGTACAATAGAGCAGTTGTTGAACCAGCTATGGGATATTGCACAGAAGAACAATATCAAGACTTTATGGATAAAGTTATAGATTGGGAAGAAAAACAAATCAGAAATGGTTTGATACTTATAAAATTCTGGTTCTCAATTACGCAAGATAAACAAATTAAAAGATTTGAATTAAGACAAAAATCACCACTTAAATATTGGAAGTTCTCTCCAAACGACGCAAAAGTATTAGACAAATGGGAAGTTATTGGAAACTTTAAAAGACAGATGTTTCAACAAACTTCATCTAGATTGTCTCCTTGGGTTATTATTAACTCAAATGATAAAAAGATTGGTAGGTTAAACGCTATGAGATATGTTATATCTAAAGTAGACTATTCTGATAAAAATCCAGAAATGAGTAAATACTACCCTGAAGTAGTTAATATTCTGATTTAATAATATAATATATACAAAAAACAAAACAAAATTATGAAAGTTATTCAAAAATTTGAAAGTTATATGTCTAGAGAAGAAATGTGTAGTGCTCTTTGCAGATGTGGATATACTATGAGCGAACTCGAAGAATGTTCAAATCAAGAACTTGAAGAAATGTGTAGAGCAACAGAGGAAGAAAACTATATAAATAATAACACTATGACTCAGGAGAAGAAAGGAGAAAAATGGATTAAAGACGCTATCAAAAATCCAGGATCTTTAAGAAAATCTATGGACAAAAAAGAAGGAGAAAAAATTTCAAAGAAAGAAATTGACTCCGAACTAGAGGCTCTAAAAGGAAAAGACAAAGATCCTAAGAAAAAAGGAGTACAAGGTCTTTCTAAAAATGATTTAGCAAAATACAGAAAATTAAATTTAGCAAAAACACTTAAAGGACTAAAAGAACACCAGAATACACAAAATTATATGTTTTTTGGAAATTTAAAAACAATTAAAAGATTAGTTGATGAGATGTTAGAAATGGATGAATCTGAAGTTGATGCTAAATTATCAAATGGTCACAACTGGGCATTAGATCATATTGCAACATCTAAAGATGATATCGAGGAAGTATTCAATTTCTTAGCTGGTCACGATGTACCATCTGAAGACCAAGGACATCATCATTATGATGAACCATCACACGAAGAGACCGAGAGTCATTTGGCTAATAAAGATTTAGAAGATGAAATGAAAAATATAAAAAGTTTTGGAAACTTTAAATAAAAAAAACCCAGTCAAAATGACTGGGTTTTTTATTTTAGAATAAATCTTTTTCATCTAAAAGAGTATAAGTAAATTTGTTTTTTGTTACAGTTTTAAACTTCTCACAAACATTCATAACTTCTTCTTTATGAAGCCAATGTGAAAATACCTGACAACCAGCAGACCACTTACCGATTTTTGCAGATGAACCAGCTTTATTAGATCCGTGAATATTAATACCAAATAATCCAGTCTCAACTTTTGATTCATTCAACTGATAATTGTTATCCTTATTTGAATCTCTATAAACCGTAACTTTTCCGGTTTGAACCAAAGCTCTGTGGTCTGTTTTTTGTTGGTGAAATCCTAAAGACCAACAATCAACCCATTGATTTGGCTTAAGAATAGCTGTTCCTAATTTACTCATAGGGTTATTTAGCCAATAAACACCCGGATTAGTTGTGTTGGGAAATATTTTAATAACTTCTTGACCAGCGACTTTACTATACTCAGCTAAAGCGAAATCGGTATTTTTACCAGCTACTCCATCCTCAGCTAACGTTTTCCCATTAGCACCTTTGAATCCATAAGAGTTAAGAAATTGTTGTTTACCTTTTAGGTCTAAATTATCAGCCATTTTGGGTATTTGATAAGCAAGACAAAAAAAGTCGTTAAATGAATCCGGAACATCTAATGTTGCTCTTACTCCGATTAAATTTGGTCTGTCGGTATACCATTTGTAGCCCTTTTTTGATAGGACTGATTTTAATAAATCAATTGTTATGTTCATAATAGTTATTCTTTTTTAGTATATATCAAAACAATTTTCTAAATTTTTACTAAAATCATTATGAGATTTTTTCAGTCTCAATAAATATAATACTTTAGACAGTATGGATAAGTTAGATAAATTTTTACATTTTTTTTTAGACAACATTGATGACAAAAGAATCTCAGTATCAAAAAAAATGAAATATGGATTTAGATTCTACTACATAACTTTTGTAGTCGATGAAGATCCAATAAAAAAATCAACTCAGTTATATCAATATAGAGAAAATATGGAAGTTATATTTGATAATAGAAACGGATGTATAGAAATATTTGGAGGATACGAAAACCACCCTCTTATTGTTGAAGACAAAATACTTTTAGAAAAATGGTCTAAAATATTAGAAAGCGTTGTAAATGAAAATTTAGAAGAAAGAGTGGTTGATGTTTTTGAAAAAACACTTAATGAGTGTTATAATAAAAATTTATATAGAGAATTACAAATGAAAAAAATATTTAAAGAAGATGAATCCGTATAACCAAGATGAATTCGATAGGATTGGTAAAGTTAAAGAAACTAACGATAAATTAGAAGAGTTCTTTAATGACAAAAGATCCGAGTGGAACAAAAATGTAGAACCACTCTTTAAAATAATAAGAGTTGATTTAACCAATCCTTCCTCCGCGAAGGACATAATGGAAGCTCAATCATCGGCTCTGTCTTATAGACAAGCAATCAGCGAACAAATTAATTTCTTCTTAAATAAACGCAGTAAAGAAACAACTAAGATTAAGAGACTTAGACAAGATAAATTTATATTTTATGCAACAGGATTTGGTGTTAAAACAAACCTAGGAGAAAAAGGAATCTTAATTGATGGCCATTTAGCTGAAAATGATAGAAGTCTTGAACTTATTGAATCTTATATCGAATTCTTAAGAGACACCACAAAGAATCTAGAAAGTTTAAGTTATTCAATTAAGAATATGATTGAATTGATGAATTATTTAGGTCGTTAATCGACTTTTTTATTCCATTTAGTTTCGATACGCAGATCTTTTAGAGCTTGGTGACCTGATGAACATTCAGAACATAACACTTTATCACCGTCCCAGTTTGTTGTGATAACATCACCTTCACAATCTTCACATCTTTCTCTTTCACCATAAACACTATGTAAGTAATAACAATTTTTGTCAGATAAATTAGACAAACTATCTTTATCTTTACTTAAAAAACACATAGTATCAACATAAGGATACATATTAAAGTCGCCTTTTAACTTTAATTTAACTTCACCGGATACTTCTTCGCCTTTATAAATGAAACGAACGCTATCACTATCATGTGATGAAATAACTTTCTTATAAAACCAACCTTCTGTATCCGCAAATTGTTTAAATCTATTAACATCCGAATCTCGGTTAGCATAAACTCTATCCATAAAGTATTTAGAATCACAAGGTGATTTTTTAACCTTCCAGACAAGAGCTCTTCCATGAATTTTATCATCAGAATCAACATAAATAAGAAGTTTTACTTTATCTGGATTTTCAGTATAAATCTTAAAAGTTCTTTTACCTTCATCTCTCATACAAGAACTTCCTAAAGTTCCTTTTCGACTGTAATATTTATTTTCATCATAATATTTTGCAATATCTTCACCAGATACTAATTTGAATTGAATCGTTGATACTTCCGTAGAAGCTTTCCAAGAATTTACAAAAGACTCTCTATCAGAATCACTCACGTTAATTCCTCTTAAAGAACAAATATAATTTACAATTTTACCAATTTTTACCTCACCTCTGCCGGGCATTGTATAAGGAAAATTAGGATTATCATAAATTTCATCTTTTTTAGAATTTACCTTTGATTGATTTATAAACCCAACCATATCTTCAGAATCAACTAAATCAAAATAGTTTTGTTTAATTTTATCATCTGGGAAATACTGCTCACTCTCTATTATATCTAATATTTGATCGGCAATTTCACCTACTTTACCTGGTTGTTTTACTAATGATTTTAATTTAAATAAAAAATCAGTCGTGCTATAAACTCGACCTTCTAAAAGAGAAAAGATTTCAAACTTTAGTTTTTCTAATATAAAACCATCGTATTTTGTTATCATATAATCGTATATATTATTTTCTATACATGGAATATCCTAAATTTAAATTAAACAAAGATTGGAACATTGAATCAGAGTTTGCTGGAGTCAAAAACAAGGTTCTTATATTTTCATCGGGTCACATTTTTGAATCAAATGAAGATGGTGAGTATGTAATTGAATGGATTGGCGGTAGAATGTCGTTTGACGAGGATCAAATGAGATTAAATAAAGACCTATTTACTCCGATAGAAATTAGAAATGATATTGAAATACATATTGAGGAGATTCCAGAAGATGATGACATCTTAGTTAGAAATTGGAGAATTCAACTAGATGTAAAAACAACTCGTAAAAAACTAAAAGAAGTTCAGAAGATTATAGAAGAATATGTAAAACCTATTTTATAGATTACTTCTTTCTTTTCTTCTTTCTTGCTTTAGCAGCTTTTGCTTTTGTCCATAAATCAGCGTCTGCTTTTCTTGCTCCACCAGCGCCAGTAATGAATGAATTAACTCTACCCATTCCCCATTGATGTTGAGCAACCCCTGGTCTATGACCAGCATTCCAAGCTTGCATTCCTTTAGAAAAAACTTTTCTTAAAATACCAACAGGAATTCCAGAAGCTTTTGATTTCTTTTTAAGAGAAGCGGTTACTCCAGACTTTTTAGATTCATCCAATCCTTCTAATTCATCAGAAACACTACCATGTTTATTTATAGTATCGATAATTTGTTTAACAACATAAACTTCCAAATCCAACTCAATTGCAATTTGATCTTCAGTAAGACCCATTTCTAAAAGTTCTCTAACATCTTCCATATCAGCATGTGTAAAATCCTCAAATGTATAAGACTCGTAATAATCACCTTCTTCTTCCTCTCTTGGGTTGTAAGGTCCTCCTATCCAATTTTCATCACTAGTAGATTCTCTGTCTAATTCAGATATCCAATCTTCGGTTTCTAAGGAATGGAATAACTCCTCTAATTCATCATCAGTCATTGCCTCAAGTTCTTCTCTTTCGAATGTAGATGTTGAAGAAAGAGTCTCAATCATTTCTTCTCTATTTAATGGTTCTCTAAAACTCTCAAATGTTTTTAAGTATCTCATATATTTAATTTTTTTATTTATTTCCAAACATTTTTTGGTATGCTTTAGTTGCTGCTGATTTTTTAGTTTTAACTCTTTTACCCTCACCTCCTTTACCAGACGAGTAATCAGCATCCCAGTCTTTTTTATACTCTTTTTTTCCTCTAAATGTGTCAATTTCTTTCTTCATTTTACCAGGATTTTTAGTTAAATATTTTCCTGGAATTTTACGGCCTTTATACTTTTGTGCTTTAACTCTTTCGGATATTCCCAAAATTCCTTGAATGTCTTTTTCAATAATATCTAGCCCTTCATCAATAGAATCCACATAAGTTTGAAAATCAGTAGTATCACCAACAAACTTTGCTACATACATTTGATCTATATCAAATTCATACCTTATAGATAAATCATCTTTTGTAAAATTTACAACCACCTCGTGATCAGACTTATTTTCCCACTCATAAATGATACTATTATCAGAAAGACCATCGATAAGGTCTTTTAATTCTTGCATCTTAGCATCAATAACATTGTCGCTATTTTCAATGAACTCTCTGAATAATTTTATTTTTTTCATATCGATATATATTAAATAAACAAATTCATTTCTTTATAATATCATGTTTATATGGCTAATAAGATTAAATTCGTATTTAAATCAGATAAAATTTCTGAATTCATTGAGAGATTAGAAGATCTTACTAAAATCGAAGATACTATAAAACTCAAAATAGATTCAGATAATATTCTTATGTACTCTATTCTTGGAGGAAATGTTATGTTGGCTTTTAAAAATTTTTTGTTAAAAACTGATGACTTCTTCAATTTTGATGAATTCGATTTTACTTTAGATATTATTATAGTAAATGCTAAAAAATTTGTTAAAAACTTAAATTTTTTGACTTCATCTGACAAAGTTACAATCGAATATACTTACAAAGAATCAAACGATGATGATAATATAATGAATGCTCGTTCAATGCAAGTTGTGGGTGGAAAATTAAAAGTAAATTGGTTAGCAGGAGAACATTATGAATTAAGGGATATTAATAAAACTACACTAAGAAACAATCTTGATATCAAAAAAAGAATATGGTCTTTTAAAATTTCACAATGTGATTTCTCTGATGTAAAAAAACTATCAAATATAAATTCTGATAGAATTATCAATATAAATATTGATAACGGTCGAGTAATTTTTTCCGAAAAGGCGGCATGGGAATTAGAAATAGACTCAATTGATGATGATAGAAATTCTAATTTAATGCTAAATAAAAGATTTTTATCATGTATAACTGATTCAAAAGATATAGAATTTAGCATTTTTGATAATTTTATGTTAATCCAAGAAGAAAATTCTAATTTGATGCTATCCTTTGAACAAGATTTTTCCGACGATTAATATTTTTTATTATATTAGCTAAAAATATAACTATGCTACCAAAAGACCGACAAATCTGGAAATTAAAAAGAAAAATATCAATACTCATAATAACATCGCTTGCTTTAGTATATTGGATAAGACTCAATTATTCAGAAATAGAATCTCACCGATATGAAGTTGAATCTTTGAATATGGATGTTCTTGAAAAAGAAACTATAATCAGAGATTTAAAAGAAAAATTAGACTCTATTAATAAAGTAAAAATTCAAACAATTCAGAAGCCAAAAAATTTAATAAATAATAAAAAAATAATTCTGGAAAAAAAGGATACAGTGATTCCGCAAAAAATAGATAGTGTTCCACAAATAATAATTGACACAACCTCTAATTGAAATAAAAGTAATAAATGAGAAACAACAATTTTAGAAAAAGACCCGAAATAAAAAGAAAACACAAAATAAATTCAGAACTTAATTTTCCTGAAGTAAGATTGGTTGGTCGGGGAGAGCCTTTTGTTATCTCTACATCTGAAGCACAAAAAATTGCAAACTCAGAGGAAAAAGATTTAATCCTAATTAACGAATCTCAAAATCCACCAATTGTTAGAATAGAAGACTATAATAAATTCTTATATGTATTAGAAAAGACAGAAAAAGAAAAAAAGAAGATTGCCAATAAATCTCAACTCAAAGAAATTCAACTATCTGTAAATATTTCAGATCACGATCTTGAAACAAAGGCAAAAAAAGGCAGAGAGTTTTTAAAAGACGGTGATAAAGTAAAAGTTGTTATTTCACTTAAAGGTCGTCAAAAAGCAAATCCTGAAAGAGGTGAATTAGTAATGCTTAAATTCACACAACTAGTTGAAGAGTTTGGAATTCCTGAAAGTATGCCTAAATTAGAAGGAGGTAAATGGTTGATGATGATGAAAACAAAAAAGAAGTAATTTAAAATACCTCTTCGTCACTACTTTCAAGTTCATAAATATACCCATTATAAACTATCCAAGTATTTGAACTTAAATTAAAAGTTCTTACATAGACTTCTACTACTCCATTTTTTTTGATTGTGATTTTGTTTTCTGAAATTTTTACTGTACCCATTAAACACCGTTATTTTTTCATATATATTGACTTTAAAATCGATTTTTTTTCAAAAAAACTTTTTTGGTTATTGTAATATAAAATTTATGACTAAAGAAGAGAAAATCAAAAAAATTGAATTACTCAAAAAAAAGGCTTCGGACTTAAAAAAAGAAGTTGATTATTATAACGCATTACAACTAGCTCTTAAACTTGTATTAAATGGATCATACGGTGCTTTTGCAACTTCTTATTTTATTCTTTATAACAACCATGTCGCTGGTACAATCACAGCACAAGGTCGAGATTTAACTAGAACGATGGATAAAGTAAATGAAGACTATTGGTACAAACAATGGCATTCAGACCACGAACTACACTACAAGTTAGGAATAAAAAATGTAACACCAATAGATAAAGATAAACCAGTTTCTATATATGCTGACACCGATTCACTATTTGTTACATTTAAACCAGCAATTGACCACTCAGAGTGGCAAAATTTAATTTTTAATGAAGATTATCTTACTAATTTTGAAAAAAAATTTTTACTACTCACCACTAACGAAGATTTTAAAACAAATTCTATAAATTGTTTAGGAATTTTCAATAAAGTTGCAGATTTAGAAAAAAATCTAAATTTACCCTATGATATTTTATTAATAGATGGTAATCTAGTAAAGGATAGAAAACTAAACTCACTAATAGACAATGGAGTTTTGACATCAGAAATCAGATGGAACTGGTCAAATGAAACCGATTATATTCAAGGAATAGACCAGTTTAGATATGCTGGTTATTTTAAAAAGTGTCTCGAAGACTACGCCTCTTCATTTGGTGTCGAAAATAAAGAAGACTTTGAACTTGAAAGAATTTCTGAATCAATTATTAACATTGCTAAAAAGAAATACATCCAACATATTCTTTTTGAAGATGGCATACCATATGATAGACTAACTTATCTTTATCCAAAAGGCGTTGAACTAGTTCGTTCTTCTACTCCAGCTTTTGCTAGAGACAAGATTGTAGGAATCGTTAAGTATCTTTTTTCACACCCAGACACTTTTAACATTAAAGAGTTATTAAAATTAGTAAAAAATCTGAGAAAAGAATTTGAACTAGCAGATATTGATGATATTGCAATGCAGTCGTCTTGTTCAAATTATGATGTTAAGGTTTTAAATGATAAGACACTACCATTGCAATTTGTTTCAGGAGCTCACTTCGCTGTTAAATCTGCCGCTCATTACAATTACTTACTATCTAAAGACAAAGAAATGCAACAAAAGTATGAGTTTATTAAATCCGGAACTAAAATTAAGTACTATGTTTGTAAAGATAAATCAATAACTGATATGTTTGCTTATATTAGGGGTTCTTTTCCTATGGAATTTGCTCCACAAATAGACTTTGATGAACAATTTGAGAAGTCTATTCTTTCTCCGGTAAATTCAATTATAGAACCATTAGGAATGCCAGAAATAACCAAAAGATTATCAGTTGTTATGGATATTTTTAGCGGATTTGGAAAAGGTTTTTAAAAAACTTTATGATAAAGTAAATTAGATTTAGGAAAACTAAAGTATTCAGATGTAAATTGATGGTTATAGGTTTTATAAATATAACACTCAAAATCATTGATAGCAACTAAATAGTTAGTAACAAGTTTTTTCAAATGACCTTTACATCGAATAAAGTCTCTAGTCTTACCCGTTGAGAAATTATCTAAAGTTTTAATTTGAGCGGATTCAATACCTTGGTTTATTTTCCAAAATAAATCATAACCTTGTTCGTCTCTTTCTCTTTTTGGTTTAAAGGGATTAATTACAACACCAGTGGAGTCAAAATATTCAATTAAAACATCTTTAGCTTTTTCTTCTAAACTTCTACCACGATTATAAGAATTGGTCAATATTTTAATTACTTTATCGAAATATTGACCATTTGGATGATATAGTTCGTTTTGATTTTTTGAAATCCACTCAACTAAATCAAAAATTGTATTTGAAGGCGAGATACTATTAACATAATCAATTAGAAGTCTATTATTTTTTGATAATCTCAAAATTTCACCCCTAATTTTTAATCCATGATTACTTACAAAATAAGTATTTATATAACCCCACACGCTTCTACAAGCGAATATTAATGCTGTTCCAATTTCATCTTTTTCAATCTCTGTTAAAGGAGTTTGTAAAGACTCATAAAAACTAGACCATTTCTTTATTCGATTCATAGGGGTATATATTAAGTATTGATATATAATTTATGAAAAATGAAGAATTATATAAAGAATATGTAACTTATTTAGATTGGAGATTAAATGAATCACAAATAAGTAGGGGTAAATGGTCTCTTTTAAAAATAAGTAAAACATCTTTTGATGATTTTAAAGTTAGAATAGAAAATGATGAAACTTTCAATGATATGATAATAGAACTTATGAAAACAGAAATAAGAGATAAAAAAATAGATGATATTTTCGATGACTTTAATTGAGACTATAAAAGTTGATGATAAAATGGTTTCGTTTTTTAATGGAATCGATTTAGATGTTATTATGAATCATCCTAAAGATGGATCCAGCGGATTCATCTTTTGTTTTATAGATAGTTGGGTAAAAGAAGTTAAATCCTGGGAAAGACAATCAAAGATTAACTCGGTTCTAAATGATGAAGTAGTAAAAAAATTTAAAAATCAAGATATTGAAAATAGTTACATCGCAATATATCAATTAGATGGCACGGAACCAGGAGTTTTATTTCAAATTATAAAAGAAAAAGTTATAAACAAAAACTTTCCTGAGCATCCATATATTCCGATATCAGGAGTTGATAAAGGAGCCTGGAAGATAGGAAAAACAAGGGTTTCAAACTAAATATATACCTTAATGAGAAGTGATAAACATACTATGAAGCACTTAATGAGATATGAAGGATATACATCCAAAGAAAGAACGGATGACATCTTAGATAAAATTTCTAAGTATGGAATAAAATCGCTTACTCCATTAGAAAAAGAATTTTTAGACTCACATAAAATAGGCAAAGAAGAAGAATTACATGATAAATTGGCAAAATCAGAAACTGAAAATACATTTGAAGACGATAATGGTTTTTTTAAATTTGAGTTTGATTATTGCGAAGACTATGGTGATGAATTACACTATATAGGAACACTTTATGTTCCAGATTTAGTTTGGCCAAATGGTAAAAGAATTGAAGGAAGATTGGAAGGAAGAATAGTTGTCTTTGAGAATGGACAGATATCTCCAGATTTCTATTCAATACAAAAAGATTCAAAATCTCAAGATAATTATGACGTATTTGAGTTTTGTAATGGACTGGAGTATGAATTAGACTCTTTTTTAGATTATGTTGTTTCTGAATTAGAACAAAAAGATTAATTTCAAAATTTTATATATACAAAAAAATAAAAATTAAAATGATTAAAAGATATAATCAATTTGTAAAAGGTAAATTAAACGAAGATTTAGGAATGGAACCTGAATTAGAAGCTCCTGTAAGAGATCTACCGTCTTTAGGTGGAAGACCACCTATCAATCGACCATCCGAAATGGAAGCAGAGTTTGAAGGTGAAGAAGAAGAAGTAGCTACTGATAAATATGAAATAGCACTTCAAACTTTAGCAGATGCTGCTGGAGTTGATTTCACACCTGGTCAAAAATCAGTTGTAATTGATGGAAAAGAGGTAACATTTCCAGCAGAAACAGAAAAATATCATATCAAAGGTGTAAAAAAATATTTTACCACACCGGAAGATGTTTTAGCTAACTTAGGAAGTCAATCAACAGCTTCTGGACAAAAACAAGAAGTCAAAGATGAAATGACATCTTTAAAAGATGAAGAAATTATCGACTCTGGCGAGCAATTTGAATCAAAAAGTTACAAAAGTACTAGAAGAAAAAACAAAAGATGAAAAAAATAATATTAATCGCAATCTTAAGCACAATTACAATATCTTGTAAAACTTCTAAACATACTAAATGCGACGCATATACAAAATTAGAAATAAAAAAAGACCATCAAATTTGATGGTCTTTTTTTTGTGAATAATTTTTTATTGTTCAACCTGTTTTTCTTTCTGAATCTTGTTAATGATATAACCAGAGACTGCAAATTCAGCCGCCGCCCAAAGTAAGAATTCACCCATAGTTAATGTTGAATGTTTTTCTAAAAGAAAAAATATCATACCCCATTGAGCGATAAGAAAAGCCGCTCCAGACTCAATTCTTTTCTTTGAAAAATAAGAGTCTTTCGCTGAATAGATCTTTATTAATTCTTTAATTCCCCATTTGATATTTCCCCATCCAAAAAACAATTTTTTTCCAGTTTCTGTAGATGGTTCTACTTCTTTTTTGTTTGCCATAGTGATTATTTTTTCTTTTATATATTCCTTAGGGAAAGTCAATTTTGTCAATATATAACTCTGATGAGACTAATAAAAGTTTTAAAGTTTTTATCGACATCAAAAGATTCACATTTTTTATCAGTTGATAAGAAAACTTACAAAAGGTGGAAATACCTTATTATAGCAGCTGTTAAAATAAACAAAAACTACAAATCCGTTGAGATTTTTAGAAGAAAATTCAAAGTTTTAGAAGATTTTGTAGTTGTTGGATTGAAGTATAATGGGAAAAATGTAAGAAGAAGAACTTCAGGTTTTGCAAAAGAATTTGTTGAGCAAAACGAAGACGCTAAGTGCCTTTACTGTGATACTAAACTAACAATGGATAATGCGACAGCTGACCATATTATTCCTATTTCTGAAGGAGGTAACAATGCTCAAGTTAATTTAGTTGTCTGTTGTAAAGACTGTAACAATGAAAGAGGAAATTTAGATTTTAAATACTATTTATCAATAAAAAACGAATATAAATTAAAACACTTCATTTAAAGATATTTTAGACCGTCAAATTTTTTATTATAATCAATCTCTTCTATTTTATTTTTTTTCCTTTTAAATTTCGGAATCCATTTTAAATCTAAAACATCTTTAGAAAAGAAATTATTCAATTCTAATTTTTTATGTGGATTATCAACTAATGTAGATAATTTATTAATATCTTTAACTTTAGAAATTCTATGAAGTAAAGCATAAGGATCATCTACTTTTTTCTTTTCTACTATATCTTCAAAAAGTTTTTTCCATAAAAAAACAGGATATCCCTCTTTAATTTTTTCTTCAGACTTTTTGTAACCAGCTTCATCATTATCAAAAAAATATTGAATATCTAAATCATTATTTTCTAAAAATCTATAGTCGGTATTTACACCAACTAGTCCAATAGAATTAGGAAAAAACAATGAGTCCAAATAACCCTCAAATACCGTTATTGTATCACCAAAATTAATATTTAAAATATTAAAATAATAGGATAGTTTATTATAGACAACTAATTGATTTATATCCAATTCACTATCTGTATCTTTTCCTAAATTAATCCATTCAATAAGGTTTTCATAGTTATAAATTTTAAACATTCTGCGTTTTCCTTCTTTTAAGTTTCTTATTTGAAGACCCAATACTTTATCATCTCTGCGATTTAACATAACAATTATCCATTCATGTTCATCTTCATTTTTCCAAAACTTTGCTTGATAGATATTTTTATGAAACTCGGCTGGTATTCCTCTACCTATTAGATATTTATAAACTCCGCCATTTACTTGAATTGGCTTAAAATCAGAAATAGGTGTTAAATCTTGAGAAAAAACTCTTTCTAATTCAGATAAGTCTATAAGGTCATCGAATTTAGCATCAACAAAGTCACCTTCATAATCAGAATAAGTCATAACACTGTTTAAGTGTTCTATCATTTCCAACTTTTTATCAGGATCAATTTGCTCGTTAAAATCTTTACAAAACTTATCTAAAGTTGTTTTTTTATCACAATTAAAACAAATATAAATAAGACGATTAAGATATAGATTTCCTCTTTTTTTAAATTCTGATTTACCGTCACCACAATATGGACAGCAAACGTTTAATCTATCAGTATATTCAATTAACTTTCTTCTTCCTTTGGAAGAAAATTCTTTATTTAACACTGATTGAATTATATTTTTTATATAAATCTTATCCATCACATGATATATTATGAAAACTATTAGGAGTTTTAATATAAAATAAGTATATTTGTTTATTATGACACTAAAAGAATTATACGAAGCCAATGTTGATGTGAGAGAGTCTCAAATACCAATAGAGTGGAGAGAAAGTTTTAACCAATTTATGTTTGGAAGCACTTGTCAGGCAGAAACAAACGAAGACGGGTCGGTAAAAGAATTCATTTATTATGCTTGTGATTTTAGAGCTTGGTATTTCCAAAATGAACAAGCAATTGAGAGAGATTTAAAGATAAATAAAATAACTGATAAATAAAAAAGTCCTCTTATTTAGAGGACTTTCTTTTTTTATTTTTTAATATTTCTTTTGATGTTTTTGACAAATATTTGACTTGATTTTGAAATTGGTTAAAAAAGTCGTCTTGTCTATTTAAAGGACCACTTGGATTTAATCTACTTGTCATATTTCCAAATTGAGTAGCTGTTAAAACCGAATTTTCAAGTCCAGGAGTTTGATTTGAGGTTTCGGTAACACCACCCATCATTGTTACTTTCTTTGTAATATTTTCTGGATCTTTTGTACCTTTAACTACAAACTTAATTATGTTAGGAAACTCCTCATGATTTAACTTATCAGCTAAATCTTCGATGTGAGATACGTTTCCTAAATCATCGTCAGAAAACCCAATCATCGCTTTCATACCTAATTGACCCGCAAATCTATCTATCTTTGACTTAAATTGTAACAAAGTTTCTTCTTTAGCTTTTTCGGGATTATCTGGAGTTCCGCCTCTCGACGGGGCAGAAACACCCACAAAATCACAATTATCTAAGTATAACTTAAATAATTCATTTTGTGAAGGAACTCCTCTTAGTATTCTATCTGACCCTGTAGATATATCATAAAAATAGGAGAACTTTAATAGATTATTGTACATATTATATAGTTGTTCTTCGGTCAATACATTATCAATAATCCACTCAACACCTCTTCTCATTGTTTCGGATTCATGACCACGAGCCGTTATAATAGCAAAAAGTGATCCATTGGAAAGACACTCTAAAAAATCTTCCCAAGCCGGAGCGAATCTTCCTGAAGAAACAGCAATTTTGACATCTTCTAAAAAAACTTCACCTCCCTTAGGACCAGTATCTCTAAAGTTAGCAAAAGCCTCATCACCGCTCTGATTTAAAAATCTCCAGTTTTGTTTATCATTTCTTACTTCTGCAAATTCTGCAGTTGATACATCAGTTGGAATCCATTGTTCTCCAACCTTTTGTTCCAATCGAATCATAGTTGGCATTCTTAGAATATTATCATCCCAGTCAAAAGCATAGTATAATAAAACACCGTCTTGTGAAGATTCTTTAATAAACTGATTAAACTTTTTAATCATTGATTATTTTCTTTTTTTGTTGATAAAAGATTGAAAAGATTCTAATGCTGGCTTTTCACTCTCTTCTTCATCGTCATCCTCATCTTCTTCTTGACCACCTTCAAATTCACCTTCTTCATCATCTGAATCTTCATCATCTGAATCTTCATCTTCTTGTTGTCCGAATTCCTCTTCATCAGAATCAAATTCATCAGAATCAAAGTCTCCTTCTTCTTCATAATCACCAAAAGGTTTCACTTCTTCTTCACCTTGACCCATTTCCGAATCAGAATCAAAATCACCTTGACCTTCAGACTCCTCAACTTCGATTGTAAATTCCTCAACAACCTCATCTTCTTTAACAGCATTTACAGATATTACACCATCAGCTTCTTCAATTGATATAGTATATCCACTTATTTCAACACTAGTTTTCATATTTTATAATTTTTTCTTGTATATATTAAAAATTAAAACCGCTTTTGTATCTAAAACTTTTACCTTAAAAATTAGTAAAAAAACAAAAAGTTTATTTATGCAAAAAGATTTAAACAAATTTCTACTTAGTCAATCAATATCAAGTTCTTTTCAACAAGACTATTTCAGAAAAATTCAAAAGAAAAATACTACATCTCATTTACTAGAATCAAATGGCCTTCCGGTTGATATTTTTTCTAAATTATTGGATGAAAGAATAATTTTCCTGTCTGATGAAATTGATTCAGAAGTTTGTAATATAATAAAAGCACAACTACTTTACTTAGATAGTGAAAATGATGAAGATATCTCAATTTATATTGACTCACCAGGTGGATCAGTTTATTCAGGAATGGGTCTTTTAGATGTTATGGATTTTATTAACTGCGATATATCAACGGTTAATACAGGATTAGCAGCATCAATGGCAGCGGTGATTCTTTGCTCTGGTGATAAAGGTAAAAGAAAAGCTTTAAAAAGAAGTAGAACAATGATTCATCAACCTTTGACTTACGGTGGTTGGATGCAACAAGCTTCGGATGTTGAAATCGAAGCAAAAGAAATGAATGCACTTAAAAAAGAACTTTATGAGATAATATCAGATAAAACAGGACAGAATTATGATAGGGTTTATAAAGACGGAGACCGTGATTATTGGATGTCTGCTTCAGATGCTAAAAAATACGGAATGATTGACGAAATCATAACTAAGCGAAAATAAAAAAAACCCACTCGATTGAGTGGGTTAATTTTTGGTAATAAAATTACTGTTTAGATTTTGGCTTACGAGGCTTAGAAGCTTTCTTCTCTTCAGATTTAGGAGCTTCTTTTTTCACCTTAGCTTTAATTTCTTTAGCTGTAACCTTTTCTACCGGTTTAGCATCAGATTTAGCTGGTTTAGCTTTAGGAGCTTTAGGTTTTTTAGGAGTTTCAACTTTAGGAGTTTCAACTTTTACCTCAGCAACTTTCGCTACTTTTGGTTCAGTTTCACCAACAAATACTGGAGTAACTACCTCTTCTTTTTTACCAAAACCAAATAATTTCTTAATTGATTCCCACATAACTTAAGTTTATTTTTTTATTATATATCAAATTTTGTTTTTTCCCTTATAAAAAACCTCAAAATTTTATGGAATTTAAACACAGTCTATGATTTTATATATAAATATGAGATGAAATTTAGATATGACACATCGACAGAAGAAATTGTTGTCACGTCAGCTACAAGAATTGAATACCATCAATTAAATCTTTGGCTAACCAGACATGTGAAAGGTTATAGATATATGCCTGCATTCAAAATGGGTGTTTGGAATGGACAACAAACATATTTTAGAAACGGAAGAGTAAGTTTAGGACTCTGGAAAGAAGCTATGAAGGGATGCAAAGAAATAGATATGCCTTTCATATTAGAAAACAAAGATGAATTCCCTCTTAATAGAGAAGTGACATTAGAGAGTGTTCAAGAGTTTTGTAAAGAGTTTTTTAAATTTCATAAAGTTAGAACAAAGTCAGGAGAATGGATTAACTTCACTCCTTACGATCATCAAATTGAGTCAGCTTACAAGATACTTAAAAATAGATATTGTATGGCCGAAGTTGCCACATCCGGTGGTAAATCATTAATAATATCTATTGTAATGTTTTATACTTTAAAACATATTGATCCAACTGCCAAATTTCTAATCATAGTTCCTTCAATAACACTTGTGACACAGTTTTATGATAACATTATGGAATATAATTGGGGAATAAACAATTTAGCGGAGATGAGAGAAAAAAAAATAGAATCTATTTTAAATACAGACGCTAAATATTCACCATGTGATCTAAGAGTTGAAGAAGTTATGTCAGAAAGACCGAGAAAACATTCCGGAACACAAGACGCAAACATTTATATAGGAACTTATCAATCACTTGAAAAATGGCCCAAAGAATTTTTTCAACAATTTCACACAGTTATAACAGATGAAGCACACGGTGCAAAAGCAAAAACAATCACAACTATATTACAAAAAACGTTTAAATATGCATATTCAAGATTTGGAGTTTCTGGAACTTTTCCAGAAGATGACACTTGTGAAATTTTAACAATTCAAGCAGTATTGGGTCCAAAAATAACAGAGGTGTCTGCAAATGAGTTAAAGGAAAAAGGTATCATTACACCAATGGAAATTAGAGCAGTGATAATGAATCACAATGATAAAGAGTTTGATGATAGAATTCAACTTATCAAAAAAGGTGGAAACGGAAAAGACGCATTTGAATTAGAAAAAGCCTACATACATGTTTCTGAAAAAAGACTAGATTTTATTAAAAAAATAGTAGAAAAGTGTGACTCAAACACACTCTTATTATTTCACACAATTGATTACGGTCAGCAAATTCTTAAAAAGTTAGAAAAGGATCTTCCAGGCAGAGATTACTATTATATTGATGGTGAGATATCTGGTAAGAAAAGAGAAGAGATAAAGAAACAAATGGAATTCACAGACGGTAACATTAAAGTTTTAGTTGCTTCTTATGGGACACTATCAACTGGGGTTTCTATCAACGCAATATTTAATGTCATATTTGCTGACTCATTTAAATCTGAGCAAATTATTATTCAATCTATAGGTAGAGCTCTTAGATTACACTCAGAAAAAAAGAAAGCAAATATTTTTGATTTAGTTGATGTATTTGACTCTAATAATATGTCAAATATACTATTTAGACACTTTAAAGAAAGAGAAAAGTTTTATCAAAAAAGACAATATCCATATAAAGTTATCAAAGTAAATCTTTGATGAAAGTCATGTCCATTAATATATAAATTAATGGCTAAAGAAGTAGTTTCAGGAACACATAAAACAGGTAAAGGCAACTGGGATGGAATGCATAAGTTTGGTTCGGGAGATGGTACTTGGGCTAATCTTCATGGATGGATCCAATTTGGAAGTATTGGTAAAGGTAAAATTCCAACAGCTTTACAATCATTTTATAAAAAATACAACCTAAATCCTTGTATAACATCGGTAAAATTCACGGTTGATCCTGTAAATTATAAAGTTGATTGGGAATTCACGATTGAAGAATCTCCAGATGGAAATGCTTATGTTGGGTTTTCATCTTGGGGTGGTGCATCTGGAGGATATCCAAAAAAATCTCCACCGGCTTCACATGCTTATCCGAATTATAAAAAGGAATACAACGCTGCGGTAGGTATTAAAGGTGCTAAAGTAGCAGATGTTATAGATCTTTATTTTCCAGGTGGTTTTAGACAAATATTTTTTCAACATACATGGCCTCAAAAATATCCAAATTTACCAAAATCAGCGGGTCTAAAAGAAGGCACTGTTGGTGTGAAAATTGGCCCATCTGGTTCTCCTAAAAATTTACCAGAGTACAGTGGTGTTTTAGTTCAAACTACATCTGTTGATTCATCAGCTGATCAAGGAACATCCGGTGATCAACCACCAACTACGGATCAAAATGTCGAAAAAACCGAAAATGCAGCAAATAACAATAATAAAGCGGCCGCTGATCCGGGTCCTACAAAAATATCAAAAATAAAATTAGTTAAGAAAAGCGGCCCAGGTGAATTAATGGGTGAGGTAGAAAAAGAAACAATTTTTGGAGAAGCGGTATTCGAAGGTCTTCAATTTGACGAACCAGGAGAATACGTCATCTCAGTTACAACAGAAGCTGAAGATATCGAACCAACTGAATTTACTATAAAAGTTGAAGGTGATCCTTCTCCTAAACAACAGGAGCCAAAAGGAGAAGAAGAAAAAAAGACAGATGGTAATAGACCAATAATTGCACAAATCGACAAAACTACATATAAACTTCGACCAATAAAGTTAGATGCTGGAAGTAAAGATTTACAGACACAGGATTATCTACAAAGTTTAGGAAACACCCCTCTTTTCTGGTATAATACCTATCAAATTGAATCAAGAGATATACTTCAAATGTCTCTTTTCCACGATGGTATAGTTCCTTGTTGTAATGTTGTTTTTTCAGACTCAAACGGTCTTATGAAAAGAGACGGAATGCCATTAGATGATACTACATTTGAAATATTTCTAAATTCGGGTAGTCCAAATTTGAAGTCTATACACATGAAGTTCAAATTAACTAATTTTCAACAAAATAAAAGCGGAAATTACACAGTAACAGGAAGCATTGATCTTAAAGATTTCTATAAAATAAACTATAAAGCATATAAAGGAACTTCCTTTAAAGTAATGAGAGACATAGCTAAAGAGCTTGAGCTCGGATATAATTCTAATATCAACGACACACAAGATGAAATGAAATGGGTTAATACTGGAAAAACATGGAGAGAATTTATAGGTCAAATTGTTGAACATTCCTATATTTCGGATAACTCATTTGTTATGGGATATATCGATTTTTATTATTGTTTCAATTATGTTGATATAGAAAAAGAATGGTCAAGAAATAACAATACAGATGTTGGATTAGACTCAAAAGGTCTTTCTCAAGTAGATAGAAAATCCGAAGAGTCGGATAAGATAGTGCCTATGATACTTATCAAAGATGACTCTCAAAGAAGTTCAAGTTTCTTTTTCCACAAAGAGATAGTTAAAAATAACTCAACTCAAAAATCTGTAACAAAAGGACAATTTACTATAACAAAATTTTACGATTCGGCTTCTAAATCATTTTTAATATTTGATGTAAATTCATTAACATCTACTGGTAATGATAAACTTATATTAAAAGGAAAACCAGCAGATGGAAAAGATTTAGTAGAAAATTTTAGAACTAAGTTTGGAGGAAGAATTGATATGTCAAACTCACACAAAAATTACCTTTACTCACCAACTCAAAACAAAGTAAATTTTGACAATTTAACAAGAATATCATGCGAAATGGAGTTACCAAACGGTAATTTTAATTTATATAAATTTCAAAAAATTAAGATTTATTTTGTTAATTCAGCTCCGACCGTTACCGAACCAGATAAATCACAAGTTAGACTTAACGGAGACTGGATGGTTGTAGATATAAGTTATAATTGGTCAAGAGGTAAGCTTACACAAAATATTGTGGTAGCTAGAAAAGAACTTTCAAAGCTTCCAGAAGAGGTAGAAGAACAGAAAGACGAAACAAAGCCAGAAACAAAAGAAGGAAATAGCAACGAAGAAAAACCACTTGATCCACCAAACAGTGCTTATGCTATTAACGAAGTTTATTATGTTGAAGGAGAAGATGGTAAAAAGTTTCAAATTGTAATTACTAGATTAGAAGAAAATGGAAATGAAGTGACTGGTTCTGTGTTAGAACAAAGACCACAATCTCAACCATCGCCCGGATCCTCTGGTACATCAGGAACTAGTGGAACCTCTGCCACAAGTGGAACTTCAGGAACATCAGGTACGTCAGCTGATTCAGTGGTCACTAATAAATTATTATCAGCAACTTATGTTGATAACGCAGATGGTACGGTAACAGCAAAAGCAACTTTTGAAATAAGTGGTAAAGAAGTTGATGGAACAGGAACTGCAGGACCAGATCCAGCTGGAAAAGGAAAACAAAAAGAAAACGCTACAAAATTAGCTGAACAAGATGCGGTAAATAAGTCTAAACAACCGGCTCAAACCGTAACTAACTCACCAGAGAATAAAGTAAGTAATGGAGAAAGAGAATATATCTTAGGAATTCCTACTCCGGAAACAGAAGGTAATAAAAAGATTACTGGAAAAATTACATTTCAGGCCATAGGTCCTAAAAGAAATGCTGTTGGTGTTTTAAGTGGATTTCCTGATGGTGGAACAATTGGTCCGATAAAAGGACCTCAAGTTCCAGCAGTTCTTGGAAAATCAGATGAAACTTATCAGGAATTAGCTGATGGAATGGTTGGTATATTGAAACAAGAAATTATTAATAAATATAATATTGATGCTAAATTAACTATAATTGAAAAAAAGAATTAATATAAATGGCTCAGGAATATAATCTAAAAGTAAAAAAACCAAAAGATGATAATGAAAAGAAAATTTCAGGTGATCTAACTTTAGATGTACAAAAAAAGGGAGAAAAGGAATACACTTTCACTGTAAATGGCAGTACTCAGTCATCTATTTTGATTGAATATAGTTCAGTAGGAAAAGCAACTTTAACTGGTCTTCCAACACCATGGACCAACCCACAATCAAAAACGGTAGTTGATAAATCTACTATTGGTCCAGTTGAGTCTAATAGGACTTTTGAGTTATCAAAAAATGACGATGGATTTGAATATGAGCTTGAAGTGATTGATTCTCAAGAAAATTTGATAAGATTACTTAAAAAAGAATTTGAAACAGTATATGGAATTACTGCAAGTTTTGAATTGGCCTGTGAGGCTAAAAAAACTCAAACAGCTCCTGCTGAGAATAAAGGAAAACCAACAGTTGTAGCAAAATGGATATCAACAATTACACCTACCAATGCTAAACCAGGCGATAGACCTCTGGAAATAGGATTCGAAGTATTTAAAGATGGTGAGTCAATAATCAAAAGAGAAAAAACTGTCGGATTTACTTGGGATGAGACTACAAAGAAGATATCAGTAAAATCCGCTGAATTATTTTATGATGGTACTGGTAAATGGGTTGAAGGCTTTGGAAAAGAACCTTTTATTGAAAAGGATGTAATATTATTTATGGATAATTTTCCAGGATCATCAACATCTACAGATGTTACAACATCAGGAACTTCTGGATCGAGTGGAACATCTGCTAAATTAATAGAAGGCGAATATAAATTTGATGTCACAACAACAGGATATTTAGTAAATGCTGAGTTAGGAAAACTCAAAATTATATCTAAAGAGGAAGTTGAAATAGTTGATGAATTTGATCCAGGTCCAGAAGAAGTTACATTTGAAGTATCAGAAGAATATAAGGAATCAGAATTTACAGGACCAGAGGAAAGTTTTGAGAGTGTTGTGGTTGAAGAATTTAACTCCAATACAGCAGCAGCTGTGGATCTTACAGAACCTAATCCAGAACAGCTAGATTTCACACCACCATCATCTAATGAAGATCCACCAGCGGAAGTTCCTTCAGATAGCCTTAAACCAACCAAAAAAGGATTTTTACAAGGAAAATCTTTTCAAAAAACACAAGGTTCTGGAAACTCGTGGGATGTGAAAGTAAGTGAAACATATAAACTGACTAAATTTAAATATGGTAATCCTAAAATTACAGAAGCTTCATTTATTAAAAGAGTTAAAAAGGCAGAAGGAGGAGTTGCAAATGGAACTAGTGATAGTGCGTACCGAAGTTATAAAGATAAAACAGTATGCCCTATCAGTAAAAAAGACCATCCAAATGCTAAAAAGTATGATTCACTCTGTACTAGTAGCACAAAAGGAAGAATTTACAATATACATACAAACAAAGGAATACTTTGGTTAGTATTTAAAACGGCATTTGGGGTTAAAAATTCATCTGAACATGGATCGGAATCACTTCAGAAGAGATTTTTAGAAATGAGTGATGAAGACTGGTGGAAAGTAATGAACGATACCTTTGTTAAACCAAACAGGGGATTAGAGATGAAAAGCAAAGTCGCCGGTTACTTTTACACGTACCTTGCTTGGGGTAGTGGTTCAGGCGGTGCTATTAAAAACTTAAATACTGCACTTAATCTATTGAAAGGTAGTAAAGAATTCACATCTGGTAAAATAAAAGACGCTCATATAAATTATGTAAATCAACTCTACGACCAAGGTAAAGAATCGGAATTGATATCAGCTTTATATGATTGTAGAGCACAGTTTCTTCTAAATATTTCACAACCCGGTAATAAAAATTCAGTTTATAGAAATGGTTGGATAAACGGAGTAAATGCATGGATACAAGATTTTCATGAATCATAGAAAAGACATAAACTTAATATATAGTCTATGAGTATTTTTGATAATCCTAATCACCAAGGAGCACTTACTTATTTGATAGATGCAGCAACAGGTAATCCACAATTAGACTGGAGTTATCTTACCTACACATCACCGATAGACAAACAAAGTGCAGTTGATGGGGCTTCTTATGATTTCTACACAAATTTAGCAAAAAACGGAGGATTTCCTAACTATGGACCAAACGGAATACTTATTAAGGATCCGGTTGAGAGTCCTTATCCACATGGTATTTTTAGTGCAGAAGCCGGAAAAAGGGGATTTTTACCACCAGAATCAATTTATCCAACAAGTGAAACTTTACCAAATGATATAGTCACTAAAGCATCAGCCGGTGGTTATATATTTCAAGACTGGAGAGGACATATTCTTAAAGCTGATTATTTAAGAAGAACAGAAGGAGACACTGGTGTTCCAAAAACCACTCCAATGTCAAAATGGGACAAGACAAAAAACTTTGAAAGAAGTGAAAAAGATGTTCAAGATAAACCCTACACATTTAGAGATATTCCTCTAATTTTTGGAGATCTACGAGGAGATTATTTTAGAAATGGACTTCAAGTAATAGACGAACAAGCATTCTTAGAACTTCCTACCGATTCAGGAAGCACTGCTAGATTAGATAACTTTAAAGGAACACCTTGGGAATTGAATGATCCTGTCTTTTTTGGATTTGATATAATCTTTGAGGCGGGTAGTTCTCCACTTTTAAACGGATCGGTTTTAGATTTTTTAAGACAATATTCAAACGTAAATGAATTTACAGAAAGAATTGCGGTCTATGAAGAATTTAAAAATCAGTTTAAAAAACTTTTTAGAGTTGACCAAGAAGTAGCTTTTCAAAATTCAATAGATGATACGAAAATTGCTTTTACAAAAGCAAAACCAAATTCAGCAATGTTACCTTCTAACTCGAATATTCATGAACCGGGTAGATTAGCATATATGGGATATTATCTGAAAAAAGTCACTGGATTAGATCTTTTAATAGAACAAAATAAAGGCAACACTTTAAAATATTTTGCTGATTATAGAAATGACTTTATAAGTTTAGATTTTTATGAAGATGTATCACTTAGTGTTGGTGCGTTAGCACATTTATATAAATTGCTTTATTGGTCAAAACCTCAAGGTAAAATGATTGTTCCTGATAACTTACTAAGATTTAATTGTAAAATTATTATTTCCGAATTTAGAAACTTTATGAGAGTAAATAAATCAGGACCAACTGTTAGAGAAGTTAAAGATAACCTAAGTAGATATGTTTATTCACTAAAAGAATGTCAATTTTACTTTGACAAAATGCCACATCCAAATGAGGTATCAGTTGGTGGAGAAGGACCAGCTGCTCAAGAAAATTATTCTATAAACTTTGACTTTAAATACTCAACATTAAAAATGGAGAGATTTGTACCACAATCAAACTATGAATGGGGAACATATGTAGGATACGATGCTGGAGCAATCTGGAAAATAGGAAACGCAGGAGCTAGAGATGCTAGAAAAACAGGATCGGGCGGTTCTTCTACACCAAGATTTTTTACATCAAATACTAATACCGATAAACAAGTAGGAGTTGAAAAACCTAAAGTTCTATTAATATACGGAGAACCACAATCTAGAGTCGCTACAGAGGCATTTGATGTTTTTAAACTTCAATCTGAAAAGAATGCACAAAAAGCTGAAAAACAAAATAGTTTGACGTCGGAAGCTTTCTCTAAAGGACCAAGTCCAGCATTTAAAAAAGCAGTCAATTTCGTTGTAGATGTTACCGGAATCGGAACAAAAGTAACACAAGCAAAAGGAAAAGCAAGTACTTTTTTTAACACAATGTCACAAGAAACCGGATTAAAAGGAGCGTCAATCAGACAAACCTTACTTAATCAAACTCTAGATAAAGCATTTTCTAATAAAGTAGGAGGATCTGTTCAAAAGAACTTACTTTCTAATATACCACCTTCTGGTAACTTTTTTGACACTATGGGAACGCTAAAAAATGATGTTGCGAATTTTGCAGGAGGATCTATGGCAAATAAATTATTCGGAGGTCAATGAAAAAAAGAGCTGAAATAGGTAAAACCTATATAGGTGTAGTAGAGGAAAATGTAGACCCAGATAAACACGGTAGGTTAAAGGTTAGAGTTTTAGACTTCTTTGAAAAAATGGAAGTTGAAGATATTCCTTGGGCTTCTCCTTGGAAAGATCTTAACGGTAATCAATTTTCAGTACCAGATAAAGGCAAGGTTGTGATTGTTGTATTTGACCAAGGTGATATAAATAAACCGGAATTTATATTTTCAGAGCACTATAATGTTAATTTAGAAAATAAAATCAAATCACTTTCAAATGAAGACTATCTTTCTATGAAATCTTTACTTTATGATCATAGAACTCAAATATATGTAAATGAATCCGAGGGTCTTAAAATTGATCACAAATATAACAACATTAACATAACGGAAAACTCCATTAATTTAAACCTTAAAGACAATAAAAGAATTATAAATATTGGAGATAAAACAGCTAATCAACAAGCAGTATTGGGAAACAACTGGATGACTTGGTTTGATGAGTTTGTCGATCATCTTATGGGTCAATTTGGCGGAGCTTTACTATCACCCACACCTTGTATGCCATCTCCACCTTTTTTAGCAGTTCTTTTAAAATATAAAGCTTTAAGAGATACTAAATTTTTATCACATCACGTAAATATAGTTGATAATGATAAAACCTCAACAGTAAAAGGCGAAACTGAAAAAAGACAAGATGAATCACAACAAGGAGATAAATGGGTATCAACTAAAGAAGAGAATAAAGTTACAACAAAAACAGAAGAGGATTTCAAGCCAGTTGAAGGTCCTAAACCAAAATATGATGAAAATTTTAAAGCCGAGCCAACAGAAACCAAAACAGATCCTAAAGAAGAGGTAAAAACAGAAACTCCTAAACCATCTGAAGTTAATCCAGCGACCGGAATTGAAACAAAAAAACCAGATGATCCGACTAAACCAGAAGAGAAACCAATTAAAAAAGAAGAGCCTCTATCGTCACCGACTTCAAATACTAAAATTGACAGTCTGATAAAGTTTATGGAATCAAAAGACTATAGAGTTTTTAAAGACCAATATCTACTTAATATAGTTGGTATTAGGAACAAAACTAAAAAGATTACCAATGTATTTGATGATCAACTAAATGTATTCTATATAGATGATAAAGGTAACTGGACATTAAAAGAATATGATATTACAACAGTTCCTGGATTAGTACCAGGTGAAGAAAAACTACCCGAAAATGTGGCAATGTTAGCACTCGGTCAATATTTAAATGTTATAAAAATGTCAAATTTTCAAGAAGATACAAAACATCCTTGTTTGAAATTTGATTATTGTGCTGTTCATAGAAATAACAAAAGAAATAAATATGATTTCACTTCACCAATAGAACAAGGAAGTATTCCAATGTATATTCACAGATCATCGGATACATCCACCGCTCAGTATGTTTTTAACTATTCAGAAGGATCTCAAGTTTTTAAAAACATAAATCACTATGATGAGTTTATGGAATTATGTAAAAAACAATTAAGTGAGGGTAAAAAAGAGTTATTTACCTATACACTTACGGATAAAGTAGATTATGAGAAATCAACCGAAAGTACAGAAGAAGAAACTAAATTGAACAAATACGAAAAATACGCTAAAGGTAAAATTAAACAAGCTAAAGATAAATATAAAGATATTAAAGATAAAGTTGATAAAAAAATCGACAATATTCAACAAAATATATCAGAAACAAAAGAAATAATTGAAGAAAAATTAGGTTCTAAACAAGTTATCGCAGCTCTTATAATAGAAGGATATTTTAAAGACGAAAATGAACCAAATCAAAGAGAATTATTTGATCAAAAGGTGGATAGTGGTATGATTGCTAAAAGAACTACATTGACAGCGGGTGGAATTGGAAAACCAGAATTCGAAGGAGATACTTACTATGGACTTAAACAAGAATATAAAGATAAATATGAGTCAAATATACTATCATCTTTACCAGAAGGAACAGATTCTTCACAAGTATTTTTATTAATAAGACAAAAGAAAACTCTTAATAAATCTAAAGAAAAGGCTGCTAAAGAAAGTGAAACAAAAGGTACAACAGAGGTAGATCCACTAGGATTCGTGGGAACAGTTGTAGTATTCACACCACCTAAACAACCAACTGATAAAAAGAAAGATAAAGAGAAAAAAGATAAAGAAGAGGAAAAACAAAATACTTCTGGTCAAAATACAGACCAATCTGGAGGAAGTTCAAATAGCCAAACCGGAACAACTCCATAAAAAATTAGTTTTTTAATTTAATATATAGATTATAAAAACTAATTTTTTATTATGACTGATCCTAAATATTTTGTTAATATTTCTTATGTACCATCACAAGTTAATGGCACTCAACTTCAATTTTTATCAGGAGCTACTGTTTCTTTACCTACTTACTCAGCTGATTATTTTAGAGCATCTATGCCAGAAGTTAATATAACAGCTACCGGTTCAAGTTATACCGAAGCATTAGATAATTTATTATTAATTGCAACTTCTTCAACGCCTGATAATGGACAAAATCCATTAGCTAACAAAAGATATTACTAATTAAGTATAATTAGGTGACTGTAGATTATTTACACCTAAATCACTATAGAAATTAGATTCTCCTTTCTTAAATGCAGACCCACCACCTTTTCCGATTTTGTAATATGGACCACCTTTTATTGCAGCTTCGCCGTAATATTCCCAATGCCACTCTTCACTTTTAACAGCTCTTACAAATCCAAACTTCCAGGAATTTTTTACTAACCATTTATAAACATCATTTCTCAATTTACCAAATTGAACAACGTTATTTGGATCTCTTGTACCGGTGTTTAAATCGACAGCAATTCCATTTCCATGTCTCGAACTTCCGGGCTTGGCGGTTTCAGTTTTTCCACAAACCCCACCTGGACAATTTTTAGCGTAAAGAACTTCTTGTGATTCAGCACTAACTGATAGACCACTTTCGGTTTTTGCACTTAAATTTGGACCAAAAGCCGGTCTGAAACCTGATGATATAACTATACTGTGACCAGCTTCTTTAGCAGCGGTAAGCATATCAATAAGAGCGGGTGCTATAACAACATTTATTGGTTTTACATTGCTCTTACCGGAATACCATTCAAGTGGCACTGCGCAACATTTTATTTTTGATTTCCCGTTTGCTACCAATTCTCCAGGTATCAAATCTAATTTATGTTTTCCAGGCACATAGTTAGTATATGATTCTTTCATTTTTTCATCATTTAACTGACCGTTTGCACCCACCGAATTTGAACTAGCATCATTAAATTTTGCTGCTTGTTCCTCGGTTTGTTTTTGATCGGATTCACTTTCATAAAATTGACACTCCGAAACCTGAAAATCTTCCTCGGAACCAACAAAAGGTTCTTCAACATATTCTTCATCAATAACAAATGGACTATCTGGTCCGAAATCAAACCCATCAACAGATTCTTCAGACTGAGGTTCTCCTATCCAAATACTAAACTTAGGAACATCTTCTCTAGCCATAACTTTAAAATCTTCCGGGAAAACTATTGTTAATTTTTGTTTTGAAACTGTTAATCCAGAAGGACTTGCTCCAGATGGACTTCCACCAGTTGGTTCTACTGAAGGACCAGGTAACGGCTGAATTGGTGATATATACTCTATTAATTCACATTTTTGATTGGAAGGATTACAGAGTTTTAAATCATAATTTGGAACTATTCTTTTCCAATCATCTATGAATCGATTGACAATATCAATGTCGGGAATACCAGAAGGTACTTCTCTAGATGCAGATCCACCATATTTGACAATTGTGTTATCAATAGATAACATTAACATTTCTCCAGACTTTTGATTTATCGTTTCGACTTTTTTTATAATTTGAGACTTTGGATTACTTGGAGTTCCTCCTTTTAACTCGATAAGATAATCTGAACTAGTTATATCCCTCTCATTACCTTTTTTATCTGACCACTCTGTTCCACCTGTAACTATTACAGGAGAGCCGGAACTATATTTATACTGAACTTCTTCAAGATCTACATAAACAGTTATACCATCCTCTAAGAATGTTTCAGACCAAAATTGACCAAAAGAATTCCACTCGACTATTGGCATCGTATTTCCATATTTAGACCAATTTGGACCAGTTGGATTTTTTCCAACAAGATATCTATCTCCACTGTTGGCAGAGACAGTTCCACCTGAAATAGGTTCAGATCTTTTTATATCAATAACATTCGGAATACTACCAGTTTTACCAGATTCATAGGTACCAGAAACCTCTGTCCAGCTTGGATCATCAAATTTAAACCACTTAACATAAAGTTCTGTTCCATTATTTAAATAATATGGATCAAAACCGAAATTTCTTAAAATTGGAGGTTCAGGTGACCAAGGATCTTGTATAATAGCATACTCAATTGAGTTTAACTTTGATTGAGTTCTTATATAATCAGTTATAACCTCATCATCTGTTAAATCTTTATATCGACTACCGGAGTATTCAACTTCGGGCCAAATCTTATTTAATTTATCTGGTTCTTCTTTTTTATTAGGATCGACGCCTAATACACTTCTTTTAGAAAAAGCTCTATCATAAATTGCAACTCTAATATCTAACTCGGTTTTTGTATCAAACCCGTTTGCAAAATTTCTCCTTATTCTAACTGACTTAATATACTTTGCCATAATTATAATCCACCTACACTAATAGCACCTCCATCACCAAGTCTTATAGGCGGAACAGGACTTGGATTAACAGTAGGAGGTAATGAATAATTATTTTCTACGTAATCTTTTCTTGATTTGTCTTGTTTTGTCTTTTTATCAGGATAACCAAGTTTTTGACTAATCGATTTTTTATTTACTAAAGAATCTGTTTCAATAATTCTCAGACCTTCATACTCACCAATTGGTACATACTTTAGTATTGTTCCTTTTTTTATATTCAATGGATTTGAAATGTTGTTTATAGATAATAGAGCATCAACTTCTTTATAATAATATCGAACTTGGTCTGATTCTAACTCATAGATATTCTGGAAAATTAAATCTATTCTCATTTCATCATCTCCGGTAACTTCATATGTCGGATAATTTCTTAAGTCCGCACTTTTTATCGTTGGTTGAAAAAGATCATAAAATATAACTGGTTTTTGTTCTAGTTTTACTCCAACCGATATAAAACCTGGTTTTAGTTGTTTGTAAAGTGATGTTATATCCATATTTATTTTTATTATTTTGTAACAGAACCCGAATTTGAATTAGCATCCTTATTTATTTTATCTTGGGATTGATTTTCTTTTGTAGTGGTTTTTGATGGATCACCTGCGTTTTTGTCTTCATTGTTTGACACGCCAGATCCACCACCTTGATTTTGAGTTTGCGAATCCTTACCTTCTTCTCTTTTTTCATAAGTATAGAGATTCTCATTTAATACATCAGATGGACTTGATGCTGCAAAATCTTTCACAACATTAACAATTCTTAAGTGACCTGTATTAAACTTAGCCATAATATCTGTTAATCCCCAAGATTTTGCGGGGGTTAATGTGAAGTCAATTTTTATACTTGCTGGTAAATCGTTAAATGCAAGTGTCGGACCTAATGTAATTTGAACAGCTGTTGTGTACATATCCCCAGCACAAAACATTGGTCTTAGAGGATTTCCAATTGTAACATGCCAAGGTGTAGAGGCTGCTCCGGAAAGAGCATTCGCAATACCTTTAATTTGCTCTCTATACTTACTTATTACAGAAGAAAATATCTCTGATGTTAAATTAGCTACAGTATTAACAAATTTATCTATAAATCCCTTTTCTTTAGCTTCAGCCTTTTTAAGTTCAGCTTCTTGTTTTTTGTAATCCTTTTCTATATCGGCTCCTGGATCTTCTTCACCACCTTCAGTTTCGTCCGCTGCTTCTTGTTCAGCTAAAGCTTCTTTTTTCTCGTTCTTTAACGCATCTTTAGCTTCTTTGTATGTTTTAGATATCAAATCTTTTAATTGAGTTTTTGCAAAGTCTATTGCGTTTTTTACCGCACTAACAAAATCAGTAATCAATGATTGTGGATTAGTTGCCCATTGTTTAATTTTACTAGCAAATTTTCCGGATAAGCCATAATCGACAGCGGGTGAGGTTCCAAATCTAAGAGCATTTGATAATATGTCTAAATAAACTATTGTAGGGTCTATTCCAGAAATAAATTTTTGCTCATACTCACAAGTCATCTTTACACTCAAAATACAAGATAAACCCGATCCAGCTTCACCAGCCGGTACGGTCTTTCTTCTTTTTGCCTCTTTCACTAAATTTGGCTCACCCGCCGGTAAAGTTTGATTTTTGTCATACTGCTCAAAGACTCCAAGCTCTTCTCCTATTTTTCTAGTCAATATCTCTGTAAAACCTGGCATTGGAACCGCACCAAAAGCAGCACCAGCAACTGTTCCTAAATTACCCATATTAAGTAAGTCTTTTCCAATATTATTCAAAATCTCGGTAAAATCAGCATCAGCATCGGTCCATTCCTCTCCGAATGTTATATCCAAGAAATCTTCCTCAGGCTTTCTCCAACTTATTAGTGTGGAAATTGGACCTCCACCATTTGTGAAAATATTATCACCAACAGGACCCGAGAATCTTCTTGCAATTATTAACCGGTTATTTGGATAAACTCCTAGATTTTTTAAATAAGCAAAATCAGATGGTCTTAATCTAGCTCGAGTACCTGATGTTTTTTCTACAATATTTAATACCGATGTATCATACACATCGTTATTATGTAAAGTCGCTCTTGAAGTTCCTGTGTAATCATCTTCTAAACCTATCTCTTCCTTTTCTTTATTTGCTGTTCCTTTTTTAGATTGATTTGCCCATGCCTTTATTAAGGTACCTCCAGTAAAAAGAGAGTACATACCACCATTTTTTCCAACTTTAGCTTTTTGTAATTTTGATTTATCGGTTTCTTTACCAGCGTTATATAAATTTACATTAATGTTTCGAGAACGACCACCATTAAAAGTAGACATACCATCACGCGTTGGTCTTGATTCAACACCAATTAATCCTAAAGGGGATCCACCTAAATTTGGCATAGTTTTGTATTAATTTTTTATACTTTATATATTAAATTAATAGTCTCTTATGATTTGTGAATTGGAGAATTTTGATAAATTTCCTAAAACATCATCTATAATTTCGGGAAATTTTCTGAACTCGTTGTAGAATATTAAAACATTGAAGTTATTTTCACCGAGTATTTTTTTAAGATTTAGTAGTTTTTCAATTGAAAATTCATTTTCAAAGTCAGGAATGTAGTAAATGTCTTTCTTTTTATCTATTGCTTGTTGGATCTTATTAAAGATTAAAATTTTTAAATAAGTTTTATCACTTTGAAAATCTACCTCTTCTTCTTCAATTATTTTCCTTATATCAATGATATATTTGTTTTTAATCCGATTAATTTTAACAAACTTATCAAACTTCTTTCTAGTTTTACAATAAACACAAAAAAATTCCATTTTATCGATTCTGTTTTTGGGACCATTTATCCCATAAAAGACAATTTATATTATTTTTAATCACTGTCATGTTGAGAATATATATAATTTAAAAAGTTTTCCCTTAAACTTTAAATTAAAATTTCATTTTTAATATATAGAACTATGAGAAAATATTCTGATAAGTTTTTAAATCAGTCAAATAAACTAAAAGACGCTAGAGTTGGATTCGAGTTTGAGTTCTATATGAAAGATCTTTCATATTATAAAACACTAGAATTGTTAAATGAAGAACTGGGTCCTGTAAAGGTCTGGGGATTTAGACAATATCACTCTGACTTTACACCAGATGAGAAAAACTTTAAAATAGAGCCTGACCTTTCCGGTGGATCTAACATGGTGGAATTGGTTACTGGTCCTCTCAATTACTATGACGCTAAATATTATTTGATAAAAATAATTAAATTCATTCAAAACTATGGATACACCAACGAAAAGTCTTCTATACACTTTAATGTCTCATTTACAGATAAAGATTTAAATGACCTTAATAGTTTAAAATTAATACTAAACTTAGATGAAGATGAGATATACAGAGCTTATCCATCAAGAAAAGACAACGTTTATGCAAAATCAATTAAAAAAATAATACCTTATAAAGAATATGACTTTTTTAATATACCTATATCGGTTGTTAAAAATAATATGAGACTACCTTCTGATAAGTATTTTGGTGTTAATTTTTTACACGTTAATAACAGTAGGGAAAGCCAAAGATTAGAATTTAGATATATCGGAGGTAAAGATTATGAAAAGAATCTTGGTCAGTTAGTTTATTTTCTAGAAAGATTTATAATATCTGTTTTTGATTCAATTGATGTAGATTTTAGTCCAGACGATGTTGATATATTGGAAGACTATTTACAAAATAACATTTCTCATTACAAAAATCTATCAAAATATGACAACTTTATAGTAGATTTTCCAAATGTTCAAATACAAATTGATCAGAACTCAAATTACGATATTGTATCAGCTTATTATTCTAAAATATACAATAAAATATTTGCAGTAATGGACGCAATTCAAGATGTAAAAGAGTGTATGTTTAATTATGTCACAACATCTCAATCATTTGAAATTGTTGATGCTAAAATCAAAACATCGTCTATATTAAGGTCAGTTGATCTTGTTAATTGTGAAGCAGAAGGAATATTTGAGGATTGTTTTTTCTTAGGATGTGAAGTAAAAAACTCACAATGCACAAAATCAAAATTTGAACAAACCGATGCCTTTGATTCAAAAATCCTTAATTGCAGAGTTGAACAATCGGACTTAACTAATTGTTATTTTATGGATGGATACTTAAATAGTAATATGTTCGGAGGTGTTTATCGTTCAGGAAAACTTGGACCTTATGCAACTATGGACTCTGAGGTTAAAATTGTTACAGATGATAATAACTTCTTTGATACTAAATATGACGAAGAATCAAAAGGTGATAAAAAGGGAATGATTGATGGATATGGCAAGTCGTTTGATAAAAAATAATGAATAATCAATATTAATATATAAATTATGAATATAAAAGACTATAGATTGTTTTTAGGATTAGAATCCGATGAACCAATTAACGAAGAAGTTGGACTTAGAAATCTTAAAAAGATTGCAAAAAGCTTAGATAAAATAGACCAAGCACTTGTTGGTACTACAAGAATGGAAAAAAATCCATCATCAGCTGCAAATAAATCAGATTTATCAGATGTTGTTGGATCTACAAGAAAGTGTGAAATTTATTTTCACAAAGACTTAGATGGAGTTACATCAGCTCTTGCAATGAAACAAGTTCTAAAAGGTCAATACAACATTGATACAGTTGATTGTCATACAATTCAATATGGTGGATTAGAGTTTGCGGTTCAACCACCAAAACCCGGAAATTTAGCCGTACTTGTTGATTTTGCACACTCTAAACCAATGTTCACAATAGCAACAGACCATCACCAAGAACAAGTCGGGGCCGAAGATACTAAATCAACTTACTACAAACATTCAAGGTCAAATGTTGAAACCATCTCGGGTGAAATTGCAAAACAAGAAATATTCCCACAAGGAGACATCAATTTTATTCAAACTATAGACTCTGCTAACTTTCTTAAATATGGAATTCAACCAGAAGATGTTCAACAATCAATAATTCAATTAGACAAATCACAACCGATAGATAAATTAAAATTTACTATGGGATTCGTTGTTAATAGACTTCTTTTAGCTTATAAAAATAAAAGAATAACAGTTAAATCAAAAGATGGAAGTAGAGATCACATTAATAGAAACTTCTTAGAATGTTTATTGTTGGATTCAAATCCAAATCTTTATTCAATGTTTAATAATATTAAACACTATATTGCAAATGCTAAAACAAGTGATCGTTTAGGAAGACTGGCTACTCCACAAGAAGTTGCTAAAAATTTATCTGATTATATTCAGAGAATGAAAACATATAAAGATAAAACATTTGATGATAATTATAAAATTATACAACAATATGGTGGAGGTGATATGATGAAACCAGGATCATATGATAGATATGTAGTATTCAAAAATACACCAGATGCAGAGTTTGTTTGTATTATTTGGCCTATGGGTCTTATTCAAGTTTCATGTAATCCTTTTAGAGAAAAGAAGTTAGAAAAAATTAATTTAGGTGAGATAGCTAAAGAAGTCTTATCAAAATATGAATCAATTTTTAAAAGATATTTTATTTCATTAGAAGCAATAAAACAAGTTTATGAAACTTCCCAAGATTGGAATCAAATGCAAAAAGCAATTGGAGATAGCTATGTTGGTATAGGATTTAAATTTTCGGATTTAGAAGCATTTTATATTGATTGCATTTATAATAAACAGGACAAAGTTGCTAATATTTTAAATAAATCTCTTGAGATTGATTTTAGAGCAAATTCTGAAAAATATGAAGATATCGATGTAATTATTGACTTTAATGGTAAAAAATTTCAATTTAAAATAACTGAAATTGATTCTATAAAAGAATTTGTTAAAATTTGTGGAAAATTAGGATTAAATGCTGAAAATAAACTAACACCTTTTGTAAAAACTAATCAATTTGTAGAATCTACACCGTTTATAAGTGACATTTCAAAAAAACAAATCGAAGGTGCAAAAAATAACATCACAAACCTACTTAAATCAAACGAATTAATAGGCGGAGGTATTGTATCAAAAAGAGATAAAATAACAGTGTTTGAAGCTCTTCCTGATAAGAGATTAAAAGTCGCAATGGATACTAATTACAACGACTTAACTTTAGAACAGAAAAACTATCTTAGTAGTTTAAAAATACCAGTTTGGGAATTAATTATAAGAAATTCAGGAGGCCATCCTTCGATTACAAATATATCAGGTCTGAACTTTTTAGCATACAATAAGAAAGTTATGAAAATTGCTTATAATACTGAGAATTACACAGATATTTTAAAAATGATAGCAAAAGATATTATAGATAATCTTAAACAAAAGATAGATATTGTTAATTCTGGGGAATCAGTTACATATGACACTAAAGGAGTTGAACTTTATGGACAAGACACAAACGAAAGTTTTGACTACCAATTAGTTGATAAAAACACAGGGGTGCCAAAATCCGTAACAAGAGAAGAATTTATTAAAGCAGGAGCTGAAAAAGCTATGAGACCTGATAGAAAGAGTTTAATGACAATTGATACAGAAAATAAAAGAGTAATTGCTAAATTTGAATCTTTTAATAATTCAAAATTGTAATTTCAATTTCTTCTTTTAGTTTATCATCATTTAATATAGCATCTATTTTGTTATCTCTCATCACACTTTTATCATATTTTAGGATGATTGTATCTGATGGTGAAAAAAGATCTAAATAAATTTCAATTCCATTTATCGAACCCATATGTCTAAGAGGGTCTTCATTCATTAGTGAATCTAATTTTGCAAATTTAAAAGAACTGTTCGCTTCCAATATATTATAAATAGACATCGGAACTATCATAAAATTTTGACCAGTTTTATTTCTTTGCATAACTATCTCCTTGATCAATCTATTTGATTTTAATTGAGCCAATTCAAAACTTGTCTCTGCCCAACTTAAAGCATCACCTTTACTTAAATCAATTATCAT